GATGTGGGTGCAACTTTACGATCTGAACCAATGGCATCGTTTATCTATACTATGCAAAGATATTGTTATGAGAATGACATGACAATTAGACTTTATGGTGAGTTCTTCGGTCCTGGAATTCAAAAGGGTGTTGATTATGGTCAGGAAAAGAGAATTCTATTTTTTGACATGATGAAAGGCACTGTTGAAGCTGGATTTGAAAATATGGAATATGTTTCTCAAGATGAATTCAAGTATTTCATGGAAGATCTTGGCTGTGGTGGATTTGGAAAATTAATTGTACCAACTGTTTGCTTTGTTGATGGACTTGAAAATGCTCTTTTATTTGATGCAAAACGAAATTCATTACTAGGCCCAGACCTTGGCTTTGGCAATACAGATTCAGTCACAAACGTTATGGAAGGCGTAGTAATTAAACCGTTCCATGATGTAAAGAGAGATCACTACGGTAGAATCTTTTACATCAAGTCAAAGAACAATGAATTTCTAGAAAAGGTGAAAGCTAAAAAGAGAAAAGCGTATTCTCCAGAAGACCCAGTGATTGTTGAATTGCGATCTGAGTTTGAAAGTTACTTGACTGAAATGAGAATGCAAAGTGTGTTCTCTAAAATGGGTCCTATCGAAGAAATGAATAAAATGGGTGAATATATTAAGGCGTTTAGTGCAGACGCAATTGAAGATTTCATGAAAGACTTTGGTGAAAGAATGAAAGAACTGTCTCCAAGTGAACAACGTAAAATTACAGGTATCGTTGGGAAGATTGCTGCTCCAATGTTGAAAGCTGCAATGTAATGACCTGTGGAGAATGTAAATTTTTTGATCCAGAAGACAAAACATGTGATGGAGATTACTTTAATGGATACGATACAATTGAAAGTAATGAGGCATGTGAAGACTTCGAACCTCTAACCGATTGTAAACAAACGACTTAAAAGTTTAATTATTTTCTCGTTTTTTGTTTACATTTGGATTTGACTATGGTATAATTGTATGACAGTTAAAAACCAACTCGATCTAGGAGATCAAGATGCACTCGAGGATTTTTATACCCCCGATGATTATGCAATTGGGATTTCTTTGGAATGGCGTTTAGCCAAGAAAGCAGGAAAATAATGGGTACACTCAAACGGAAAAAAATTAACACCTTGCTTTGCAATGTTGATTTTGATGGTTATTCATTGAAGGATATGATCGAAGAAATTGATATTCTCGTTATGTCTTATGGTGAGGAAGCTTTCTTTGAAGCTAATTATGAATGTGAATCTTCAAGTTTCGAGTTGCGTATTGAAAAGTTGGAATCCGATAAAGCCTTTAAAGCTCGTCAGAAGTCACACGATCGATTCCTCGCTGCAGAATCTGAAAGAGAAAAACTAAAAGAAGCACACGAACGTAGGATGCTTGCTGAATTGAAATTGAAGTACGAGGATTGAAATGTCGAGAATTTTTATAACTGGTGATGTTCACGGAGAAGTGATGAGTCGTCTGTCAAATAAGAATTTTCCAATTGCCAAAGAGCTCAATAGAGAAGACCTGGTTTTTATAACTGGGGATTTTGGATCAATCTGGAACGCAGCTGAAGACCAAAGGGAAAAACATATCCTGAATTGGTTGAATGACTGTAAATTCACGACAATGATCATCGGTGGGAATCATGAAAATTGGGATCGCCTAAGAGATTTACCTCTGGTTGAGAAATTTGGGGTGGTCTTAGGTGAAATCAGACCGAATGTATTTTTTGTTCCCAATGGGACATTAATAGAGTATGCAGGAAAAAGAATTTTCTGCATGGGTGGTGCAATGTCAACTGACCAGCATCATCGTACTGAAGGTGTTTCATGGTGGGCTGGAGAGATTCCAACCTATGAAGAAATGGACTTCGGTACAAAGAATCTTGAACGGGTGGGTTATAAAGTTGATCTAATTCTTAGTCACACCATGCCAATCAGGAATATAACGATGTTTTGCATGGCAAATGGTTTTAATCACGAGAGGGTCACCGATCCAACCGCGAACTACCTAAGCTTTATTGCAGAACACGCTAAATTCGACCAATGGTTTTGCGGACACTTTCACGAAAACCAAGTTTATGAAGATGTAATGGTTCTGTATGATTTTATCATCGATCCAGATGAATTCGAAAACATGGATCGCGGAGAATACCGTAATTATGGTCGAGAACACCTCAACCCTTTATGGTAGGAGAAAAAATTGATTCACATTGACACATGGGGAACTCAGCCAACGGCTCGGTTCATGAAAAATGGATTTCGTTTTATCGTTCGTCCAAATGACGTATTAGTTTACGAGCGACAATCCAATGGTTCAGATTATACTTTGAATCAAACCGCAACTGAAAATCGTAGGGCATATGATTCCAAACGTTATCAGATTGCAAAGAATCGTACTGTAATCGATGCCCTGCAAACAGTTATGAACACTTAAAAATAAAATTTAATTAATTTTTGAGTTTTTATTTACATTACAGGATAATTAGATTATAATTCATTAACAATTAAATATTGACCTTGAGGGTGTAACGGTTAAACCCTCCCACTTCATCGAGTGTTAGCTTAATGGAAAGCACCAAGTTTGGAACTTGGGGGATTTCAGTTCAACTCTGAAACATTCGACCAAACTTGGAGCATTAGTTCAATCGGGAGAACACTGGCCTGTCAAGCCAGAGGCAACGGGATCGAAACCCGTATGCTCCGCCAAATATTCGATGCCGGCGTATGCTAACTGGCAACGCACTTGGTTTTAGAAACCAAGGATTGTGGGTTCGACTCCCTCCGCCGGTACCAAATCGCGGAGTTTTGAGATTCTCGTTCACAGGTAAAAATCTCACATCTTATGGGCCCAACATATGGGATGAACTTCCGCCTTGCACGCGGGATGAGAGGGATCGTTACCCTCTGGGTCCACCAAATCAATGCTCCTTGGCGAAGCGGTCTAACGCATCAGGTTTTGATCCTGACATCCGTAGGTTCGAATCCTACAGGAGCATCCAAATTCACTGGGCCCACGAAATCATATACTTGATCTTAACCACATCGAGCTCTTTGATTTCCGGATTGTCCAGAGGCAAGATTCTCAGTGGGTGGTCCCTATTGCTTGCCTAAAATATTATGCGTCATGAGGAAGCTGGGAAATCCACCGGGCTGTAAACCCGACCTCTAACGAGTTGCTTGGTTCGATTCCAAGATGGCGCACCAAATTAAATCGCTAAATTGCCATAACTGGCAACTTAACGCGCTAAACCTTGGTTAAGGTGACATAACTGGCAACTTAGCAAAAAGGTGAAAAAAGATCATTTATTTTCTGTTTTTTGTTTACAATTAGCAGGGAATAGGATATAATGCATCTATGGTTAAGAAGAACATCGGTTCAAGCTAACCAACGATCTTTGAAAACGAAATTTTTGATTCTCTTGGATACGCCCACTGGTTTAAACTTCGGTTTGAAGATGAGGGTAACACTGAGAGGTCAAAATCAATCCCTGCCGGCAAAGGGATATAAAACACCCCGGAACAAATTTTGGGTCATTAACTCATCAGGTTAGAGTATCGCCCTTTTAAGGCGAATGCGCTGGGTTCGAGTCCCAGATGACCCACCAAATTATGGGTAGTTAGCTCAAATGAGTAGAGCGCGAAGCTGTTAACTTCGGAGATATGAGTTCGAGTCTCATACTGCCCTCCAAAAAAATAATGTTAGTCCAAAGATTTAAATCTGTTGGAAAGTTTGATCAAATTTTGGTATTCAAAAACCACTAACATTATGAGTTGGATATTGAATGATCAATGGTTAGTCCCATCATCGACGTTCAACTCAATTTAAAATTGTAGATGAAGAGCTGCCATTTCTTCGAAGAGTAGAGCCAGCAGAACAGTATGAGAAGTTGATAGCTTCCTTCCGATTCTCCAGCGACGCTAGGCGTAGTAGACAGATTCTACAAAGGACAAAATCAAAGAGCGAACCTCTGGGTTTTGTCCGAACCAAATCGAGAATGAAAATTCTCAACGTTGATGCGTCAATACTGTCCGTGAGAGTATAAACTCACCGGGTAGAAATACTTACAGGGTGTTAACCGCATCCGGCAGGAATTGACCGTGAGAGCAATTGAAGGTTGCAAACTTTGATTGAACAACTCTCAAAATATTAATGATGGCCGACGCGCAATTCCCTGTCGGTTCAAAAGCAGATTTATAATTCTGTCATGCGGTGAAATACCGAAAGGGCTGCTAAATTGTGCACACGTACTCAAGCCTGGTTAAGAGGCTGATCTGATACGTCAGTAGATGTAGGTTCGAACCCTACCGTGTGCACCAAACGAGTCGGTACGGTCTGAAACAAAACCGTCAATCATTTGAGAACTCGAGATATCTCATTTGGTTGTGTAGGCGAAATTCCTACTGCCAGCAGAATTGTGGCTCCGTGGAGTAATTGGCTAACTCGCCAGACTTTCAATCTGGAGATTTGCGGGTTCGATCCCCGTCGGAGCTACCAAAAATTTGAGGGGTTGGTTTGTTGGGCAAGCCCAAACGTGTAAAAGCGACAACCTCTTGAAACAATATAGTGGGCTGACATTCCCCTGCTAAAATAATAGAATGTCAAAAATTATGGGTGGTCTGATATGGTATTATCGATGGGAGTTAAGCTGCCCGGTTGGTGAATCACGGTTCGAATCCGTAGCCCTCCACCAAAAAATTGAATTGCTTTCACACTAGTCTCTGACTGCAATCAAGTAAGCGATGCCCCGGGAGGTCCTCATGGGGTAATGGAAACATCATCGCGGTATAAGCCCGAAAATAGAGGGGACTTGAAACAGAAGTTCTGGAGTACGCTCTGGAATATTGGGAGTGGGAGACACAGGTTCAAATCCTGTATTGCCGACCGTAAGGATAGCGATTCGTCTAATGGTAGGATACCCACGAGAAACTGCCCATATAGCTCAATTGGCTAGAGCAACTGACTTGTAATCAGAAGACCGGGGATCGTTACCTCGTATGGGCTCCAGTTTATTGCAAACCGTATTCAGTCGGTATAAATGGGGTTCATATAAAACCTGACTTGCAATATTTAAAATTGAAGTCGGCCAAAGCGCTCTATTGAGTCGTGCGGCTAACAGGGAACATTGACAGAGTGGAAATGTGCTGGCTTGCTAAGCCATGGCCATCGGTGAGAAACGTTGCATTGGTTCGAATCCAATATGTTCCTCCACAAGAAAGGGATTGAATATGACAATTAAGAATATTTATTTGGTCATACGAGATCAAATGCCACTGAAGAGATTCATTAGAAATTTCTTCATCACCAGAAATGCTTGGGGTTTATTCCATGAGAATTCTCACATATCATTTGCTAGTGGTTTAGGTAAAGTGACTTACAATACCAAAGAGACTGCAATTAAATCTGCAGCTTCGATGAGTAAGAAACATAAGAAACATTTTTCTCCATATAAGTGCCTTCATTGCGATGGTTATCACATTGGGAAAAATAGAGATAATAAGTAATTGAGTATGATGGGGCGCCGATTGGATCGACTGGTCAAAATAAACGTTTGTGCCTGTCCCATGAATTCTGTATTGGATCGGACTAAGGGATTCATTTTCATACTCTAACAATTTGCGGAGAGGGTCGGTACCCCATTTGGTCTCATAAGCCAAACTTACTTGATTCAACTTCAAGCTCCGCAACCAAATTTTGCGGTATTCGTATAACGGCTATTACCTCAGCCTTCCAAGCTGATGACGTGGGATCGTCCCCCACATACCGCTCCAAATTGATTTACAGTTAATTGCACTTTCTGTTGTTAATTGTAAACTGAATATTGTGCATCCGTAGTATAAATGGCAATTACAACAGCCTCCAAAACTGTTAGATGTGGGTTCAAATCCTACCGGGTGTGCCAAATATCCACCAGCCATGAGATAAGTGCTGGATGGGATGAGAATTCCATTTGAGGATTCTCCATCGAATTGAAAGTTGCTGTTGCGTTTCCCCAGTTCGGGCGAAGGATGATAATAGCCTTGAGGGTGTTCATTAAGTTTTTAAGATGAGTGAGCTTACTTCTTTCAATTCAAAATAAAAACGCTTACAAAGGGAGTATTGAAAACGGTTATCTCCCCGTCTGACGAAACAAAACAAACCTGAGTGGAGTTTGAGGACGTTCTCCACTGTTAAAGATTTTGCCGCTTGGGTGTGAAAGGTACGCACGCAAGAGTGAAGCCCTTGAGGAACAGGTTCAATTCCTGTAGGCGGCGCCAATATGTTGAGAGATGACGGTTCGAGCCCGTCTGCTGCTCCACCACTAATGGATTCAAAGGGTTCTTCGGTTTTGTGGTGAAACTGATTTATTCCAGAGATGAAGTTAAAGCAGTATGGTCTAATGGACTATGACGCTCATATTTTATTTTGGACGATTGGCCGAGCGGTCGAAGGCACTTCTTTTACATGGAAGTATTACCGTAGGTTCGAATCCTACATCGTCCACCAAGATCGAGAACACAAGTTCTCAACAAGTGTGTCCATAGCTCAATTGGTTAGAGCCCCCGCCTGTGAAGCGGAAGACGAGGATTCAAATTCCTCTGGACACCCCAATCATATTGACAGAAGAGTTACAAATTCGTAGTTTTTCTGTCAATATAAAAATGGAGAGTACCGCCGAGGTGGCAAATCGGGTTTGAACCCCGAGGACACGTGCAAACGTGTGGGTTTCGATTACTCTATTCTCTTCCACACCTGCCCAAACAAAAACTGAAGGGTGGTCTGATAGTTCGCTGTGAAGCGATGGGTTGACCACACCAAATCGTATCGGGATAGCATAGATGGATACGCACCACGCTCATAACGTGGATCAGGTGGGATCGTTACCCACTCCCGATACCAATTATTGAGAATGAAATAACGTAAAAGTAGTTCTCAATCGCTAGGTTAATATTGTAGTTTCAGAGCTACAGCGATTTTATGGTTAAGTCATAAGTAAGTTTGGGTTCAAATCCACAAACTGATCGTTCTGAAATATTAACCTAGCACAAATTATTGTATGTGGGCTCTCCTAGGCGGGGACTTTTGGTTGCAACCCATTCGATTTTAGGGTTCGAATCCCTACACATACTCCATTTATCTTTAAGGAGTTATTTATGCTTAATCGATCGTCGGCACCTTCAACAATCAGTGGGTGCTATTTTTGTTTCAATTTATTTACTAATGATGAAATTCGTTGTCAACATGGTATTCAATTTTGCCCTGTGTGCGAAATGGATTCAATAATGAAATTCTCCATGTGTTTAAGTAATGGCGATATCTTAATTGCATTAGAAAACAAAGCAAAGCTAGCCTGGAGAATTCATGATGAAGATGAAATTTAACTGGAGATCATTTGATGAAAAGGTTTAGAAATGTGGCCATTTAAAAAGAAAAAAACAAATGAAGAACTTCTCAATTTAATCTCTTGGAAATATCAATATGCTGTAACTGGTGATCGTAGGATTCTAGTTGAATGTGATTGGGATAATCTTACGATAGACGAATGTCATAGGGTTAAAGCTTTAATTCCAACGATCATTCCAAAAACAGATATGAAATGGAAGGATGAACCATGGGAGCTAGCAGAGAACAAATTGGGGACTTTAAAGCATATTGCAGATACAGAGGATACACTTCCAGATCCGGAAGGTGGATGAAAAAACAAGTTATTAGATACTGGAGACGGTTGAATAAACAAGATCCAGAAAATGCACCAACCAAACGACCAATCAAAGGATATGACTGATGACTCATGAAGAATTTGTATATCAAACAACCTTAAATGATTTAGTAATGTTAGAGATAATATCTGACTTGAAAAAAGAAAGAGAAGATAAAGAAATGAAGAAAAAAGAAAACTGGCAAAAAGATCTAACCGAAAAGATCAACAAGTCCCTTGAAGAAATGAATGGAATTAAGGAACAACCGGAATACGATAAAGAATTAGATATGACGACTGGATGGATATGCCCACGATGTGGAAATTCAAACTCTCCCCAGATTTTAGTTTGTGTTTGTAGTCCTGACTTATGGAAAAATGATTTTCCTGAAGTTGAAGAAGAGAAAGAATCCACCCCAGTTAAAGATTGGGATTTCATTCCTCCAGCAGCTCCCCTTCCTTATCGGCCTTATGCCCCAATGCCACCTGCACAACCTTATCCATGGACCAATCCAGTTGATCCATGCATGCCATGGCCAACGATAACTTGGTATGATGGACCTGTTGCTTATGTAAGTGGAGGGTGGATGCAGGATGACGAGGAATGATTATAACTATTTGATCATTTTAGCAGATCATTTAATGTGGACTAAGATTTTTACTCATGCAGAGTGGAATGAGGAGCTTAAAAGCCTCCAGAAGCAATATTACAGCTAATAACACGTTAGGGGCTCAATTTAAACGTTGGGCCCCTTATGTTAACCTTCCCAAACCCTTGCGTTGCTTACACGTACACACAGGCACTCTTAAAGTCATTGTAAACAAACAACTTAGCATATTCCGATCTTTTTTCGATTAATTTTCCATTTTTTATTTACATTTGGGGCATTCTATGGTATAATTGTATGACAGTTAAAAACCATACCGGATCAAGGAGATCACATGTTTGGAAACGCACACCTCGTATTTAAGATCATCAATCGTTGCACTAAAGAAACCGTCAGGACTTTTATGTTCCGCTCGGATGCACAAATCGCATTTGACAAATATCGCAATGGTCCTTATGGCCATGATTTTGAACTGATTGAAGTAATGGAGAAGAACTAAAATGCGCACAATTTTCGTAGACCAAGTAGAATTGCTCAAACCTAATGCTTTCATTTTAACTGCCGACGGGCTCCTCCTTTGTATTGAAGACGGATATTGCAATGATTCCGGTACCATTCTTGCTTCGGATTCAACCGGCGAAATGCACGAACTAATTCTGAGTGAAATTTCAACAATTGAGGAAAACTAATGGATATTTTCATGATTACAGTCCCACCGATTTGTGTACTTATTGGATTTGGTCTCGGATTCATTTTGGGTCGAAAGTGGAGAAGTTAAGCAATGAACATCTATAAAAACTTTGAACTTTATATTGCACCTGAAAATCAGGTTATGGTTGATGGAAAATGGTATCTAATTGAAAGTTACTTAGAAGAACATTTTGATTCTGTTGATTTATTTCAGGCGACAGATATAGATGGAAAATATTTTGAATTCACTGTTAACGATATTGAAGAATTAGAGGTTATCTAATGAAGCGCACTTCCCAAAATTATGTAATGACCCTCCAAACTGACGACCCTCGCTACGATGAAAAACTCGCACAGGTTCGCCATCAAGTAAAAGTTATGAATGGAATTCTCGCCCACGAATATGGGTGGATGAATAACAAATATGTCAAAACTGAAAATCCCAGAAAATACCGCGTTGAAGTTAAGAATCGCAAACCAAAAGTAAAACATGAAGTTGTTCGCTACGATGGTTTTGTTCAGAAAATCGGGTATACCGATGGTGGTTCTGTTATTGGTGGATTCGCCAATGCAGGCGCAGTTGACATTTACATTTACGAACGATAGGAAAAATCATGGCCAAGAAAAAAGAATATGAATATCCGGAAACAATTGCTGGATATCCCTCGACGACAAGAAAGAAATGGTTGCAAGCCCAAAATACAAATTCAAGAAAGAATGCCATTCGAGCAATGTGTTTACTTTGTCTCGGAGGATCCCCAAAAGAAGTGGCCGAATGTAGCTCACCTACGTGCCCACTTTTCAAATATCGGATAACAGGTTAAGGAGAAAAAATGAAAATACACTGGATGGAACTTTTTAAGGGAATGGGTATTGCAATAATGTTTTTCTTCATTATTGGTTCAATTATCGTTGGACCCCTTTTGACAATTTGGGCAATTAATACCTTATTTGGATTTGGAATTGCTTATACACTTAAAACTTGGTTTGCCACATTAATTATGCATTCTGTTTTAGGTGGAACAAGCAGAGCAACCCAAGCATTCAAAGATGCGCAAGGCAAAGGATAAAAATGTTCGACGATGAAAAACTTAAGGGCGAGGCAGTTGATCCTCGAGACTTCCACAAACTAGCCCAAATATTTTCAGATTCAAATAATAGAGACTGGACTAGAGAAGAAGCCAATGGGGTTTATCAACATCTAGAAGAACTAATTCATAAGCTTTATTTGGTTGAAATGTCAATTGAAGGATTCATCACGCTTAATTATGACGGTGAGAAAATCGTGTATGAAACAACTAAGCATGGTGAAGAAATTGTTGAACGTCAAATGAAAATAAAAGACAATAAAGCAATTGAAGATTTGATGAAGGGAATATAATGGAAAAGATGAATTGGTATGACACAATTATATATGGATGTGATCATGAATTGAATTGGTTTCAAAAATTGATTCGCCCACCCTTAGATCGTGTTGATGATATAAGTCACTGGTTTAAAAGAACCTTTATTTGGAAATATCGAGAATTAAAATTGGCATATCAGAGAGCCCGTTATGGTCACGATGATAATGCTGTTTGGAATATGAATTCCTGGTTTATTCTGAATGCAATTCCTATTTTAACACGATGGAGAAAGGAAGGTATCTCATATCCTGCGAATTTTTCATCCCGCGAAGAATGGGAAATCATTCTAGAAAAAATGAGCACAGGTTTCCAGCATTATTATGATTGTGAAATGGGAGATGGTAAAGTTGACGGGGAGGAACGTCTTTTACACTTCGAAACCCTTAAATTCGCTGAAGAAGATCGTAGCCAATTCTATAAAACAGCCACTCGCTTTGAAATGACCCCTGAAGAAGAGGCCGAATTTCAAGAAGCTCTAATGTTGTTCACAAAATATTTTTACACACTTTGGGACTGATACAACAACACGGCGCTTATATTTATCCTAGTAGATATTTATCTATACAATGGAGGACAAATATGAGCGTAGTTTTTTATAGAGATTCAAGTGAAGACTTCAAATGTACCGTAAAAATCGAAGGTACAGAATATTCAAAAACAAAAACTCGTTTGATACTGGAATTTGCAGACAAAACTCTGATGTTTCCAGGAACAATTGAACGTGGCAATATTACCATAAAGGTCCCTGCTTTATCTGAGATTAATGATTCCTCTGGTCAGGCAACCCTTGAAGTGATTGCAGATTCAACTTATTTTGAAGCATGGACTTCAAAGTTTGATCTCAAACGTAAAAAGAATATCCAGATTTCAGAAGTTACGATCGGAAGTGATAAGCCTATGATTTCAGTTGAAATTTTGGCCGATGCAATGCAAGATACAGTGCATAAAGAGGTTGACAAGCCTGGTAGAGCTGCGTATACAAATCGCCAGCCAAAACCGAAAAAGAAAACGATATTTAAAGAGTCATGTTCACAAAAGAACATCGATTTGGTTACGAAATTATTTAAGAAGTTTAAAACTTTAAATGAGGTGGACACAAGGTCTACAAAAAAGGAATTGAAATCCTTTGAACCATCGAACATAGTTCAAAAGTGGGCTAATACGGTTTTCATCAATTCTAATTCATCGACAGCTAAATTTTGTATGATGAATGTTCAAAGGTTATAATAAATGTCACATATATTTTCTAAAGGAATAGGGCCAATTTCAACTGATGGGGTTACAACCCATGCTGATTTATTTGGTCTCGATCAAAATGATCATCCCCAATATTCCTTAACTGCACATACTCATGATGATCGCTATTATAGCGAAGTTGAGCTTGATGCATTATTGAATACCAAATCAAATACAGGTCACACGCACAATGATCTTTATTATAGTGAATCTGAAGTGGATACTTTATTAGATGGGAAGTCCAATACAGGCCATACTCATGATGATCGCTATTACACTGAAACTGAAACCGATTTATTATTAGATGATAAATCTGACACTGGACATACGCATTTTGCATCAAAAGTTGGTGGCGGTGCATCCGTTGCCGATTGTACATTTGCAACAAATAGTCAAGGATATCATTTCTTTCCCGGCTCATTAACTGTTCAGGGAAATGAATTTTATATTGATGAAAATGGGGCTTCAAATGTTTCATCATTATTATTTCATGCTGCTGATGCATTTATGACATATAATCATACTGGATCAACATATTCAATTGGCCCAGCATGGACAACAACTGAAATTCAAGGAGATATTCAAGTAAATGGATCTTCTTCTGGAATTGATCATGGTGATCTTGATGGTAGAGCTGATGATGATCACACTCAATATCATAATGATACACGTGGTGAAGAATGGTTAACTGGCACTACCCATGGTGATATTGAATTCGCTTCATTAACTGCTACAGTTCTAGAATTTTCTCCTGATGGTGAAATCTCATATGATTCAGGAACAACATTGTTTACTATGAATCAAGATTTAGCTGTTGAAGGAAATATCCATGGAATAGTTAAGGACACAATTGGATTTAGTTTTGCCGGGGGAGGAGATGTAATTGCAGCTGGATCAACAAGAGATTATCCAATAACTCATGCAATGACAATTATAGGATACACTTTAATTTCTCCAGTTTCCGGTTCAATTGCAATTGACTTAGATTTATTTACTTATGCAAATTATCCAACTGGAGTCTCAACTGAAGTCGAAGGCACGGGAACAAAGCCAACAATTTCTTCTGCATATAAAAACCAGGATACAACATTAACAAATTGGAATATAACACTTGCTGCAAATACAATTCTGAGGGCAACAGTTGATACTGTAACTGATATTGAAGATTGTACGTTGATTATAGAAATTGAGAGGTCAATTTAATGGGCGCATATATGAATGGCAATGATCTGGAAATAACCGGCTCAACTAACACGCTTGCTTCAATAACAACCGACATTGGGAATACTGCAATCATCGAAGACCTTGGCTTAGGTGTTTATGAATTCAAATGCACCACTGCCAGATTTTTGAAAATTAAAAGTGGTGGGGTTTTAACTATTGGGGATGTTGGAGATTTTAGTGTTTCCGAAACTTTGAATATGAGTTCAACTGCTCATTCAAATACTAGATTTAGAATAGATGATGGCGGGTTGTTGAATATGTATGGAAATACAAAATTAGATTTTTGTTCAACTCCTACATATTATTCGTATTACATTTATTTTTACGGTGGAGTTCATATTGAGGGTGATGCAACATATCGTCCAATTTTACAAAATCAAAGATGGATTGGATTTAGAAAAGAATCAAGTATAGATGATGACCTTTATATTGATAAATGCATTATTGGTTCATCTTCTTATACTTCAACTTGGGATGCATTTGGATTAAAAATTCATGGACCCGAAATGTTTACTAGATCAAATGTTCATTTGAATGAAATTGAATTTAATGCAACTTATGGACAGAATAAAAATACAACTGGAATTAATATCGAATATGGTGGAAGAGGAACTGAAAAATACATCTTCACTAATTGTAAATTTAGTAACTTATATCGTGCATTTGATTCTGAATGTGGTGCTGGAGCAATAATTAATGCTACTTTTGATAACATAGCAAATTATCATTTCATGACAACTCGATCAGCCCCAAATTTTGGAGATCAAAATTACTATAATTACGATCAACCAACTGAAAAAATATATGGGCAAACATATACGGTATGCTCGGGAAATACATTTGATAATTCAGGACACAATAATAAAGTTTACGGATATTATGGAGCAAATATTTTACTTGCCGATTGTGATTTTCAAGAATTATCATCCAATAACATCTACGCTACATGGCAAGGTACAATTTTATTTTACACTGGCAACACATTTGCTGCAAGCGATTATTTTAACGTGTATAGCGGCGGACATATTAAGTACGTTAATCAATTTAATTGGACAGTTGAAGATGAAGCTTCAAATCCACTAGAAGGTGTATCAATTTTTGTTAGACAGAATGAGGGAAAAGAGCGATTCTTATTTGAAACTGGAGCTAATGGTCAACCGTATGCTATTTTAGATACTGGTGCTGTTTATTTAACTCATACTCAACAAAGAGGCGGAAACACATCTGGAGATACTGCATATCAAATAACTTGGTCGTCAAGTGGGAATTCAACATATCACTCGGTTGTATTTTCAAAAGAGGGATATCGATCAGTTACAAAGACCTATGCGGTTAAAGAAGCAGGGGATACAGTAGAAACAATTACAATGCGAAGATTAGATTCTTATTCATCGGTTTGTTAGAAAGGTTTTATAGTGGCGATTTTAAAATGTGTGGTTGCAGTCGGTTCAGACGATTGGGACGCGGCAGATTCAACAGACGATAAGATAACAACTAGAGCGTTGCGTGATGTGGGTGGTACCCCAAGTGTTATTGAAGAGTCATATGTAGATATTGACACTTCCACAATTGATGAAAGTTGGACAATAAATTCTGTAACTTTAAACTTTTATACCATATCAAATTTGGTGTCTCCAAAAGGGGAATTATATCACACTAGAATTTACATGGATGCCACTGGGTTTCAACTTATAGATAGTTCCACTGTCCAGAGAACCACCGACAGTTGGGGATTAATTACATTAACAACAGAAGAAATTGGTTGGCTGAATTTAGCTGGAAAGTCCAGTTTTCGATTCACAGCACCCCTCTCGGATTCATGGGGCTCATCAAACTCTTGGATCATCCGTTCATTTGAAAATATAACAGATGGACAACCAGAAGGGTATTGGTCTGTGTATCTTGAAATTGATTACACAGCACCCCCAACCATAATGAATAGAATTATTATAACTGGATAGGATTAAAATGAAATTAACAATTACACTCACTAGTTCAGGAGTACCAGCAATTGGAAAAAACCCAATAATTAATGGTTGGACTCATGATGGAACTCCAGTGATTACAGCTCAAGCAATGACTGAAATTGCCGGCGGATTTTACACTTATGATTTTGTTGGATATAATTTTACTGAAGATTATGTTTTTAGTGCATTCGAATCAACTCTCCCTATTGGGGAACAATATGTGTACATGTCTAATGATTCAGATTCACAAAATACGCAAGGTGTTATGAAACAGATTCTTGGAATGGTTCAATCAAATTTCAAAATGACAAATCAGTCCTATGATCCAAATGGAAATTTGGAAAATGCAATCATTCACACATACGAAGATGCAGCAAATACAAATGCAGATACAAATCGTTTGCATACATATTCTATAGCAGCATCATACAATGCTGAAGGTCAACTGACCGATTATAAGGTGACTGATGTCTAATGATCCCACACGCAACACAAATTGCAACTAAAGGGTTTCTTGGTGCAACTATTGGATTAAGTTCCAAGGGTTACATCATTAGAATTACTGAAGTTCCAATTCTAATTGAAAAGGAATATACTGCTGGACGAAAATCTTTTGAGGAAGCCAGGAAAAAGAAAGTTAAAATATGTGTTGAAGCCTATGGCAAAAAGTTTTGTCAGGAAAAAATTATAAGCTTCGACCATAAAATCACAGTTAAGGACCTTGAAATCATAGAACTTGGAGATGAAGAGATTTCTATTATCGTGAAAGGCCCAAAATAATCCTACAGACCCCCATTTTATCGTCCTTTTTTGGGCCTAGTTTAAACGCTAGGCCCTCTTAGCATACTAACATATGGTGTACCCACAGGTACACAAATAAAAGCAAAAAAGATTGGTTTATTTTCTGGTTTTTTGTTTACAATTTGGGGCCATTATGATATAATGTACTTAAGTTAAAAAACAAACCTGATCAAGGAGATCAAACCATGGCTAAGTTCCAAATCGACAAATCGAATCGCTTCATCTCCCTCTTTGACGTTTCTTCGAACAAGATTCTGAAATCGGTTCCTCTCCCATCGTCCGGTGATTCAACTATCGCCAAAGCCATTCTCCGCACTTTCGCCAAACGTCAAGGAATTGAGGTAGGATAATGTTATCACTTACTTTGGCATTGGTCTCTAGAATCAATCGAAAATATGTTTTCGGTAATGCTTGGCCAATCATCGCAATTGTTTTTGATATGTTTCTTTTCTGGGAGATTTTAACATGATGGAATTGACAATAGTTGGGATTTCATTTTTTGGCCTCCTTGGTCGGAAGGTAATTGTTGACATATTCTTCACTGGAGATAGAAAATGAAAATCAATACACTCGAAGGAATCTGTAATGCTTGTGGAAAAGAAATTGTTGGAATCGAAATAGCAGGTAAAGAACATTGGCATCACAAGGACGGTAAACTTTATCGTCACATCATTATTCCTCGGGATGAAAAATACTATCAACGGTCTGATTTTGAAGAGATGAGAGACGACAGAGATAAGTGGATTGGTGAATGCACCCGATTACAGGGAGAAATCAATCGACTTAAAAAAGAAAATAGTGACTTAGGTTGGGCAGTTAATCCAGAAAGAATGGGGCGATAAAATGTTTAAATTCGAAATTGGCCAAGTTGTTTATATTCAAGATGGCGATAAAATCAAAAGAGGAAAAATTATTGGGCGAATGCTCAAAGAATGTCCCCATGCATCACCTCAAATAAGTATGCACCTTGCAAATATTCATGAGGTCGGAAATAAGCTTGGGATTTCGAAACATTCTTATGAAATTCAATATGATGAGAATTATTCGACAACACAACCACCTGAAAATATTTTTACAACTTGGGAGGAATTCCAAACAAAATATCACAGTGAATTTTCTAAGGTTACTGGTCCTGAATATGTAACGTTAAATTGCCCATGTGGTCGAAGGGTCATTATGACTTCGGGCCATGCATTCTGTGGTCGATGTCAGAAGGGATTATAAAATGATAGGCCAAAGAGTTTTTATTACACCTCATTCCCAAAAGGGTCACAATCGATGTCTGGAACATGGACAGATTTGGGTAATTCGAAAAGTTTGGGGTGCTAAAGTTTTAGTTGAAGCTCCAGCGACTGGTGGTTTACGTTGGATTGAAGGACCAGATGATTGCGATTTCGCTTATGAAATACTTTATGAAGGAGAAAAATAATGCAGTTCGAAACATTCTATTGCACAAAGATTTTTGCAAAAGCATCAACAGGAAAACCAAAAGAATGGCAAGTATCTGTTGTGGATAATGGTGATGAAACATGCACGCTTATTCGTACCCATGGATACATTGGTCAAAAAATTCAAAAACTAAAAAAAGTTATCCGCAAGGGTAAGAATATTGGTCGTTCAAATGAGACCACATATTGGACTCAAGCAATTGCCGATGCAAAATCACTTCATCAACGACAAGTTGATCGTGGCTATGTAACCAATCTTGCTGATTGGGTAGTTCCTGAATTTCCAATGCTTGCAAATAAATTTACTGAACGCAAGAAACATTTGAACTGGCCAATCTATGGCCAAAAGAAATTGGACGGGGTTCGATGCTTTGCCAAGAGGGTTTCCGAAACTGAAATGACTTATATGTCAAGGTCGGGGAAATTCTATCATACTTTGGATCACCTTACCCCTTTGTTTTTGGAATCAATTGAAGTTGGCGATATTGTAGACGGAGAAGTCTACATTCACGGAGAAACTTTCCAAGAGATTATTCGGCGAGTGAAAAAACTTCGTCCTGAATCCATTACTCTCCAATTCAATTCTTATGATTTCCTTCCTGTCAACGATAGGGAAATGGATCAAATGACAAGGCTTGCAACTCTGGAAAGTATCTTTGGAAAAACAGGAGAAGAAAAATATCCTGAAATCTTGGTTACTGAAACAGTGATTTTGGAATCTGAAAAACAACTTCAAGAATACCACGACAAATATGTTATGGAAGGCTTTGAGGGAATCATGCTAAGGAATTTTCACGGTAAGTATCTGTTTAGTGATGGAAAAGGTCCACGCTCAAATGATCTTCAAAAGTACAAGGAATTTATTGATGATGAATTCGAAATCGTAGGAGCAGTTGAAGCTGATGAAGGCATGCATAAAGGATGCGTAAAGTTCATTTGCGATGCTCGTAACGGTGAAACATTCACCTCATATCCAAAGGGAACCCTCGAGGAACGCAGACAGATGTTTATTGACCGGGAAAAATATATCGGAAAAGAACTGACTGTTCGCTACCAAGCAACCAGTGAAAATGGAACTCCAACCTTCAATGTAGGAATTGCGGTTAGAGATTATGAGTAGCATTATTGGTTTACTTTATTTTGGAGGATTGGCAATTGTATCTGGAGTTATTCTTTTGATTCTAGAAATCAAAGAAAACAATTGGAATTCCAATTACAAATATACTGTAGAGAAAATATCGAAGAAGCATTATGAGGATAACGATATTTATTCATGAGGTAAAACATGAAAAGATATCTGATACTTGCTCTATTGATTTTAGGAGGGTGCACAACTCCCCCACATCCATGCGACGATTACAGCGGGCCCCCACCCAAAGTAATGGCCACATGGACTGCACCCTCCGAACAGGTTGCTTATTACATTTTAGAACTTTCAACTAATGGACAATCATATATTGAAATAGCAACAATTGAAGAAGAATTCTACCGTTTTAAAGGGGAAGTAGAATTCTGTGAAACATATAAATGTCGAGTGATAGCAGTTGGTTTGAATGGACAAAAAAGTGATCCATCTAGACCCTCACTACGATATGACCCAATTCCTTAAGGAGAATTAAATGAAGAAAATTTTAATTACACTGATACTGGTTTTTATGGCATCAACAGCTATGTCGGCAACTGTGCCAGAAGTAACTTATGTGTGGACTGCACCAACAACTGGATCTGCAGTTGATCATTATGTTGTTCAATTGAAGGTTGGAGAATTGGATTGGATTCAATTTGAAGGTACTGAATTGGTTGGATATACATTTGAAAATCTATTCGAATATGATCAAACTTATATTGTAAGGGTTGCAGGTGTAGATGTCCAATCTAGGCAGGGATTGTGGTCAGATCAATCAATTCCATATACTCCAGATGCAGGAGCACCCGGAATTCCAGGGGCCCCAATATTCATAGATGTCCCATAGAAACATCATTTAACAATCAATTAGGAGTGTACCTCAGGGTACACTCTTTTTTTATCTTTTTTCTTGGTTTTTGTTTACATTTCGATTGGAATTTGGTATAATGTACTTAGGTTAAAAAACTAACACGATCTAGGAGATCCGATGACTTACGTTAACAAATTCGAAGATGCTAATTGGATCCGGGAAAATGCCTCACAGGATGAAACCGGAGCTTGGTTCTGGCATTCCAATGAGAATTATCTTTTCAATGATTGCCTTGAAAAAGCAGGAATCGATTTTGATTCTGAAGCACAGGATTCCGCAAGGTCAAAGGCCAATGAAAAATTCATTTCTGAATATCGTGAATTCATGGAAACCTATGAATATTCGGATGAAGAAAAAGCCGGTATGCGCGCAGCTTTTGGAGAAGGCGCAGAAGTAGTTAATATTGTAACAGGAAAAAAGATTCAATTATAATTGGGTTTTTTGTTTACAATTATGCCTAGATTTGGTATAATGTACTTAGGTTAAAAAATCACTCTGTCTTAGGAGACAAACGATGAACAAGAACGAAGCAAATACTATCCTCGCCGCAGTCAACGAATTGATGGCTGAAAATTTCCCAAACTTCGAATGCAAAATGAGCGTCCGACGTTACGTTGAAACTGGTCAAGTCTCTTTCAAAATGGAAATGACTGATGAGAGTGTTTCTGAAACTATGGCAAACCATGAAACTGAAATTGGAATGGCCAAGAATCGTTGTCACCCAAAAACTTTGGGTTTTGAATTCTCTACCGACAGAGGTCGCTTCATTGTTGAAAGTGTAAAATCTCGGAAATGTAAAATGCCGGTTTTGGCACGATGTGACGATGGAAAACTCTATAAATTTCCCTCCCAATATATCACTGACCGCATCAACCGTGATGCACACCTCGCAGCTTTGAAAGGATAAGAAAATGAAGCAGCGTAAAACTGATGATGAAATCAATGAACAACTCAATCGCGAAATGATCCGGAAAGCGCGCCGTAAGGCACAAATTGAACATGGTGGAAATACTCCCACGGGAACACAGCCACACAAAAACAAAAAAGCTTACAATCGTAAACCAAAACATAAGGTGAGTTATGCCATTTAATCAACAAATGATGATCGATGCTGCTGAATCACATCGAATGGATGCAGTGATTGCATTAGAAAAACACCTTGGAAAATATTCTGAGGTTCCACCACGATTCAACGTAAAAATACAAGAAGAATTTGATGTGGTTTCCCCACGTCGACCCGGATTGGTTTCAGAGGGAAATATTCATTTTTTCCTTGATTCAATTGAGTATGCTGGAAAATATGAAATTCACGCTCCCATGCACTCAGGTGCAGATGATTTCCATTATGTAACGGTTGTTGAAAGGTTCTACCAGTGAAATACGCATTTGACTTTCATGGAGTAGCTCAGAAATATCCAAGCCTCTTTAAACCCATGATGGCAGATTTGCTCAAGGGTGGGAATAAGGTTTCAATTCTTTCCGGTCCTAAAAAAGAACAAATTGAATGGGAACTCGAACAAGCTGGCTATGAAAGAGACGTGCATTACAATCACATTCTTTCAATTGTTGATTGGCTCCACCACCAGATTGATTATCGAGATGCAAAGTTTGAATTGACAAAAGACGAAAAGGGAATGTGGTGGACAGACGATGATACATGGTGGAGCTCAAAATCCAAAATCTGTCATGAGTTTGGAATTGAAGTTATGTATGACGATCAATTGAAATACTCCGAGTATATCATTGATGAACGTCCACTATTCTTACACGTGAAATAGGAGAATCAAATGAAGGTTTATTATAAAATTAGAGATAAAAGTAATGGTCTTTTTAGCCAAGGCGGATCCTATGGTTGGACTAAAAAAGGTAAGGTTTGGAAAGAGGTTGGGCATCTCAGAAATCATTTAAATCATTCAGGCGACCGATATGATCGATTGGATGTGGAATTAGTTGAATATGAAGTTACTGAACGTGAAGTTTCAAGTAGTAATTTCCATGAATTCATCGAAGAAACCAACCGACGAAAAGCAATAAAAGAGAAAGAAAGAGACATAGCCAGTGCACATTGGGCCCTAGAAAGCGCTAAACGACGTGCTAAAGAGGCCTTAGCTAACCTTGAAAAGTTGCAAAATAAAGCAAATAAATCCTAGTTTTTGTTTACATTTCAATTAGAATTTGGTATAATGTACTTGAGTTAAAAAACAACACCTTCTAAGGAGACCAGAATGAGAACAAACCCCCTCCTGAATACGGACAGCTACAAAGTTGGTATGTTCAAACAATATCCCGCCAAAACAGAATTCGTCAGCTCATATATTGAATCCCGAGGTGGAAAATGGAATCAAACCGTTTTCTTTGGAATGCAAATGTTCATTGACGAATATATGATGACTCCATTTACTCAAGCTGATATTGAAGAAGCTGATGAGATGTGGACTGCTCATGGAGAGCCTTTCAATCGAGAAGGTTTTCAATATATCCTCGACGTCCACAAAGGATTCTTCCCTGTAAAAATTGAAGCACTAGATGAAGGAACTATTCTTCCTACCCGGAATGCCATGGTTCAGATTCAGAATTTAGATCCTAAGGTTCCTTGGGTTACGACTTGGATTGAAACTGCATTGCTTCGAGCAATTTGGTATCCAACCACTGTAGCTACAAATTCCTACATGTGCAAGAAAAAAATTCACGCTGGACTGGTTCGCACAGGTTCTCCAGAACAAATCGGATTCAAGCTTCATGATTTTGGAGCACGTGGAGTTTCCTCACAGGAATCTGCAATGATCGGTGGAGCAGCTCACTTGGTTAATTTCATGGGAACTGACACCATGGCTGGAGTCCGAATGATCCGGGAATATTATGACGAAGCAATAGCAGGATTTTCAATTCCTGCAAGTGAACATTCTACAATTACAACTTGGGGTGGACCTGAATTTGAAATTGAAGCTTTTGAAAATATGCTCGATCAATTTGGTGGGGAAGGAAAAATCGTAGCTTGCGTTTCCGATTCATACAACATCTGGGAATCAGTAGAGAAATGGAAATCTCTTGAACCTAAAATTCTCGAAAAGAAAATGACCTTGGTGGTTCGTCCTGATTCCGGAGATCCGCTAACCGTTCCAGTTAGATTAATTCAAAAATTAATGAAGGCATTTGGATACACAACTAATTCAATGGGCTTCAAGGTTCTGCCAGATCACATTCGAGTTATTCAAGGTGACGGAATCACGCACGATTCAATTGGAGTAATCATTGCTAACATGTTATCATATGGATTGAGTCTTGACAACATTGCATTTGGAATGGGTGGAGGAATGTTACAACAACTTAATAGGGACACACTCCGATTTGCAATGAAGGCTTCTGCAATCAAAGTCAATGGAGAATGGAGAGACGTTTACAAGGACCCAGTTGATGATCACGGTAAGGGCTCCAAACGAGGAGTTCAACAAACTCGCAAAACAGATTTTGGAACTTGGGAAACAACTAGAGTAAAAGATCCTGATAATGTTACTGATTCAACTTCTGCACCTTATGGAAATAAACTGAAGATTAGGTATCTGAATGGTCAAACATTCAATCGGACAACCTTCACTGAAATCAGGGAACGTGCAAACGAAGGATTTGAAAATGGATAGACCAATTGGCGTATTCGTTGGACGGTGTCAACCTCTCCATAATGGACACAGGGAAATCATCAACCGAATGATTGAAGATTGCGGGATTGAAAACTCAATAGTAATTTTAGGATCAATGAATGCGCCCAACACTGCTCACAATCCATTTAGTTTTGATCAAAGACGAGCAATGATAAAGAAAGTTTGGCCCCATCTGGTTGTTACTGGAGTTGAAGATTATCCAACTGATGAGGAATGGATTAAGGTTTTAGGAATGTGTTTGAACTTTGTCTTCGTAGATGAAGATTGGGATGAGTTTACGGGTTATCATTTGTACTGTGGTGACGATTCATACGTTGGAAAGTTATTCAAAAGAATAGGTAAAGTTAAAGAAGTTTTGAATCGTGATGATCTTGATATTTCGGGAACAGAGGTTAGATTGGAATTATTGCAACCTAGAAAATTACCATTCTTATTGCAAATGGTTCCAGCTCAAATTCACGAAGGCTTACAGGAAATGTTTGATGAACAATTGAATGAAAGACTCAATCGAGAATTAAGAGGAGAGATGATTTAAAATGCAGTACCTACTAACTGAAGAAGAATATGAAGAATTAAAGGACAAGAAAAACACTGGACCAATTCGAAGTGCCATGAGTGTTCTTTGTTTCAAATATTTGAGAGATATGGGATTGGAATCCTGTGTTTATATGGGACCGACAGATCGAACAAATTGTAATCGTTGCCCCATTCGAGGTGCATGTGTTATGGATAAGAAATTTTCAGATCCAAAAAAAGAGGTTAGAAATGGATAAGATTGTATATGAAGGCCAATGGTTAAATTGTCTAATGAGTCCGAATGGTTGGGAATATGTTTCTCGAAAACCATTTGCAACTTACAAAGATGGGAACACAAAGCCAGATGCTGTGGTTATTGTCCCAATGAAAATTGGCCAGTTTGGTGAAAATGAATTGGTGATGATAAAAGAATATCGGAGTCCGATTGGAGATTTCACTTATGGATTTCCAGCAGGATTAATTGACCACGATGAAACAGCTGAAGAAGCTGCAATCAGGGAATTGAAAGAGGAAACTGGATTAACGGTTAAAAATGTTTTTGGGATTACCCCTCCAATATTTTCCTCTGAAGGTCTAACTGATGAGTGCGTCTCAATTGTGTATGTCACAGTTGAAGGTGAAGTCTCAACTAAATTCCAAGAGGAAAATGAGGATATTAAAACACTTGTTCTAAATGAGACTGGTGTTCAAAAACTTCTGTCAAATCCAGACCTAAAATTCAGCAAAATTGCCTGGATGGCAGCAACAGTTTTTGCAAATACAGGGTCCCTCGACAGCCTATCCTAGCACGCTCGCTAAGCGATCTAATCTATTTGCTCATATCATAGGATGTAGGCTCAGATTAGATCGCTTAGACGGACAGCCAGGCACTCCAATATGTGTACCTCAGGGTACACTATTTTTGTGATCTTTTTTCGATTAATTTTTAGATTTTGTTTACAATTAGGCCCAACTATGATATAATGTACTTAAGTTAAAAAACAAACTCGATTCAGGAGGCCAAAATGGCTCGCAAACTTACAACCGCAAACGATTTTCTTAGGGAAATTAACCGCATCGAACGCATGCTCCTCGATCCTGAAAGGGCCCGGAATCAGGCCTTGATCGCAAAATGGGATGCAGAAGATGCTGCTAACCGCCTCGAAAATCATGCAACTGGTAAGAAAATTAACGATGAGCCTGCACCTGTTAAACCAAAAACACTCCAAGAAATCTTGGCCTCAGCCGCTAAAATGGGCAAAAAAGATTTAAAAAAGTAATTGGTTTTTGTTTACATTTGTCACCGACTATGATATAATGTACTTAAGTTAAAAAAGAAGAGAACATTTCCAAAGGGGAAATCAGATGAATACAGTAACAATCAAATCCGGCCTTTTCTACTCTCAAAAGATCAAAGGATCTTTCCCCATGGCCAAAGGTTATGTGAACTGTCACACTTCAAAACGCACCGGATATATCTGGATCATGCGTGATGAGAAGAAAATCAAGGTTCACGTAAACCAAAAGGATATCACAGTTGAGACTGCGGATTCACTGAAGACTGATTCTCAGATTTCTAAGGAAATCGAAAATCGTTTTACCGTAATGGAAACTTTGGTTGATGGAGTTATCTCCCGCTCAATCAAATCCATGATTATCTCCGGAGCACCCGGAATTGGTAAATCCTTCACTGTTGATGAAAAACTCAACTCTGCTGAAAAAGCTGGGAAGATTAAGTTTTCTCAACTCACAGGTTCTTGCACACCTATCGGACTCTACATGCAACTTTGGAATCACCAAAACGAAGGCGATGTTCTCGTCCTCGACGATATTGATTCCATCTTCAACGATATTGAATCCCTTAACCTTCTGAAAGGTGCACTGGATACCGGTCGCACTCGTCAGATTTCTTGGATGTCCGCTTCGTCTTACCTTCGGGAAAACGATATTGACAACACTTTCGAATTCAAGGGAACTGTGGTTTTTATCACCAACATGAACTTTGATAAAATGATTGAGAAGGCTTCAAAAATGTCTCCTCACTTCGCGGCTTTGGTTAACCGATGCGTCTACCTTGACCTTGGAATTCACACCACTCGCGAAATCATGATTCGGATAAACCAAGTTATCCGCAACACTTCGATCCTCAAAGATCTGGGTGTTTCAATGAAGCACGCTGATGAAATCGTCAACTGGATGGTCACTAACAAAGATGATCTCCGCAGTCTGTCCATCCGGACTCTGCTCCAATTGGCTTCCTTCATCAAGACTTCTGAATCAAGCTGGAAAATGATTGCTACAGCAACCATGCTCAAACGCTAAGGAGAACTTAATGTTTCGGGTTATTCAAAACGACAGAATGTTTAGGAAGCAAAAGATTTTGGCTGACAATCTCACACTTGAAGAGGCAAGCTGGATCCAAATGATCAATTATGGATTTTCAAAAGATCAATGGATCCAATTCGCAATTGAATCTAAACCGAGGGAAACTTGGAAATGAATCGACAAGAAATGTTTACGCAGGAATTAAAGGAGTTGCTTAAGAAATACAAAGCAACGTTGACAATGGAAACAGAAAACCCCAATTCGTGGCCTGAATTTCAAAGAGAACGAATGATCGTTGAATTTGATTGGGTTGAAGGTGAACTTCATGACACAGATGTAGTTTTGGGATCTTACTTTGATGGAGGAGAAAATGAGTAATTCAAGTAGCAGTAGTGGTGGCGTAGGTCTTGGTGGCTTATTGACCGTCTTATTCGTAGGATTGAAATTGACAGGTCATATTACTTGGCCATGGATTTGGGTTTTATCCCCAATTTGGATTAGCTTTGGATTGGTAATTCTTATTGCCCTCATTGCTTTCATTTTCATAATGATTGCGAAGGGTTAAAATGTATCAACGATTAGTTCGCTGGAGTTGGAATGCAGATTCCATATCGGAAACTCAAGATGCAATTTACAGTTTAGTCGGCCTTGCGGCTGAGCTTACTGCAATGGCAGAATTCCAAAAAAATCCAGGTTATGCAAATCAATGGAATGGGGACTGGGAAGTTCCTGCAGAAATGACTGATGAATGGGATTGGCTAGAGTGGGCAGAAGTTCGAGTTGCAAAACTTGGTCACACTGTCACTTGGCAAGAACACAATAACAAAGATCGAGGAACCTGCACAGTAGAATTAAGTGGTCATGTAAAATTTCCACTACTCTTAGGTCGGGATTCTCAGCAATGGATAGAAACAAACTTGAAGGAGATTAAATAATGGCACACGGATTCACACCACTTGAGGCCAAACCAGTCGGCGACAAACCACGAACCATCAGTATGATCAAGCTCCATATTTTCTATAAGATGATTGAGAATCATTTTGAATATTGGGCGGATATTAATTACAAGAAAAATTCGATTGTAACGTTGACAGAAATCTCACAGCAATCAAACGCACATAAAATCCTTTTTGAAAAGATGGTAACTTGGTTTGAAGCTGGTGGAGAAAAAAGCGATTTGGAAAAACCAAATCGTCCAAAATTCATTCAGTAAGGAAATAAAATGAGTAAGAAATGGTACACAAGTGATTTTCATTTTAATCACCACAACATTCTAAAATATTGTTCTCGTCCATTTGAAACAATGGATGAAATGCACGATGCAATCATTTATGGAATTAATTCCACGATCGCACCCAATGATGAATTGTTTATTTTGGGCGATGTATCATTTGATGGTTTTACCAAGATTCAGCATCTGTTGGAACGGATCAAAGGTCAAAAACATTTAATCATTGGGAATCACGATGCGAAGAATCTTGGAAAGTGGTCAGGATGGAAAAGTGTAAGTCACTATAAGGAAATTAAGGACTCAAAACAAAAAGTTGTCCTCATGCATTACCCAATTGAGTCTTGGAATGGAATGGCACATGGGGCAATTCATCTTCACGGCCATCGTCATGGAGTTGAAGGAAGATATGATGGAATGCCATCCAGACATTTTAGGGAAGACGTTGGAGTTGATCCCTGGAAATTTCAACCAGTGAATCTGGATATGCTAACGACCAAATGGTTGAAAGAAGGTAAATTGGTATGACTTGGAAAACAAATAAACCATATAAAATTTTTGCCGATATGAAAACACTAGAACAAGGGGCTTTAGATCAATTTACTGAGGCCATGGATATCCCGTGGGTAATTACCGGGGCTTTGATGCCAGATGCTCACGTTGGATATACTTTACCTATTGGGGGAGTTATTGCTACAAAAGACATGATTGTGCCAAGTTACTGCGGTGTTGATATTGGGTGTGGAATGTGTGCAGCAAAATTTGACGGATTAAAACGTGAAGATATTGAAGATCGTAAAGATGAAATATTTGATGGAATATATCGTGCAATTCCAGTTGGATTCAATCACCACAAAAAAGATGAAAAATGGTTGACACCAGCAATGAAGAATTACAAGATTTATTCGAACACTGATATTATGGCTCGTGCAATTGAATTGCGAAATCCATTGAAACAAATTGGGACACTTGGTGGAGGCAACCATTTCATAGAAATAGGTTATGATGAAGATGATGATGTGTGGGCAATCTTACATTCGGGTTCTCGTGGATTTGGATATTACATTGCGAATGAATATGTTAAACTTGCGCATCCAGAAGGTAAAGTCAAAGATGGTCATTATGGGTTCCACATTGATTCAAAGAATGGTGAAGATTATTATTGTGATATGAACATTGCGTTGGACTTTGCATTGGCAAATAGAATGCACATGTTGGCCGCAATCTCTGGTGTTATTGGATGTGGATATATTGAAGATTCGTTCATTAATAGAAATCACAACCATGCCGAATTGGCTCACAATATGATCATCCACCGTAAAGGTGCAACTCATGCTGAAGAAGGAATGATGGGAGTTATTCCGGGTAACATGCGTGACGGTTCTTTTATTGTCAAAGGTAAAGGAAATCCAGACGCACTTTGGTCCAGTTCTCATGGAGCAGGAAGAGTGTTAGGTCGTAAGGCTGCTAAGAAAGCTTTGGATATGGAAACATTCAAAAACGATATGGTCGGCATCAAGGCAAAGGTTGTAAAAGATACTTTGGATGAATCTGCCGGAGCATACAAGGATATTTTTGAGGTTATGGAACTTCAAAAGGACTTGGTTGAAATTATTCACCACGTCAAACCTCTAATAAATATAAAAGCATAAAACCATTGATCAATATAAAATTTTACATATTTATTATTGAAGGAGAAATCAATGAAAATATATAAAACAACAAATTTGATAAATGGTAAAATTTATGTAGGTCAAACGCGGAGAGAATTTAGAAATTATCTCGGGTCTGGTACACTATTGAAACGGGCAATTGAAAAATACGGTAAAGAAAATTTCGAAAGCGTTATCTTAAGTTCATGTTCAACCCAAATCGAACTTAATAAAATGGAACGATATTGGATCAGTGAATTAAACTCAACCAATTTGGCCATTGGGTACAATTTGGAAACAGGAGGAAATTCGCATTCAAACCATTCACATGGATTGAAAGGGAAAACCCGTCCTGCGTTTTCTAAAGAATGGAAGAATAAATTATCACAGTCTCATATTGGAAAGAAAGCTTCAGACGAGACTAAACGAAAGATGAGTGAATCACAAAAAGTGTCTTACGCAAATGGAACTAGAAAAAAGAGAATCCCAAATGATCAATCAGGTTCAAAAAACCCCAATGCTAAAGAGATAATAATTGATGGAATTAAATTTGCGACAATACAAGAAGCAATTGATCACCTTGGAATAACGAGATCGAAATTGAAGTGGAAAATCCACAAAGGATAACTATAATAAATGGGACATCCAGTTCCATGTAGTTGATTTAAATTAATAAGGAGAACAAGATGAAGAAAATGCTATTGGGAATTATGATGTTAGGTTTGCTCACAACTACTGCGTGTGCAGATACACCAACCCACATTGAGGATGAGAATTGTGTAATGACTGTAACAGGCCAACCAACCTTAGATGGATGGTGGATGGCATTGCATCAGGAGCCAGGAGAAGAACTTGGTATCGGATGGCACGAAAGTAATTTAACTGGAACTCTGATTGAATTAAGTGGAACAGAAATGATTTTTAATTTAACTGATATGGGTTTCAATTGTGACAGTGGTCTGGTTGGAAATGATGAAGTCAGTTTTGATACAGTTAAAAGTTTATACCGATGATGCGGTTTGAAACCGTAGAAGACTTTTATAGATATAGAATGAAAGAAGGTTATATGGATCCCTCACAACACCCAGAACGTAGACACTGCCACAATGATCAAGTTGGAAGAATTGAATTTCACGATACCAAATCTCAAAAGGAAGTTTTCGAACATCTTGAAAAGATTTGCAAAGTAGAAGAAGCAGATATGGTGAATCACCCCCCACATTACAATTCCAGATCTATGGAAGCTGCAGATATTATTGAGATATGCTTGGAAGGCGAAACCAATACTGCAGTGGCATATCCAATGTCAAACGTTTTGAAATATATTCTTCGATTCAGGGGAAAAAATGGAGTTCAGGATTTGGAAAAATCTCTTTGGTATTTTGAGCGAATGATTCAAAAATACAAGGATGAACTTGAAGCAAGAGGGCCTGAAATAGGCTAATGTACCCACAGGTACACTCGGGAGGGCTTAACGGTCCTCCCTTTCTCGTATGGCCCCTGGACCCCTAAAAGGACGCTATAGCACGCTCTGTACGAGCTTTTAAGCCATTATCCATGTTAACCTATGCCAAAATATTGCGTTGCTTACACGTCCATATAGGCAGTCTCTAAGTCCTTGTTATATAATAACTTAGCACATATGGTAAAGGGCCCCAAAAAAGATGAGGTTTTTGTGATTAATTTTTGGTTTTTTGTTTACAATTAGGCCCAACTATGATATAATGTACTTAAGTTAAAAAACAAACTTGATCTTAGGAGATCCAAATGACTACATTCGAACGAAATATGCGCACAGACATCCAACCTGGTAACGTTGCTTTAATCTGCGATGACGATTATAGCCAACTTCACTTGATTCTCACCGCATGCAACGACGAAGGTTATTTCTATTGCATGGACCCCGGTGGCCACGAATGGATGTATCACTGGGATGCTGTTAAATCTGTTACTTGCAATATGAAATTGGAGATCAAATAATGCATCCTGGAATTATGGTTTTAAACAACCAACGTTACATTGTACCATATTGGATTCCAGTTGGAACTGAAGTTACAATGGACAATATTTTAGATCACGTCCCAGCTGAATTAATTCCAATGAAGCCAAAAGTTGAGGTTTATCAGGTCACAAATAAACCTTACGTGATTAAAGTTATGTTTGGAAAAGTAAGTTGTGACTGCCCTGGATTTCAATTCCGCAGAAAATGTAAGCACGTTACAATGTTTTTAGAAACTGGAGAAGTTTGATGAGATACGCATACACAAAAGAGGTTTATTTTTCTAGTGATGAAGAAACCATTATTAAAATTGAAGAATATGCTTGTGAATTTGGGATTTCTCATGTTTTAAGTAATCAATCCAAAATCAGACTAATGATCATTGGAGTCGAGGATTGCAATCACAGTTTCTTGAATGATGACCTCAAGGAATTTCTAGAAGACGAATTTCAAGGTTTGAAACTTCGCGATGTTCAATATGTCAATATTAGGTATTAGGGAGTAATAATGTTTGTTTTAGAATTGATGGCCCGAGGAATGAAAGCTATGTTTTGGATTGTTGCTTTGATAGTTTCAATTCCATTTCTATTCTTAAGTTTAATTGTCAAAGCATTCTCTTGCGATAATTATAGGTAACACGAGGAGACCAACATGGAAAGACTTGAATTACTAAATGCTCCACCCATTTTATCAAAGTGGACTGTAAAATATGACACCCTTTTTAACATGCCAATGTATATCCAAGGGGTATTAATTAATGATTATGATGAATTGGTTGCGGGCGACAACGTTGTTTTGGACGATATTTTGGCCTTGGATCTCAAACAGAAGAAAGTTCATACGTATAGCGATGAGATTTTCTTATTGGTTGGGCCTGGCCAGCAGATGATTTTAATTGATGAGGAAGCACCAGGTAAAGGTATTATCTGGGAAGCTCACGAGGACTTAATTCCGGAGAACTAAAATGATTAACACAATTCGGATTAATGGTGTGACACGGGAACGTAGTTCTAAAGCTATGTTCACAGGTGACCACGATGATATTGAAATCCAATGCTTTGAATGTGGAAGTTGGAAAGATATCAAAAAACTCACCAATGACCATATAATCAAAAAATATCTCTGTCGTAGCTGTAAAATGAAAGCTACAATGGCTAAGAAAAAGAAGACTAAAAAGAAGGTCAAGAAAAAAGCAGTCAAAAAAGGGCCAAAGAAATTCAAACCATATTGGCCAGACGATTGCCCACATCGACCTTTTTTCAAATGCAAAACCCCAACAGGCTGTCAAGGATGTTACCACAATCCAGAGAAAAAAATAGCTCTGATGCCTAAACGTGGCCATGAGGACGACAAAGAAAAGAAAACAGCCAAAATACATTGGTTCTATGGAGTTAAGTCACATGTTAAGAAATCTTTGGGTCTATTAGATGATATCAAAAATGGTCGGGGTTTGCATCCTGGTGGAACTAGATCATATTTCAAATACGCCAGGAAAATAGAAGAAGACGACGAATATTAGGTTTTTTATTTACATTTACGCTAAAATAGTGTATAATAAATAAGAACGAATCAAAAACCATTCATTTGGAGGTTACAAAATGAAGACTGAAATTATCACAGCTGAAGAAACTGAAATCGTAGAACCTATTATAAACATGGGTGAACGAGGCGAACCAACTGAACACACCGAACCATACCAGTTTGATGTTGTTGAGGAACCTGTTACTGCAGGTGGACTTATTGTTCCAAATATGCGAGCAATCATCAATGGAAGTACCCAAGAAGTAATAGGAACTGTAGGTTCTCATTATAAGGTATTGAGTCATTCCGCGGCTCTTGATCCACTTTTAAAACGCTTAAATGACAAAGGTGTTAAAACCTTTAAGCGAATCAACATGACAAATGGCGGAGCACGTATGTATGCTAACGTCTATTTTCCAGGCAATGAACTTGCAATTGGAGATCAAGGATCCAAAGATAATGTTTGGCCTGGAATCACAGTTGTTAACTCCCTTGATGGAGCTTTGAAATTCTCTGCCGAAGCAACTCTCTATCGTTTGGCTTGTACAAATGGTATGAGAATTCCTACTAAAATGGCTGCATTCTCTGCACGTCACTCTAAGAACCAAGATTTCGATTCCATGGTAGAACACATTCTGGAATTCGTTGCTGATGGTTCACAATTCTCTACATTCCAGCGTCTTGCTAATCATGGCATGAAGGTTGATGGGATCGAATCTATCATTGATGGAATCCTCAAAGACAAAGCTTCTACTTTCCCAGCACGTTACAAGGATATGGTCATGGGTGAAATCATGAAGACTGATACTTCCTTCAACACTGTTACAGCATGGGACCTTTACAATGCTTTCCAGTCCGTGATTGAACATCACCTGATTCGGGAAAAAGGTAAATTGAACCGAGGACGTACCCTGGAAGATAATCTCTTCAAGTACTTCTCTAATAATTATGGAAAGGTGATTGCATAATGAAGTTATCCAATGAAGAAGCAAACGATGTTGTTTGGGAAGAGCATCCAGGTTGGGAAATGGTTCAAGGCTCCTTAGAAAAGGATGATGAAATCTATAAACAAATGCAAGGGATGTGTGCAGTTTTTGAACATAAGCCAAGTGGTAAATTTTATTCTTTAGCTTGGACCCATCACCACAATGATTATGGGTGCGATCCTTATGAATATGAGGACCCAGATCCAATTGAGGTTGTTAAAAAAGTGGTCACCCGAACTATAACAGAGGATGTTTGGGAAAAGGTGACTTAACACCATATAAACAAATCACTTATATCGGCCCTAGGAGCAATTCTAGGGCCTTTTTGTGTGTATGACCTAAATGATTGGTACATATACACTTAGCGACGTCCTGTACGTGCGTCTAAGCAACGCTAGATTTTGGCATATATTAGCCTTACTAGCTCATGAAAGTTGCTTAGGCACGCATATAGGACGCCTTAGTATGGGCCCTGCACTATAGAAATGGATCAATTATCACTAAAGGGATATTTATAGTGAAGGAGTTTAAATCTATGGCAAAACGCAAACAAAGAATTACCAAACAGGAAATGATGGAAGAGATCGTAAAATGTACGAAATCTGTTTCTTACTATTTGGAAAATTACGGAGAGGTATATAATTCCCAAAAAGGGTATGTACCTTTTGCCCTCTATGGTTATCAAAAAGACGCACTAGAAGATTTTGAAAATTATCGCTACAACATTACATTGAAATCAAGGCAAACTGGATTGTCAACCCTCTCAGCAGGATATATTGCTTGGATGGTGTGCTTCTTCCAGGCCAAAGAAATTGTCATTGTAGCTGACAAACAAGAAAATGCTCAAGGTTTTATTCGCAAGGTTAAAACCTTTATTGATAGATCTCCAAAATGGATGGTCCCCACCATCGTTTCAAATAACAAGAAAAGCTTACAATTCGGAAATGGTTCAAGAGTATCTGCCCAAGCAACAACAAAAAATACTGGTAGATCTGAATCACTTTCCTTGTTGGTAATTGATGAAGCTGGGATTATTGATTCTGGTAAGGTTGATGAGCTATGGGAAGCAGCTTTTCCCACACTTTCTATGGGTGGGAAGGCAATCATTATTTCAACACCAAAAGGCGTTGGTAATTTTTATCATAGACAATGGCAATCCGCCATTAATAAAGAATCAGATTTCAATCCAATCACAATTCACTGGACACAAAATCCAATATATGGAAAAGATGTTGAGTGGTTCTGTTCGGATAAAGAGTGTGGTAAGAAACAAGAACATGATAAAGAATGGGGTAGCAAATGTGAGTACTGTGGTACAACTGTCAAACCAACTTCCCCATGGTATAGAAAAGCGTGCAAGCAATTAGGTGATCCTAGAAAAGTTGCACAGGAATACGATATGGATTTCCTTGGCTCTGGTGATAATGTGATCTTGAATGAATATATTATTGCTATGGAATCAAAACATGTAACTACACCAATGACAATTGGAGGATTCGATAATAATTTCTGGATTTGGGAAGATCCAATCCCAGGAGAAGAATATTTAATATCAGCTGATGTCGCTAGAGGAGACGGACAAGATTTTTCCGCTGCTCACGTTATAAAACTTTCCAACCGTGAACAAGTTGCCGAATATAGAGGAAAACTACCACCAGATATGTATGCCAATATGCTTATGGGTATAGGTGAGAAGTATAACACTGCCCTTATTGCTGTGGAAGCAAACTCAATTGGGTATGCAACATGTCTGAAACTTGTTGAAAGCAAATATAAAAATATCTATTATTCTATGAAAGGTCAATTTAATTCTAGAAATAGAAAAAGGATTGAACAAGCTTTCAAGAACAAAGATGCAATGGTTCCTGGATTCCAAACTACAACTGCTAGCAGACCTTTACTTATGTCTCAACTTGAAGAGGAAGTTCGAACAATGAGTGTTATCATTCATTCAGTCCGAACAACTCAGGAGCTCAGAACCTTAATTTGGAAAAATGGACGTCCAGAGGCAACGGCAGGATATCATGATGATCTCAGTATGGCGCTGGGAATTGGAATGTTGATTATTGCAACAACGCTAAAAGAAATTGCAGCATCAAAACAAATATTACATGAAACACTAAAAGGTATTTCAAGTAATTATAATGATGCAGAGGAAAGTATCGCACAACTTAATTTATCCAATAAAAAGAATAACGATTCAAATCCTTGGGTCATGACTGATATGCAAGGGAATGAAGAAGATATCTCTTGGCTAATAAAATAAAAAGGAATTAGAATGGCAAGAACTACTGGACTGTTATCCAACAGCCAAAGAGCAAAAGAAATTTTCGATCCGGGTTCAGAGAAACTAGGGGATCAGAGTGTTGACCTTCCGGGAAAACTAACTACTTTTTTCAAGCGTGGATTAGGTCGGAAATATATTACTGATCCAACTAAACTTGATGCTCCAACAAAGAAGAAACATACAGCATATCTACAAGGTCAATTTGAAAAGGTAGCATACGACAAATATGTTAAGGCTTTGATGATTGACATTGATCGTAAGAAGTCATTCTCTGATTTTTCCAATATGGAATACACACCTGAAATTTCTTCAGCATTGGATATTTTTGCAGATGAGTGTACAGTTAAGGATGGGGAAGAACAAATCCTGTCTATAACAACTGACAATCCAAAGATTAAAATGGTCTTGGAAAATCTCTTCAACGATATTCTAGATGTTGATCACAATCTATGGCATTGGATTCGTTCAATGTGTAAATATGGAGATCACTTTGGAGTACTGGATATTCAAGAGGGCAAGGGAATCACAGGAATCCTCGATCTTCCCGTTGATGAAATTAGACGTGAGGAAGCTTACGATGGAGTTAATTCAGTCAAGTATACTTGGGACCAATATGATACACAATTTGCTGCGTGGCAAGTTGCTCACTTTCGTTTAACCAGTAATCAAAAAAGATTGCCTTATGGAACTTCTTCCCTAGAGTCAGCAAGACTGATTTGGAAACAACTTTCATTGGCAGAAGATGCAATGAATATTTACCGTATTGCACGAGCACCAGAACGTAGAGTATTTTACGTTGATGTTGGAAATATTGATCCTGCTGATGTTGGTGAGTATATCCAGAACATCAAAAACGCTATTAAACGTAGTCCTCAAATGGACCAAGGTAATGGCAATATGGAATACAGATATAATGCCATGGCGATTGACGAAGATATTTTCATTCCAAGACGTAACGAAAAGAACTCAGAAGTTGACACATTGGCCGGGGCATCAAATCTTGATGACATTGCAGATATTGAATATATGCAAAAGAAACTCTTTGCTGCATTGAAGGTTCCAAAAGCATTCCTTACCTATGATGAAGACATCGATGCTCAATCAGGTTTAGCAAATCAAGATGCTCGCTTCGCGCGGACGATCAATAGAATACAACAGGCTGCAATAGTTACACTTACCCAAATGGCAGTGATTCATTTATTCTCATTAGGTATGCGTGACAAAGATCAACTAATGGGATTCAATTTGGAACTCACAAATCCATCCACAAAAAATGAATTGGAAAAGATTGAAATCCTATCAGAAAAGGCTTCAGTGTTTAATGACCTATGGGATGAATCATCTCTGTCGCCAATCTCATGGACTTGGGGTATGAAAAACATCTTTGGATTTACTGAAGGTGAAATGAAATTAATATTACGTCAACAATTCCTTGAAGGAAAAATGAAATTGGATATTGAAACAGCCAGTACCGCAGAAGAACCTGCAATGGATGCTGAAGGTGGAATGGATGTTGGTGGATTTGAGACTCCAGACGGACAAGAACTACCGGAAACACCACCAGAAGGATATGAATATCAGGACGCTGAACCAGGTTCAGTTGAAGAACAATTGATCGATTCATACAAGAAAATAAAACCATTAATTACCGAAACAAGAATAACTGAAAATCAGATGCTGATTCGAGATCGATTTAATCCTGGTAATCCAATAAATTACTTAGATAAATTCGCTATCGCATTAAAAGAAGGCATCAAATTGAACTTAAAGAAAAAGTAGTTAATATTTTATTATATAGGGATTTATCAATACTAAGGAGACGAATCTAGTGAATTTTGGAACAATACTAAACGCGATGACAAAACATTGTGTCAAACTGGTGATGGAAGGTGCGGAGAGTAATTCGAAAACTCTTGCCAAGGACTTTACCAGATACATTCAAATTAAGGATGTACTGAATACTCAATTTAAGGTGTATCATAGTCTGAACACTTCTTATGTGAAGAATTCAGAAGATGCAAGATTGTTTGTTTCTGAAACAATCAACACATTGAAACCATATTCTTTTTCTGATATTAAGGGCTACAATGCGTTATTAGAAACTAGGTTCCATCCACCTAAAATGAAATCGACCGAACTGAACACTCACATTGGGAATTTAATACGTTTTGCCACGTCAGATTCATCCAATGTGAGTTCTTATGTTGAATCATTGGCTTTTGTAACTGAACATGTGAAGGAAATAAAAGAACCGGTTAATCAATTAAGAGAAGTAGATAATAAACTTGCAAATAGTTCTTTGAAATTTTTAGAACCAAAACACGTTGTACGTATTGCGGTTAAGAGTTTCAATAACGAGTTTAAAACTATGTCAGAAGGTGACAGAAACATCTTCAATATTTTACGATCAAAAAACGAAAAAGAAATTCAAACATTATTCGAGTCACAATTAGCTGAATTGGATAATTTATTGGATAATATGACTTTTATGGATCATATTGGTGAAGATTTATCCAATAAAATAAATGAAAGCATGAAAATTCTTAGAAATGAATGCTCTCAGAAAAATATTCTAAATGGATATGAGCTATTAGACGAACTAAAGGAATTGAATAAATGAAAAGATCTGAACTAAAAACCTTAATCAAAGAAATGATTTTGGAAACCAATATCATCCAGGAACAACGCGATGAAATGATGCTTCAAGAAGGATTCAAAGAAATCTTCAAGAAGGTTAAGGACAAGCTGATGGATATTCCTGGATTGAGTAACAAAAAAGAAGTTGATGCTGCTAACAAGAAGAAATACACTGCTCTTATTGCCGAACTAGAGAAATTTGTTGCAGACAATGCTTTTAAAAAGTATGCAAAAGATCGTGCAATGGTTGCTAAAAATGTTAAGGTGATTAAAGCAAATGTAAAAAAAGAAGATTGGGCATTAGTTTCAAAGAATCTTAATTGGTTCAAAAAATACTTTGCAAAGCTTCCAGATATGAAGAAATATCAAACTGAAGGTGTTATTGTTGAAGGCGACTTTGGACCTGGTACAACAAAGAATCTTACTTTGAAAAGCAAAGCATGGAAAGCTTCAGTTGGTGCAATTGAAAACAAGAAGCGTCCAGAGTCTCTTTATATTACATTCTCAACATGGGTAAAACCAAAGATGAGTGTTATGAAAGCAAAGGCAAGTGCAACTAGTGACCCTGAAATTCTTGCTGTTAAAACTATGGCAGAGTTCAAATCGAGTCTGAATAGAATCAATCGTCAACTTTCTTCAATGTTTGATGATTCGATGTTTGATGCTTCCAGCATTATATTCACTTATGATTTTGCTGAAGGTCAGGCTAAACCAGGTAAACGTCAATTTGTTGAATTTGAGATCAACATCGATACTGTAAATGAAATTGACTACGATGGTAATGCTGTACCAAATAAGAAAACAGGAAAATATGAGGAAATTCCATTTACTGATTTTGTTAAACCAGTTGAAGCAACCCTCAATAAGATTTTAAAATTGGAAGTATTCAGCGAGAAAAAGAATATCGTTGACTTCGCAAAAGTAAAGGGTGCCAAATAATGAAAAAATCTGAACTGAAAGCACTTATTATGGAGTGTATATTAGAAGAAGGAAAAGAATTTAGCGACTCAGTTGAAGCAACTGAATTCATCGAAGAGCTAGAATACAAATTGGCATCTAAACAATTGGCCTCATATTTAAGAGAGACAGATTCAAATTTTGGATCCAAAACTATTGCTCGTCTACGCGATGTTAATAAAGCAATGGATAAATTCATAGAAGAATTCTACCAAGCAGGCATGTAAATGAAGAAATCAGAATTGAAAACGTTGATCAAAGAATGCATGCTTGAAGAAGGTATGCGCCAAGGAGCAAAAGATTTTTATGATACAGTTGATATTGCCAAAGGTGAAAATGATACACTCATAAAATACCTTGAAGATAATCCAAAGGTCGACACTGCTTTGAGTAAACATGCACTTGCAATACAAAAGATAATGAAAAAGGCAGGGGTTTAATGAGTAAACGTTTAGTAATTTCCGAATATTATGTTATGGATATTGATCCTAAGATTTTAGAGGAAGCAGCTACCGAGCCAAATAAACCATTACTACTACAGGATAAACTTCTGCAAAAGGCAAACACTCAAAATGCTAATGGAAGAATTTATCCAAAAAAGGTATTAAACCGCGAGACCAACAAATATGCCGAGAAGGTTAAATTACGTATGGCAATGGGTGAATTAGATCATCCAGATTCTCCAATTGTAGAGTTAAAAAATGTTTCACATTTGATAACTGATATTTATATGGAAGGTGACGAGGTTCGAGGTAATTTAGAAATCCTAAATACTCCACCTGGACAAATTTTAAAAAGTTTAATCCAACAAGGCGTCAAAATAGGGGTTAGTTCCAGAGGAATTGGTTCCTTACAAAATGAAGGTGGAAAAAATATCGTACAAGACGATTTCGAATTGATCGCATTTGATGCAGTCTCTTCGCCATCAACACCTGGTGCATTCTTAGTTGAAAACATGCAGGCAAACATAGACCAACACAATAATCTACGAAATATCGTCCATGGAATACTTGGCGATTCGTATTTTAAATAAGGAGAGGCTCAATGAGCAAAAAGAATATAATTGAAAACGCCTTAATCAGTGCTGAAGAGCTTGAAGAAGCAGCAATGGATAATGCAAAGGAAGTAATGCTTGAGGCATTCTCCCCTGAATTTACTAGCTTTTTCAAAAGTATCTTATCTGAAGGGGAAGAAGTTTCAGATGACGAAGACGAATTTGAAGTTGATGAAATTCCAGATGGAGAGTTAGAAGAAGGCAGTGAACATGATTCAGGTAAAGATCCTGATGCTGGTCGCGATTCAACTGACCCATCTGAAGAAGCTCAAAATGAGGGCGATGATTTTGAATTTGGTGACGATGATGAAAAAGAAGAAATTGATGAACAAGAAGACGATGGTCTTCCTGGAAATCAAGAGAAGATTGATATTGATGATGACGGTGATGTTGATGCAAAAGATCTTGCTGCATTACGTGCCGGTAAAAAAGATGACGATGTAGTTAATGAAGAATTCCCTCCTAAGAAGGACGACGAAGAAGAATCTTCAGATGAACCTGCACCGGAGAAAAAGGAAGCACCTGCACCTGAAAAGGAAGAAGCTCCAGAAGAAAAATCCGAGGAACCTGCTCCAGAATCTTCAGACGAAGAAGATGAAGGTGATGAAGAAATGGAAGTTCCAGAAGAATTGTTCGACGACGAAGAAGATGAAGCAGAAGAATCTTCAGAAGACGGCGAAGATGATATAAAACTCAGTGACGATTTAGACGAGGACGATGAAGAACTCGATTTTGATATCCAGGATGATTCAGATGAATCAGAAGTTACTGACACAGATGAGTTTGATGTTGAAGGTGAAGATGATGAGATCGAAGAAGGTCTCTATATTCGCAAAGAAGGCGAATTTACAAAGATTACTCCTGCTGAGTATTTGAACATCAGAAAATCCGAACTCGAAGAAGAGAATGCTAAATTGGGTGTAGCAATTAGTGCACTTGAAGGACAACTGTCTGAAAGCAACCTCTTTAATGCAAAATTAGCTAATGTGAATAAACTCTTTGAAAGCGGAATTGCTACAAAGAATCAAAAAGCTACTTTTGTCCAAAAGATCGATGAATGTGATTCAATCGACGAAACTAATACTTTGTATGAATCAACAATGAAGGATATGAAAGCAGATTATAATCCGCTGGATAGCTTCAATGAACTTCTTGCAGAGACTAGAAACAAAAAAGCACCAGAAAATATCTTCGAATCTGACGAAATGATCAGAATGAAGCGTATGGCTGGTATTGATACTAAATCTTAAGGAGATTTAAATGAGTGAACTATTGAAAAGTGGCCAAGTTGGAAATATCCAAATTAAGCAACTTCAAGAACAACGCGAAACAGTGATTAGTCGCTGGGAGCAAACTGGACTGCTTGAAGGTCTGTCCGGTTCAAGAAAGAGCACAATTGCTCAACTGATGGAAAATGAAGCAGGATATCTGCTTTCTGAAGCTCATAATGATATGGGTAACATTGCTGGATTTGATATTGCAGCATTCCCAATGGTACGTAGAGTATTCTCTCGCCTGTTGGCAAACGACCTTGTTAGCGTTCAGCCTCTGAACCTGCCTTCCGGTCTGCTGTTCTATATGGATCACGAAGTTGGTTCAGCTGACAATCGTCAAAATGGTTCAATGGCTAACGTATATGATGCTCACTATGATAATGGTGGATTTGATTATTCTCGCGGTCCAAAAAGTACAGTTACTGGAGTTACTTCAACCGCAACAACTGGTGCGACTGAAATTACTCTTGCTGGTAACGCTACCACTGATCAAGGTATTTCAGTTGAAGCTTTGTCTTCACTGCAAGTTGTTGTTATTGGTGGAACTGCTGGATGCATTGGTCAATACGTTGATTATGCCATTAGCAAACAAAATTGGACTGGCGACATGTTTGCTGCAAACACTATCGCCCTGACTGTACCCGGAGAAACTGTTGATGGAGTATCCTTTGGTACTGGTGTAACCTTGGCTATTAGCTATGGTGTGTACACGACTCTTGAAGAATCATCCCATATGGCCGAAGTTAAATTGACAGTTACTAGCACAACCGTGCACGTGACTTCAAGAAAAATGAAAGCTCACTGGACTCCAGAACTGGCTCAGGATCTTGCTGCATATCACAGTGTTGATGCTGAAGCAGAACTGACAGGACTGCTTTCTGAGGAACTGGCACTTGAAATTGACCGTGAAATTATTCGCGATCTTATTAATGGCGCTGCATTCCACGACACTTGGGTATATAACCGTGCACAAACTGGTGTAACTCGCGTTGATGGAAGTGTAATTACTCCTGATCCTGCAAGTGGCTATGTTACGCAAAAAGAATGGAACCAAACTCTTATCACTAAAATCAACAAGGTTTCAGCAGCTATCCATAAAGCAACACTTCGCGGTGGAGCTAACTGGATTGTTTGCTCAACTGAAATTGGTTCAGTGCTTGAGGATATGGAAAAATTCCACGCTGTCAACGAAGTTGATGCGGAACAATTCAATATGGGTATTGAGCAAATTGGATCACTTGGTTCACGTTACACCGTGTACAAAGATCCTTACCTGCCTCAAGGCGTATTGCTGATGGGTCACAAGGGAACTTCATTTATGGATACAGGCTATGTCTACGCTCCATATATTCCTTTCCAACTGACTCCAGTTGTATTGCACCCTGATAACTTCACACCAAGAAAAGGTATCATGACACGTTACGCTAAGAAATTAGTGAATAACCGTTATTACGGTCGTGTTAATGTTGTCTTCCCTAGTGATTATGATGTAATCGGCGCAGTCTAAACTAAGAAATTAGTTTGATAAAAATTAGGGGAGCTTCGGCTCCCCTTTTTTGATATTTATCTATACAGCAAAAGATTGGAGGCCACAATGGCCCAGTATACTATAAATGACAGTGAAGTTATTTCTATCAAAGATTATGTTGATGCAATGTTTGGTGCACCTGTTGTAAGTGTAGAACTACACGACAATCATTACGTACATGCATTTAACTCGTCTATTGAAGAATATAGCAATTACATTAACCAATGGGCAGTAAAATCCCATATTGCAAACGCATTAGGTTTACCATCATCTCAAGATTTTACACTGAGATGGGTATCACAAAACTTTGAATTTGCAAAATCATTCTCCAAAGCATACTCTGAACAAGTAAATGTTGGTGGACAAGTACCAGTACGTAAAGATTATATTGATCTCGTAACTGGAAAACAAAATTATTATTTACCAGACAATATTGAAATCATTGATGTAATGTGGCAAGAACCCGCATCAATTAATCGTTACCTTATGGATCCAAACACAAATCCTACATGGGTAAATCAAGAGTTTGGTTGGGGATATCATGTCGGGGACAATTATATGTCCCTTCAATATGTAGCCCCAGTGTCATTTACTATTCAATTAGCAAATGCAAACGAAGTTCGATTTAGAACTTTACGAGGAGATTATTCATATTCAGTTCGTCCCGCTGCAGCTGACCCAACACGTTCAGCTCCTGATTATGTAGGACAAACAGAAAACAACGTTACAATATACCCTCCACCCGGACCAGAACATCAAGGAACAAAAGTTTGGTATTTCTATAAACTCAAAGACGATTTGAATGCTTATGCAAATCAAGAAACAGGTGACTTGGTTTCAAACCCAGGCACAATGAGAATAGATGAAATACCATATGACGAATTTAATTCAATCTCACAACGATGGATTAAGCAATATTCTCTTGCAACATGTAAAGAGATTTTAGGTCGAATCAGATCTAAATTTAGTGAACTACCAATTCCAGATGCAACCGTAACTTTAGACGGTGAATCTCTAATTGATGAAGCTCACACAAAACAAGAACAATTGAAGGAACAACTTCTACTTGATCTAGAGGAAATGGATATCGGGAAATTAATTGAGGCGGATGCAGAAGCAGCCGAGAATATTAATCGATCATTAAGTTTTACTCCAGGTGGAATTTATTTCTTATAAGTTATTTTGAAAGGATAATAAAATGCCAGTTTGTAAAAAATGTTTTAAAGTATTCAAGACTATCACGCCATCACACGTTAGAGTAAAACATGGTTATGATTCATTGGAAGCTTACACGAAAGACACGGTTGATATTGAAATCCCAGCAGAAATGCAAAAAGAGGACGATATTTTGAGAGAAGAGCTTAGAAAAAAAAGATCAGAAAAAATGCTTAAACGCAATCCAAATTATGACCCCAATATAACATCTGAGGAAGATGAAACGATTGATTCTATAGATGAAAAAAGCACTTTAGCTGGGGCCTTACAGGCAGGATTTAAGAGAACAAGGAGACAATAAATGAAATCAATTAGAGAAATGATGGAACTGGTTGAAAAACCTGTTTTACAGGAAGCAAAATATGACATGTCTGATCCAGAAGAAGTATCCGATATGGCTAGGAAAACAAATGTTTATAAAAAGCTATTTGGAAAAGATTTTGTTACTACTGATGAAACCAGAGAAAATGGAATTGGTAGTGCCAAAGAAAAAAAATTAATTAAGTGGCTTAAATCTGTATCAACTTTACCCAAGGACGATCGATATGTGAAAAACTGGGATGATTTCATATCTCATTTCCTCGAAGATTTTTTCTATAGACAAGATCCGGAGATGTAATGGCTGACGGACTACCAATCTTCTTTGGCGATGCAGAAGAGAAATTCTTTAACAATGCTGGTCGCGAATTAATCGAGAGATTTATCAATCAGCATTTGGTTTTGTATTCTATCAGTTCTAAAGAAACTGAGTCCAATTTCTATGGTGAAGCTAAAAATAAAATGTATGACAAATACACTGATTTAAAAGCTAGAATCAGAATTGAAGATCAAGACGTGTTTGCCCAAGGTGGGGTTCGTCGAGTTGCGAAAAGCGATATGACGTGCTGGATCTATAATGAACACTTGAAAGAAGAAGGTGTCAAACCAAGAATTGGTGATTTCATCGGCTATGCAGGTAAATTTTACGAGATTTATGATGCAGGGATTGAAAAAGATTCACTCGAACGTAAATTCGCAGGTGATAGAGAATACTTTACAGAAATCAGGGCAAAAGTAACAAGTCCAGATATTTTTAAATCAATAGAAGGGAATTTAGAAAATGAAAACAATTAGAGAAATGATGGATTTGGTTGATAAACCAATGTTAACAGAAACAAAAGCTGAAGATGCTGCTACAAACTATGGCTATGAACTAGTTAAAGATGCACACACATTGAAAGATGTTCAGAAAGAATTCAAATCTGCAAAAATATATAGTGATGACGGCATAAATGTTTGGGTTAGTTTGGGAGTAGGGGTTAAACGTAGAAAGCTGTTTGTTCGATTTACATATCGAAAGAAAGCTGGCGTAAAGGGCAATAGCTGGGATCTAGAACCAAGTGATTTCGATAAGTCGAAATTTGATTATGCAGCTATTGAGTTTAGATAGAACATGTATCAACTTGATATAAATAAGGGCGACATTATGCTCAAAGGCAAATATCGCAACAAAAAAGAAGTTGTGAAAACTTTTGGACACGATGAAAAAGGTCAACCAACTATAAATGGCAAACGTATTTGCAATTTCAATATTGAAAAACTATTACCAAAGAAAGAGATCAAAGAGACAATGAAAAAATCAGAACTGAAAGAAATCATCAAAGAATGCATTCAAGAAGTTGGAATTGGAAGTCAAGGCTTTTCAGATCGTGAAGAGTCAGACGATACTATTGAAGAAATGTCAGATCCAGAAAATGACAAGAAAGCTGCAAAGTTTTTGCGTGATGCTTTATCTGGATTGAACAACGCTGCCCGGGCGGCAAACAAAAATACAATTGATGGAAAAGAAATCAGAAAATTATATGCACAAGCGAAAAAGATTTACGACGGGATGAAGTAATGAAAAAATCGGAATTGAAACAATTAATTTCAGAGTGTATTTCTGAAATCTTGACAGAAGATAAAACTGCAGAGATTAAAAAAGAATATGCAGCTCTCAAGAAAATGAAAAAGTCAGCACTTGATGCTGAGTATCAGAGACACTTTAGAGTTTCAACGCCAAAAGGTGAACCCAAGGATGTATTAATATCTGATATTCTCGGAGAGAAATTTAATTCAAAAGACATAGAAAAAGCGTTTGGATTAACGGAGGGCAATCTTACTGAGGGTCGTATGTCAGCTAAAAAACAGGCTGAAAGTATTGCTAGCGATCTAACAACTGACACATGGGGTTACGGTTATGATGAATATAAATATGTCGATGATGAAATGGGCATTGATATTTCAGATGCATACTTAGCGTTAAAAATGGCATGGTCAGCGGGTTGGGATGGTTTTGAAACTGCAGTCGCAAAAGAACTAACAAAACGGTTTAAAAGTGCTGGGATGAAGTAATGTCAAAATTTCCACCTGGATATGTTCCAGCACCATTTGAAAAAACAGAATGGCCATTTGAGAAAAATCAACTAGAGGAACAACAAACGTTCTTTCCTAGGTCGATTACCTTTGAAGATATTGATAAGGGTATGATGAAATGGTTTAGCGATGGAAAAATATCGATTGAAGGAAAAGATGTTCCTGTATTTTATTTGACTCCAGAAAAATGGGCCGAATTTAAACATACTTGGTCTTATAGTGATGGGAATCACAATATCAAGTTTCCATATATTACAATTAGAAGATCTCTTGCACCAAAATTAGGTGAAAGAGGTAGGGTTTTTCCAGGAAAGACTTTTACAACTTATCGATTGCCTTATTATGACAATGGCACAGTAACACATAAGCTATACAAGGTTCCACAACCAATAAGAGTGGACTTAGAATATGAGATTAGATGTTTAACTCACTATGTTAGTGATATAAATATCATCAATGAAGCACTTTTGCGGCATTTTGCGAGTCTACAGTCGTATTTAGAGATACCAGACAAACATTACATGCCAATGAAGATCGAGGGAATTAGTGATGAATCTGATTTCGAAGATCTTGAGGACGAACGCGTGATTCACACTTTGTACTCAATTGTTGTACAGGGTTATATTATTAATGAAGACGAATTCGAAGAAAAATTAGGAATTGGTTCGTTGAAAACAACGATTACCGAGGAACTAAGTTAATGACAAGAGAGGATAATTAATGTCAGAAATTTTCATTTCACCAGGCGTCTACACGAGAGAATATGACTATTCATATTACGTATCAAGTGTAAGCACATCATCTCTTGCAATTGTAGGAGAGACTGAAGCTGGCCCAGCATTTAAGCCAACTAAGATCTCCAACATTGCAGAGTTTAAAGAAAAATTTGGTCCACTTAGTACATCTAAGTTGGCTGGATATTGCGCGAGAAGCTATTTTAAATATGCTAATCAAGCATACATTGTTAGAGTATTAGGTTCAGATTCCCTTCGTGGAGCAAATAACCTGATCGCTATCAAATCAGATGCAGATGCAACTCTTGCAGTTTTACTAGTTGAATCAACTGTAGATTCAATCGCAGTTACTAATACAGCTTCAACTGATATTGCTGCAGCATCAACCTCTGACCTATGGTTAGAATTAGGAACAACTGCATCACCAACTTCAGTTTATGAAGGATGGGTAAACCTTTACAATGAAAACTCACCAGTTTATATCGGTGCAGTTTTCCCAAGAGAGAGTGAATGTCTTGCAGCTTCAGGAACAACTGCTGCTGGAGCTCACCAAGCCGGTGCAGCACTTCAGTTTGTATTCCCAAAAGCTATGGGCGATGCAGTTATGCTAGATCCAGATAGTGGATCAACTCATACATTCTCTGCCCCAATCGATACTTTCATCGTTTCAGGATATACTGGATCTCAATCTCCACAAATTGTTGGGGAAGAGTCCGGTGGACGTGGTAAACCACTGTTCACAGTATATTCACAATCCGATGGAGAATATGCAAATAAATCAATCAAGGTTGAAATTGCAGATATCGATGATACTGAATTTACTTTCTCTCTACTTGTTAGAGATTTTAGTGACACAAATGCTCAACCAATCATATTGGAAAAATTCACTAAGCTTTCATTAACTAAAAATTCTGATAGCTATATTGAACGAGCAATTGGTGACAATGTAGATGAAGAAATTGCTTCCTATACATTGATTTCAAATTACATTTATGTGCAATGTGCACAAAATGATACAGGTCAACTGAGTAACAATCTTCCATATGGTTTTAATGACCATGTTGGATCTGCTACTGAGTTTGGCAATTTCCCTGAATTGGGAATGAACACAACTTATGGCTCTGCATCTATTCGTAGACAATCACTTGGACTGAGTGTTGAAGACACTAATCTCGATTCTCTTATGGTTAATCATGGCTCACAACGTAACATTGGCTCAACTGGAGATACTTTGATTAAGGGATTCCACCTAAACAGTGGTGCTTTTGCAACTTATTATCAAACTGGACCAAGTGCATTGGGTAGCACAGGATATACAAAATTCAATTCGAAATTTGTTGTTCCTATGATTGGCGGAAATGATGGTTGGGCAAATGATGATACAGTAAGAGAACTTCTAAATCCAGATAACGCTCCTTCCACGGGTAGCACTGGTATTGCATATCAACGTGCATTTAATACTATTGCCTCAACAGAGGAATATGATATTAATTTACTGGCTGTGCCTGGTGTGGCTATCTCATCTGGAATTGGTGAAGCTGCTATTGATCTTGTACAAGCTCGTTAAGATTGCTTCTATGTTGGAGATATGCCGAACACTGCAGATTCTGCAGAAAGTGCAGTAACTAAGATTTCCTCATTGGATTCAAATTATGCTGCTACTTACTGGCCATATGTTAAAATCTATGATTCTGACACACGTGAAGAAGTGCTAATCCCACCAACACCACAAGTGCTTGAATCTATTGCATATACAGATCAGAATTCATATCCATGGTTTGCACCAGCAGGTATGAACAGAGGGCTCCTGAGTGATGTTATTCGTACTGAATATAAATTGACTCAGGATGACCGCGATACTTTGTATGCAAGTAAGATTAATCCTATTGCCACTTTGCCTGGCCAAGGCTATGCAATTTGGGGTCAAAAGACTCTTCAGACAAGAACAACTGCACTTGATAGAATCAACGTTCGTAGAATGATGATCTATGTAGAAAAGATTATTGCTGGTGTTACTTTGTATCTCGTATTCGAACAAAATGATGCTAAGACTAGAGATCGTTTCCTGAATATGGTTCAGCCTATTCTTGATCGAGTTAAAATTAAGCAAGGTCTTTATGACTTTAGAGTTATCTGTGATGAAACTAATAACTCACCTGACATGGTAGATCGAGGACAAATGAACGGTGACATCTGGCTGAAACCAACTAAGAGTGCGGAAGCAATCAAAATTGGATTTAACTTGATGAGCACAGGAGCTTCATTCGACGAAGTCGAAGGTTAAATAAATTTGGGGGATCGCAAGGTCCCCCAATTCAATAAGCTAACAATTGAAAGGAATGAGAAATGAAAAAATCAGAACTGAAAGAGATCATTAAAGAGGTAATTCAAGAAGAAGTTTCTCCAAAAAGAGAAAAACTAGCTGAAAAATTGTATGAAACTTTTCTGAAATCATTGGCGAAAAATAAAATGTATTATGATTCACATCATGGAGAACTCACAATAAAAGATGAAGAAACTGGTGATGAATTATATTGGATAAGTTAACAAAAATAACACCTGAAAGGTTATATAAATGAACGATCAAAACAACATAGCAAATATTAGACCGGTGAGCTCCTCAACTGAATTCGAAATTCCATTCGATATAGTTGAGTTGCCTTCAAAAGGTTTAGTTTATCCAAAAGGTTCAAAGTTACATGGTAAAGACTCTCTAGAGGTTCAATATCTTACCGCGACACAAGAAGACATCTTAACGTCTCCGAATTTAATTCAAACCGGTAAAATGATTCCTGCACTTATCAAAAGTGTAATGAGGGATAGAACAATCGATGTTAATGAATTGATTCTAGGAGATAGAAACACAATTCTGATTTGGCTTCGGTCAACCGGATATGGTGCAGATTATCCCGTTCGATTGCAATGCAGTGAATGCAATGCACAATATGAATATGAATTTGACTTGTCAGCTTTTGATATCAAAACATTAGCTGTAACACCAGATGAAAATGGATATTTTTCATTCACTCTTCCAGTTACAAAAAAAGAGATTAAATTTAGATTTATGACTGGGAAAGATGAGTCTGAAATTGCAAATGCTATTTCCTCTCGTAGAAAGAAACTTAAGAGTCAGATAGATCCATCCCTTACAATGAAGATGCAAAAGCTAATTCAATCAATTGATGGTAACGAAGACAAAGGCGACATTCGTAAATTTATTGCAATGATGCCAGTTAAAGATTCAAAAGCATTTCGTCAATATCTATTAGAGATTGAACCTGGTGTAGAAATGAAACAAGATGCTGTATGTTCTTCATGTGGGGAAGTAACCGAGGAGGTTGTGCCTATCCAGCCCAACTTTTTTTGGCCTGACTCCTGAACATAAACAATATTTATTAGAAGAATTATTTCAATTGGCCTTCCATGGGAAAATAAGTATGGGAGAAGCACAACGACTTCCAGTTTATCACCGAAAATGGTTAATCAATCGAATAATAAAAGAATACAAATCAATCAATGAAAAACAAAGACTTGCTATGAAAGGAAAATAATAATGGCAGAAGGAATTTATAGCTCACATATGAGTTGTTGGGAAAGAAATAAAAAGGGACTGAAAGCAGATAATGCTGGTCCAACAACAATCAAAGAGGATGTTGAACAGCCAGTTGCACCTACGGTAATTGGTGAAGTTGTTCATGCTCCATTGGTACCCGTACTTAATGAGGTTGATGAGTCAGAAGAAGATTCAGAAGAAGCTCCTATAGTTTATGGTATTGCTGATGAAGAAGGCTATTTGGCATTTGATGGTAAAACATGGAAAACCAAAAAAGGCGTTGAAGCTGCTTTTAAAAAAGTAGACGAAGGTGTTGGATTTTACATCATTGAAGTACCTGCTTAATAACCCCAATTGGGCAAGATCAAATGGTCTTGCCCTTTTTTGTCTCCAATAATAATCTAAGCTTTCTACTCACTACACTTCCCATATTGACAATATCATATTCCCATATACGTATCAATTCAAAGCCCCACGCCTTGGCAAGGTTGTCCTTGTAAGCATCGTTTTTGAGATTCTTCTTTTGCATCTTATTGATTGGGCCCTTTGGATATTTCCTTGGATTGCAATGATAATAATCACCATCAACCTCAATAAGAATACCATAGTCGGGGAGATAGAAATCGTAAATTTTGTCTTTGAGGATATGTTGAGCCTTGAATTTGATTCCAAGTTCAGTCAGCATTTTGGCAAACTTTGTTTCAAGGCCATTCATTTTTGCTTTGGAGTGTTTGAAGATCGAGCTCTTCTTTTTTAAGCGCCTATAACTCTTCTTTTTCATGGAACCTCATTCTGTGCTAAACTTTGTTGCCTGGGTCTATATGTTACTATGAAAGAAAACAAGTGCGCTCTAAGAATTTAAAACGCACTTGTAAGTTGTTTGTTAACAATTAATAAGAAAGGACTGCCCTGTCATATCTTAAAGTCACAGACACATTCAGCAAACCATCGTTAGTCATATCAAGCTCACCGAAGTCAGCATTGGTAATAAACGCACCATAGATAATCCACTTTTCAACTTCTTCTCCAGTTGGATCAAGAATCTTAAGTGTCAGATCTTTCTTGTAATTGGTTGCGTAACCCATTTTACCAGTTGAAGATTCAAAGTGCATTCGGATCCAATCCATCACCTTTTGGGAGGTGGAAGGACCAATCACATCAATGAAGGTAATATCCATTGGTTCAAAAGATACGTTACCAGCCATATAGGTATGAGTATTCATATATTGAATATCAATTTCATTGAAGGTCATTTTTGGTCGACCAGCAGTTTGAACCATCCATTCAGCAAAATCTAAATCAGCTGGGAACTCCAGCACAAACAGGTTGGAAGTCTTCGGTTGAAGATCTACAGGTATTGGTCTCAACATTTCAGCCATTATATTCTCTCTTTCTATAAGCTAATCAGCATTATGTTTCATTTATCAGTTATAAATACCTGTCAAACTATATGAATCAAATATTTATTATGACAACACAGAGGTTAATCTATGGAAACTAATTTTAGTAATAATGAAGGCTTTTCGGGCTTCATACAATCGACAACTAAATTCAGCGCATCTATCGCGACATTCGTTACTGGGGTGGATGCATTTAATTCAGGTAATGTCAATTTTGTAAGTACACTTAAGACTTGGGGAAAAACATTTTCACTTACGAGCTTAATTGCTGCCACTGAAAAAATAGCCGGAAGATATTTGGACGCAAGAGTTGATCTTACTAAATCACTGAGTTTAGTTGGAACAAAAAAAGATAAAATGATGGATCTGATCCAATCCGAAAGGGAGTCGTTATTATTATATGGTGTAACAATAAAAGACACCAGCGAGATTATGAAGGGTCTAGTCCGGGAATTTGGGACCATTGATTTAGCTACTAAAGAAGATGGTTTGATTAAATCAACTGCTCTCATGGCAAAAGGATTTCACACAACAAATGAGGCAATGGCGGAAGTTGTTGGTAAGTTTAGTGTATTAAATGGGATGGACAAATTAGGCATTGAAGGTGCGATGGGCTCCCTTGCCGCAACAGCCGATGCAGCTAATGTTTCCTCCGCCGCAGTATTTGATAATCTTAAGTCTGCGTCCAATATGATGTATTTGTTTAATATGAAGGGGGATGACGCGGAAAAGAAGTGGGCAAAAATGGGAACAACCATGACAGCCATGGGCGTGAATATGGGATCGGCCATTGATGCATCTCAAGAATTTAGAAACGTTGGATCTGCTGTTTCAAAGTCGGCTGAATTATCCGCGTTGGGAATTCAACTTGGTCCAACAGCATTGATGCAACAGGCTTATGATCCGACTAATATTGATAAAAACATGTTTAATGTGTTTGGCCAAATGGAAGGTAAAACTGAGGCGGAAAAATTTGCAATATCCCAAAGTGCATCAGGTGCGTTTGGAATGAGTAGAGATGAATTTATGTCTGCATTTAGTAAAGCCCAAAACTTTGATCAATTTGATGCAGTAATAGCTGGAAATGCTGACGCTATAAAAGCCTGGGAAGAGCAAACTGAAGAAGCCAAGCATTTCAGTGAGAGATTAGATTCTTTGATTGAAGTTGTAGTTAAAGATCTTATTGATCCATTTATGGCCCCATTGGTTGAAACCCTACAGTCCATCTTTGGAGCACTTACATCTGGGCCAGGTATCATAGCATTACAGGGAATTGCTGGAATTGTTGGAGGAATGTTTTTACTTCAAAAAGCAAAACAGGGAGTTGATGCTATTGGTGGATTGATTGGCGGCGGTGGTCCCGCCGGTATGAGAAATATGTTAGCAAATGGTAGAGTTGGTTCATCCGTAATTAGAGGACTAGGAAGTAAAAATAAATTTGTTCGAGGAATATCTGGTTTTGGTTCTAAACTCTTAGGTGGCGGTAGCGGAATGGCTGGTGGAGGTGGCATGCCAGGTGGAGGAATGCCAGGCGGTGGAATGCCAGGCGCCGGAGGGCCTGGTGGTGCTGGAGGAATGTTCCAAAATATGTCAGGGTCAGGATTAATCAAAGGTGCAGCAGCAATGGTAATTATGGCGGGAGCTATGTTCTTGATGGCAAAAGCACTGAAACAATTTGAAGGACTCGATTGGAAAACCCTCGGAATGGCTGGAGCAACATTAGTTGGAATGACCGCAGCATTTGTTGCAATTGGAATGGTAATGAGTTCCGGTGTTGGAACCGTTGCTATCCTTGCAGGAGCAGCGGCTATAGTGATTCTAGGAGTTGCTATGATCCCAGCAGCTTACGCGATGAAGATATTTGGAGATGCTGCTATCAAAATGAGTGCAGCAGTTAAACCTCTATTAGAAATAATTACGGGTGGGCTTTTATCTGCATTCACTGTTTTGAGTGATACCGTCGTAAGAGTTTTCCAAATCATATCAGACTCAATTCAACCATTTGGGAATATGGTTGGAAATATGGTTACTAAAGTTGGGATGGCTATTCAACCTCTATTGGAAATGTTCACTGGAGTATTTCTAACTGGCTTCCAAACTTTAAGTAATACGATTATAACCGTAGTTCAAACTATGACTGGAGCAATTGAGCCATTTGGGAATATGGTTACCAAGATTTTTGGAGCTATAAGTGAGGGATTTAATTCTACAATTTTGACAATGACTGATTCAATAAAGGGATTAGCTTCTGGAGAATTTGATTATATGGGTGCAGCCAAGGGAATTGCTGCAATGGGTCTAGCGGTTGGTACTTTCGGAACTGTAACTGCTGGAGCTGGTTTAGCAAAAGGAGCTGCAGATAAAATTAGTGGATTATTTGGAATGGATGAAAACGCATTCAATCCAATCGAAGGACTAGGTAAGGTCGCCAAACAATATGTAACTCCTCTTCAGCAAACAGGAGTTGCTATTCAGAATATTGCTGATGGGATGGAAAGAATTTCAAAAGTGAATGAATTGGGCAACCTAGCTATTGACAGTAATGTAAACTCAAGCAGTGGACGAATGTTGGAAGCAAATATTAGAATTGATATGAATGGAACAAAATTAGCGGAACAACTAGAACACATCTGGGCAGGAGATAAGAAATAATGGGATTTCCAAATGAAGCAGTAAAACGGGTTAGAAAAATACGCCATTCTTATGACATGGCTATGGCATCTGAACGTGAATATGAGAGACAACGACAAAATAACCACACAAAAGTAATCCAAAATGCAATTGAATCTGTAGTTGGACGAGGTTTAGGAATGATTGGTAACGCGTCATTTTCCAGTATGAGATCTGACAATTTTGGATTGGATAATATTGGTGCACCAGATTTAATTCCTCCTAGACCAATTGGACCTCTGGAAGAAATGCCATTGTCCAGTGTGATTAGTGATTCAATTAGACTTCAAAACGTTTTGAAAAATACTCAGGTTGCTGCAGAGCACAGACTTCGCGTAAAAACCGAACTTAATAAAAGAGCAAGAAGAATTGTTTCTGCGACGGGTGAAGAAGTACTATTTGGTAACACAATCAAGAACACAAAAACAGAAGCTAACATTATTGACTCTGTAAAGAATTTAAATGCACTGGAAACCAATGCCCGTGAAGCTAGTATGAAGAAAGCAAAACGTATTGTAGCTGAAACTGGTGAAGAACGAATCTTTTCAAATCAATATAATTCAGCTCAACACTACACACTTGAAATGAATGAACCTAAATTTGAATTTATAATCGAAAATTTGGCCTTGCCTGGTGACGGAAAAATGAGATTTCCTGCTAGAATATCCAGATACAATGAGTCAAATGGTGCTAGCTGGGATGGCATTTCTTATGTGAATGGAATAGAAGATAAATACATTTATCAGAGAGGCGACAAATCGTTTGATTTAGAATTTTCTCTTTTTGTTGCAAAAGACGAATCAACAGAAGAAGATATTTTTGCACAAGAGAATCTATGTCGTCAAGCCTTTGGTTTATATCTTGAATTTCTAAACAAGATTAATCGTCCCAGACTTTCGTCAAATAATCACATTGCTGCAGTACCCCATTGCAAACTCACATTGGGACAATTAATTATTGCTCAGCTTTGTATAATTGAAAGCGTCAATATTGCATATGACCCTGATGTTTGGGAATACACTCCCGGAAAACAGGCGCCATTATTTGCAAATATTTCCTTGACCGGAAAATACATTTTCGGATCACCTAATGTTGAAACGAAATTTTATGGAGAAGCTTATGAATAGGCCAACAGTTTTAAAACCAATTAAATTCAGAGACACAGATATTCACATTGAATTTAATAATGTGGACAGGCTGGATTTGATTTCATATCGAATTTATAAGGACCCATCATATTGGTGGATAATTTTACATGCAAACGGATATTCGATTGAATTTGATATTGAAGAAGGCGAATTAATTCGTATTCCATATCCGCTAGACGATGCAATCAGTGACGTTATGGCAATATAATGAGATACACCGAAGTTACATTTAATGCGTTTGATGGTGATTTTGTGCTGATTGGTAATCAGAGTCAAGTTTACAAGGATATGGAAGTTGGAATCAGCAACTTATCGATTAAAGTTGCGAGTCAATCTATCATAGCATCATTCAAATTAACAATACCAAATATCATTATCGGAAATAATTCTAAAATATACGAAGCCAACGTTAAACGACTGTTTGATTTGCGTAATAATTGGGAAATTAATATTGATGGACATGTAAGATTTAAGAATATGCGAACTTTTGAATCAACTCTTGAATATTCTGTTTCATCAAAGGGAGTCGAAATTGATTTCACTCTGCATGGCGCATTATATTCTGCCTTAAATCATATTCGGATTGGAAATCTCACTTTTAAAACCCCAGAACCAGATGAAAAAATAACTTTGGAATGGGCTGTCACTGAATTAATGAGAGCATCAAAAGAACGAATCAGATTTTATGTAGAAAACAGTAATGCAGCTATAGATGCTAAAGCTGTAACCCCTCGTTTATTAAGTGATGAAGAAATTTATGAACAGATTAATTCACCAAACATCAGAACGAAGGATAGTCAAGAATATAAAGATATGATGGCTACTCCAAAAAGTCAGAGACGAGTTACTGAAGATTACAGACCAATTAGAGATGATGAAAATCCACTATTGAATTTTAAGGAGTCTGCAATTCCAGACTTAGCCGACATGGACGTTATTGTGATTGCAAAAAATGAAAGTTCTGCAAAAACAGAATATAGTGCCGTTTGGGAAACTGAATTAGATCAAACAGGTGAGATTAGAAACATCACAAATGAAGGTGAGCGCGAGGCAAAAACCTCTGCTGCTGCATTACTTGAAGCAATTTTAAGAGATGAAGGCCTACAATTAATCCAATTACCTTATATTGAAATGGGTGGACCCTCGAATATTCTGATTATTCCTTTAACTGCAATAGCAGGTGGGGCATATAAGGAATTCACGCGTCAAGGCGCCGGGCAAACGGCAACTTTTACCTTAAGATCGCAAAAAATTCCCAGAATTGATTTACTTTCCACCAATAATGGTGTACTATCAGTAGGAGCCTCCACAACAAAAGGCAGAGAAAGTCAGGCATCAGTCATGCAATCATATAATATTGCATTTCAAAATAATGATGAAACTGACGGTAAAGAAACTGAAAAGTCTATTTACAATATTCTGGAACAAACGGCAAAAACGATCACAATTGATTCAATTGGTTTGCCTAGGTTAAATTATTATGCATCCTATTCGATTGAATTTATTGGATCGATGTTCACGGGCACATATAAGGTTATTGACTTTGAACATAAAATCGACGGGAACAAATTCACGACTTCATTTGAAGCGGTACGAATCGATCCTTCGGTGGGTAAAAGCTCAAGTGAAGCTAAAGCAGAATACAAAAAAGACAATTCCAAAAACAAAGACAATCAGGACGATGAGTCAGATTGGACAATTCCTCCGACAGATACAATTTCATGTCTTAGTGGCCCACAGGGCAAAGAATGGGAACGTATTGAATATGAGGATCTAAGTGAAAAACCACTTTGGAAGCCGCCCACAAAAATAGAGTAGAGGAAAATAATGGTTATTTGCAACATAATAGTTGAAAGAAAAACTGAATTAACTGAGTCCCTTCCAAGTTTTGTCAATGTATGTGATAAGCATTGGAAGGTTATGGATAAACTTCCCACACTGATTTATGGTTATAGATTGGCCAAAGAATTATATCCAAATGACTTAAAAGTTGGTCAACTATACTTAAGACAATTGATACAGTGGAGCTACACTGAAGAAGAAATGCAATCGGAATGTTGGTTGAATGATTTTATTGATGAATCTGTGGCCAAGCATCTTCAGTGTAGTGAACACTCTATTGACGTTTTATTTGACCATAGGAATTTTGATATTGGATCCTTCATTTCAGGATTATCTGAATTTCCATTGGTTCATGCTGGCGCCCATGAAATATATGTAGCTGAAAAGCGAGAATCCCAAGTTATCGTTCACTCTTTCCAAATGGACAACTTAAGGTATGCAGAAATAGACCCCGAGGCATTTTTCATTCAACTTGTTTCCGAATTAGATTCCCAGTGCATTTTATTTTCCACTGATGAATTTATGGAAAGTATGTTCGCAAAACCTCCACTGTCATTTCAGGACCTACTTTTAGCAAAAAATGGAACGGAAATAACATTCAAGGAAATAATAACTACCTTTTCACCTCACGTAAATGAATTCAAAAAGGAAATGCTGTTAGCATACGTTCTTCGACACCCTCTTTACTCTCCAACACTTTTCAAACACTTTATTTAGGCGTGGTTTTTCCACGCTTTTTTATTCTCCCCGTCCATCCATCATATGTTAGCATTACTTTAGGCATTGGTTTAAACCCTCACCAAAAAACAATACATTAAGTGGGGGTCTGGGAGCAATACAATCCTCACCCGTATGTCACCTCACAATGAATAATCAACTATTTTGGTTTATTTGTCAGAAAAGGTTTACATTTCATAGAAAGTCGATATAATGGGGATAAGGGCGAAGGGCTTCAGGAGCACTAGGGCACACTGGACATCTGCACATATACACTATACACTAAACAAAACAAAGGAGAGAAAATGAATGAAGAAAAAGAGAATTATAATAGGCTCATTAAAGCTTCTCAAGCTGAAAAGATATTAGGATCATGCAAAATACATATTGATGTTTCGAAATTATCCATCTTCAATCAAGTAAATCCATCAGATGAAAAAATGGCTTACTATTTGGCTGCAAAGGACACTGGATTTATTTCAACGAAGTATGCTTCCAGAGGTAAAATAACTGCCAGAATGTTCACCACTCCAAATAATCTGAATCTGATCACTCTTTCTGATAGTGAAATTTTAAAGTGCATCGATTCCAGATTTGATCCAGGTTATATAGTTGAAATCGATTATTCTTCATATGAGTTCGGGATTGCTTGTGGTCTCATGGGTTTTACTGATTTTGATGGTTTAGACGTTCACCAAATGGTTGCAGAGGAATTGAAAATAGAAAGGAATAAAGCTAAGAAATTGGTTTATGCAATGCTTTACGGTATGTCAGATTCAAATCTTGCAAATATTGTCACTCCATATCAAATTGACAATCTAACGAGTTTATTTATGGAATTCCTAAACGCTAAAAATGAATACTTGATATCACTTGAGTCTCAATTTGATACTTCTCAATACGTTACCAATGTCTTTGGAAGAAAGATTTACCCTAAACACAAAGGGAACATATTTAATAATGTAATTCAAACAACTGGCTCAGATATTATGATTGATACGGTTATTAGAATTAAAAAACTTGAAAAATTTAACATATTATTTCACCGTTTCGATTCATTATACTTTGATTTCACAAAAGACGATTTATACAAATCACTTAGCACTTTAATAGAAGCTATGAATCAAAGTGAATTGGAGGTGAATTTTAATTTACAGACAGCGGTTTACGTAGGTAAATCAGCTCACAATTTAAAAAAGCTAAAAATGAAATGAAATTTACCCTACTTTTGTCCTTTGTCGAAACTGAAAAGCTTTATGACGCGATCGATCAAATTTCCAAAACCCTAAATATGGATCCAAATTATATTTTCGTATTTAAATCAGATCATCTAGACGGATATATCCTGACATTCAATCTGAACCCAAATAAAAGTAATATCCAGTATTCTGCGATTTGGCCAAATACCATTTCTATTCACAGAAAAAAGCAAACCAACACCCTGTATTCTTTGAATGCTATGAATCAAATGATAAAAAATGAGAACAATGGGGTATTTAAATCGGGGTATAAATTAAATTGGGAAACCTTAAATAACTCACTTTTAATTGTGAAAAACAATAGGTTAGAGATATTTAGACTAGACAAAATCAAAATAAATAGATAAAAATATTTCTTTTTGGTTTACATTCAACGACAAACATGATACAATAAGAATCATCAACGACACACTAGTGTCACTCAACGTAACAAACACATCGTTACAATTTAACAAAGGAGTATCCCACATGGATATGAAAGCACTGGCCGCAAGACTCGGAAAACTACAAGACAAAGGTTCTAAAGGAAGTTGGTTCAAACCCAACGAAGAAGATCAACAAGTTCGAATTCTCCCTTACCCACATGCAGACGGACAAATGAGTTTCATCGAAGTGTTTTTCCACTATGATGTTGCAGGACACCGTTCTATTTGTTGCCCAGAAAAAACACCTGGCATCGAAGGAAGCTGTCCAATCTGTAAACTTGCAGATGAGTTTAAGAATATGGGCGGAAAAGACAACTGGTATATTTTCAGAGCATTAGAAGCTAAACTTCGTACGTATTCTCCAGTTATTGTGAGAGGCAAAGAAGCCGAAGGCGTTAAGCTTTGGGGATATGGTAAAACCATTTATGAAAGCCTTATGGAAACGTGTATCGAAGAGGGTGACATCACTTCAATTGATGAAGGCCACGATTTGACTGTAAAGCAAATCCCTGCCGGAGCACCGGGAAACGATTCAACATATCCAAAACCTGTTTGCAATGTAAAGTTCAAACCTTCTTCTGCTTTCAAAACGAAAAAAGAAGCAAAGGACACTGTTGCAACAATTCCCAATTATCTTCAAGATGAAAACATTTTCAAGTTCTTGGATTACGCAGCACTTTGCGACGTAGTTGAAAAACTTAATAATGAAGGAACCACTACAGAAGAAACTGATTACTCAGCTCTTCCAAGTGATGAAAATCTTACCTTTGGGAAAGACGACACCCCTGCAGCTCCAGTAGCTAGCAACGATAACTTAGAAGCTGAACTCGACGATCTTTTAAGTTAGGGGTAAAAAATGACTATCAAGAATATTTCGACGATTCGGGGAACTGGATTTAAGAATCTCGATGGGTCATTGGTTACTATTATGGAACAAAGGGACGATGGCACAGTAGCTGTCGTCCCTTTCGGACATACTGATTTTAAACCAATCATCATTGATTCCCGTTGTATTCAACAGATTGACGACCGCGAAACTTACTCGTACACTTTCAAAATTTCTAAACACAAATATTCAAAAGATAATTCCTCCGTTGAGGTTGAATCGAATACTGTAGAAATTCCAAAGGCTTTACGTGATGTTCCAGTTGCAACAATTATTGAATACCTTACCAACCACCTTCAACCGCTATTAAAGCTCGAATAGGTTTAATATGGCAAAAAAAATTAATTTTGAAGACGAAATGATAGATTCGTTAGTTTCATCATTCACTAAGAAGTCTTCAAATGCTACCGCCGGCTACGTCTGGCAATCATCAGCAAATATCAAACAATATATTTCTACTGGAAATCCAATTCTCGATATGATTTTATCAAACAAGAGAAATGGCGGATGGCCTGTAGGTAGGCTTTCTGAAATTGCGGGCGGTGAAGGAGCGGGTAAATCTTTACTTGCTGCTTACGCACTCAAGAACACTCAGGAAATGGATGGCGTTGCTATTCTCATCGACACTGAACATGCTGCTTCAATGGAAGTTTTAGAAGAAGTTGGCGTTGATGTTAAAAAATTAGTATATCTCCAAATTGGAACAGTTGAAGATGTTTTTGCAGCAATGGAAACTATTGTTGGAAAAGTAAGTTCAGCTGGACGAAAGAAAGATACACCAATTACGATCGTTTGGGATTCAGTTGCTGCCACATCAACAAAAGCTGAAGTAGAAGGAAACTACGAACAGCAAACAATTGCAATGGCTGCTAGGATAATCTCAAAAGGACTTAGAAAATATATTCCAATTTGTTCAGTTCATAATGTATGCTTGATTTTCACGAATCAATTAAGAGCAAACATTGGAACATTTGGACACGGTGATAAAACGACTACACCAGGTGGAGCGGCAATACCATTCCATGCCAGTATTCGTTTACGTCTTTCTCATTACAAGAAAATTTCAGACCCAAAAACAAAAGACATGATGGGCCGTGAAATTAAATGTGAAGTGAAGAAAAACAAGATCGCTCCTCCAATGAGAACAACATATCACACTATTCGTTGGGGTGAACGTCCCGGTGCATGGTTTGATATTCCGTCAACTCTTTGGGAAGCAGGAATTACATCTGGTGTTTTCAAAAAAGTAACTGCTATGAAGCAGAGTTTTGAAACTGCAGATGGAAAAACTGTTGAATTCACAAAGAAGTCTTTCGCCGACTTAATCGAAGATAAAAATTTCTACGAAGAGCTAATTGATGCTCTGGCTGGATTTTATATTATCACACCTAAAAATGCACCAACAATGGAAGACGCGATCAAAGAAGACGTGGATTCCATAGAAGGAGAGTGATTCCTACTATTGGGTCGGGATATGTATTATTGAACGAAGGGAAATTCAATGATAGTATACAAGACAACAAATTTAGTGAATGGTAAGATTTATGTTGGTCAAACCAAAAGAGATGACAAAAATTATATGGGTTCAGGGGTAAGACTACAATATGCCATTAAAAAATATGGTAAAGAGAATTTTATTCGAGAAACTCTAGAAGTCTGCAAAGACATAATCTCATTAAATGATTCTGAAATATATTGGATAAAACTTTTAGACGCAAGGAATCCCAATGTTGGATATAATTTTTTATCTGGAGGTCAAAATGGCAATACAAGATCAACAGGTCCCCGAAAGCCAATGAGTGAAGAACAGAAACAACAGATTAGTAACACTTTGAAGGGAAGGAAACTGAGTGCTGAAACTCGTAAAAATATGAGTGAGGCATTAAAACTTACATGGAAAGATGGAACTAGATCAAGAGAGCATATACAATCCTTAGGTGGCAGTAAATCTGGATGGAAACATACTGAGGAAGCTAAGAAAAAAATTGGTGATGCAAATCGAAATCGAAGCCATAAATCTGGATGGAAACATACTGATGAAGCTAAGAAAAAAATTGGTGATGCCAATCGAAAACCAAAAAATAAACCCTAATGAAAGAATAATAACATGAACAAACCACACAACTTTTTAATCACCCTGAAAATGGATGGAAAAATTATCGCCACTCGCAACACGGAAGTTGTGGAGTACAATGATAACGTAATCTATTCTCTTCGCCTGAATCAGTTGATGACTGAAATGGGCGAATTAATTACTGAAGCAATGAAGGATAAGAGTATCAATGATGCTCAGAGACAATTGGCCCGCGGGTGGTATCGCTAATGAAACGTAGGATCTTACTGGTTGATTTCTACAATCTTTTCATAAGGAACTTTCAAGCAGTTAGTTTGACAAATGAAAATGGCGAGCATGCAGGCGCCGTGGTTGGATCTTTGAGAAGTTTAAAATCCATCATCACAAAAATCAATCCAACTGACGTATATGTACTTTCTGATGGGCCTAATTCGGCCCTCAGAAGGAAAATGATGCTCAAGGAATACAAAGGCAATCGTAAGAAGGAATGGAAAAAAGGTGCATGTCGTGCATATGATTTTCTAAATGAACAGGAACAAAAAGATAACTGGTCAATGCAGAAACAAAGGGTGTTTGATTACTTGGATAATCTTCCAATTAAATTCATGGACATCCCTTATGTTGAAGCAGATGATATCATTGCAGAAATTGCGAATACAAAAGCAAATGAAAATACTCAAATGTTCATATATTCCAGTGATGCAGATTATCATCAATTGATCGATCCTAATATCGTCTGTTTTAATCCAATCACTAAAAAATTATGGACTGAAGATACCTTTTTTGATAAACATGGGATGATTCCCGATAACTATATTTACCTCAAAACAATACAGGGAGATGCAAGTGACAACGTTATAGGCATCAAAGGTATTGGAGCTAAAACGTTTATGAAAATGTTTCCTGAACTAGCGGAAACAAAGATCGAGAATCTTGATGAGTTATTTGATCTCTGTCAGCATGCAGTTGACAGCAAAGCCAAAAAACACACGCCCAGTACAATCAAAAAGTTTGAATCTATTTTGGAATCAAAAGAACAATTGCGGATAAATTATAATGTCATGCAATTGAGCGAAGTGGATATCAGTCAACAATCTCGGGATCTCATATCAAATCTTTGGGATCGAGATATAAATAAATTTAACAAAATGCAACTCAAACGCATGTTCTATGAAGATGGGTTTCATTCACTTAATCGACAGTTTTTAGACTGGTCGAAGGTCTTTATGAAGATCGCACTATATGGGAGTAAGAAATGAACAGCAAACAATTTAAAATCGGAGTAGCAATAATTGCTATAATCACAGCAGGAATTATCATGGCGATAGTTCAACCTGTTTCACCAGTATTGGCCGGAACGCCAGTTCAAGGTGAATTTGGGGTTATGGGAAATTTTGACTTCAATGGAGATAATGAGGATATTTTTATCCAACATTTAGGATTGAGTATGGATGCCGACAACGCGTTTGTTTCAATTATAATGGATAGGACTGAAGAATTCGAATTGGATGAAGCCTATGTGAAAACAATGTGGCAAGATATAGAATGGCAACTTGGAAAAGTGTATGTACCTTTTGGATTCAAAGACTTAGATAATCCAATGAAGTCGGTTTTTATTGTCCAACCTCGGACTGATTATCTCGATTATGGTTTACATTTGGCAACCAAATATGATATAATGAACCTTCAAGGAACATATATTGATTCCGATAATTATAGTTTACAAGGCTCACTCAAGTTATTCGATGGCGGAGAAATCATTTCGGTCAGTTATGCGGATAGCGAGCAATTGATGACTTGGTCAATTAACAATGAATTCTATTATCAATCACTATTATTTAACTTCTCAAATGTAATTGAGTATACACCTGAAAATGGAAATATCTGGACACGAAGTGTAATTGCTCCTGGAATTCTAGATGTTGTCGGTTTGACGGTAGGTTACTATGATATTGATTCAACGGATTTAACCCTTTGGGATTACGATATGGACCAAGCATTTACTTATGGGTTCTATTTTGATATTGGCGAACAGGCAACTGTGTCAACGGAATGGAAAACTGGAAAATCAATTAATATGCCAACAATTAAAATCACCTCTACCTTTTAGGAGGAACAGATGACCTCATTTGAAAAGTTCGGTCAGAACTTTCAGTCAAAAATTTTACACCATTTGGTTACAGATTCGGAATTTGCTCTGCAGATTATTGAAATTTTAAAACCAGAATTTTTCAGTCATGAGACCCATCAAACGATTTATAGAATTGTCCTATCGTGGAATAGAAAATATGAATCTCTTCCCTCATTCGATAATATAAGAACGCTGGTGATGAAGTTGTATAAAGACGATGACATCACCAGCGAATTTATGGAAAATTTTGTAAATGAATTAGAGTTCAAAACTCAGACGATGGATAAAGCTCATGTGATTGATGAAGCAGTAGAGTTTTGCAAACAGCAGGCATTTAAAAATGCTATTCTAACTTCGGTTGACTTATTGAAGAATGAAAAATACGATGACATTTATGCAATCATTCAAGGTGCTACTTCAGCAGGAATAAAAAAAGATATTGGCCATGATTATTTCACTGACGTTAATAAGCGATTGATGGAACAACGTTTCCCCGTCCCAACCGGATGGCGGATGATGGATATGGAAATCGCAGGAGGATTAGCCGCAGGTGAATTGGGTTTGATTCTTGCCGGAACAGGTGTTGGTAAATCAATGATTCTTGCTCACTTTGCTGCAGAAGCATTCAAAGCGGGTAAGAATGTTTTGTATTACACTTTAGAGTTATCAGAGAAAATGGTTGGGTTGAGGCTGGATGCAAAACTTGCAGGAATTCCTCTTACCAATTTATTGACTGATACTGGCGGTGCACTTCGAAATAGGGTAACAAACGAATTAAACAAAATCAAAAAGAAACACCCACATAATCCTCGATTGATAATCAAGGAATACCCAACGAAGACGGCATCAATTCAAACAATTAAGAATCACATTTTAACATTACAAAATGACGGCTTCAAACCGGATATAATTCTTGTTGATTATGCAGATCTGCTCAAGGCAACAGATCGTTACAGTGACAAACGATTTGAACTTGAAAGCAATACTGAACAGTTGAGAGGGTTGGCGGGAATCTATCAGGTTCCAGTTTGGTCGGCTTCTCAAACAAATAGAGATGGACTCGATTCGTCCATCAATGGTCTGAAAACTATTTCTGAATCTCTTGGAAAAGCAATGGTTGCGGATCTGATTATATCAATTGGACGTTCTCAGAGATTAATTGACGAGGAACGTGCATGTTATTATTTAGTAAAATCACGACTGGGAAGAGACAAAGTTGTCTTCTCCGGTCCATTCAACACTTCCCTTTTGAATTTTGATATTGATGAAGAGGGTTATGATGAAGATGAACGGGGTGCAGATCGTAGAGACAATATGAACCGAGCAGTTAACAATGTTCTTAGTAATCCCGCAAACAATAATCTGAACGAGGTAATACGAAATCTCGATCTAGGCATAGGAGAAGACTAAATGGAGACTAATCTTTCGAGCGATATTTTATCAGACATAACAGTCCACATGAAATACGCAAAATATGATGAAAAGAAAAAGAGGAGAGAAACATGGCAGGAACTTGTAACCCGCAACCGAAAAATGCACCTCAAAAAATTTCCAGAACTAAAAGACGATATTAATTGGGCATATCAATTTGTCTTTGATAAAAAGGTTGTTCCATCAATGCGGTCAATGCAGTTTGCTGGAAAGCCAATTGAAATAAGCCCTAATCGGATTTACAATTGTGCATATACCCCAATGGACGACTGGCGAGCATTTCACGAGATTATGTTTCTATTACTTGGTGGGAGCGGCGTTGGCATCAGTGTTCAGCAACATCACATTGAAAAATTGCCAGAGATCACACATCCGAATTATAAGCGCAATCGTCGATTTTTAATTGGTGATTCAATTGAGGGTTGGGGTGATGCAATTAAGGTATTGATGAAATCATACTTCTATGGTGGTAGCAACATCCAATTTGACTTCTCAGATATTAGACCAAAGGGAGCACGTTTAGTGACGTCCGGTGGTAAAGCCCCTGGTCCCCAACCGCTAAAGGAATGCCTGTTGAAGATCAAGGGTATTTTACAACACAAGGATAATGGCGAGCAACTTACGTCTTTGGAAGTTCACGATATTACATGCTATATTGCTGACGCAGTTTTAGCAGGTGGAATTCGTAGAGCAGCTTTAATCTCATTCTTCTCGGCAAAAGATGGCGACATGCTTTCTTGTAAAGCTGGCCAATGGTGGGAAGCAAATCCACAACGAGGCCGTGCAAACAATTCCGTCGTTCTTATGCGATCAAAAATTACCAAAGACGTGTTTATGGAATTAGGAGAACGTATTGAGGCTAGTCAAGCAGGCGAACCCGGTTTTATCTTTACAAATGACAAAGAAATTCTTGGCAATCCCTGTAATGAAATCGCCCTTCGAAATAATCAAATGTGTAATCTAACTGAAATGAATGTTTCCGATATTGTTGATCAGCAAGACCTTGAAGACCGAGCTCGAGCAGCATCAATATTAGGAACGCTCCAAACAACATATACTGATTTTCATTATCTTCGTCCAGTGTGGCAACGCAATACTGAACGTGATGCTCTTCTTGGAGTTTCAATGACTGGAATTGGTTCGGGTAGAATTTTCCATTATGATGTTAAGGCTGCAGCAAAAATTGTGAAAGCAACTAATATTGAATTTGCAGAAAAAGTTGGAGTCAAACCAGCAGCAAGACTAACATGTGTTAAGCCATCAGGAACAAGTTCATTGGTTTTAAAAACATCATCTGGAATTCATGCTTGGTTTGCTAAATGGTATATCCGTAGAATGAGAGTTGCAAAGAATGAAGCAATCTACCAACACCTTATTAAACATCACCCTGAATTGGTTGAGGATGAATTCTTCAGTCCTCATGATACAGCCATTATTACCGTTCCCCAAAAAGCTCCCGACGGAGCAATACTTCGATATGAATCGCCATACGACTTGCTCGCAAGAATCAAAAAAATAAATAACGATTGGATTAATCCGGGTCATAGAACTGGTGCAAACCATCACAATATTTCTGCAACTGTTTCTGTTCCTGAAGGGGAATGGAATGGTATTTTTGAATGGTTATGGGAAAATAGAAATTGTTATAATGGAGTGTCGTTACTTCCTGAAGATGGCGGAACTTACGTTCAAGCTCCATTTGAAGAATGCACAGAAGAAAAATATAATGAATTGATGCAAGCTCTTACCAAGGTAGATCTTACGAAGGTTGTCGAAACAGAAGACAATACTGATCTCGGTGGTGAAATTGCTTGCTCAGCTGGAGCATGTGAAATAGTATGAAAGATGGCGAAATAATTAGCAGTCTATTGAGAAATCGACGTAGATTAATTCAAGAAGCAATAGAGAAGGAAATTGCAAAACACCCCGTAATACGTGTTTTTGATTCTGAATTGAAGCAAATTGATAGAATGTTACGGGATCTAAATAGTGACCACTTTGATGTAAATAATGGAGGCGAATGATGCTTTGTATAACAAAAGTTGAAGTGATGAATATTAAACATCCAACTTATGCTGAATTTATGCGTTGCAAAATGGAAGACCCATTGGCAATGAAGCCTGGTATCGAGGAATATTTTGAATGGGAACGAGAAATGGTCAACGGTACAATCTTTATGAATGCAAAGGGTGAACGAATTTGTATTGGAGCTAGTAAAGAAGTTGAGGAAGCTCTGGGATTACCATTTGAGGTTTTCAAAGAGCAAGATAAGATAATCAATCAACAGAGAAAAACGATTGAAAGTTTACACAATTATCATCGAATGTGGTCACACATGTCACCATGGAATATGGTTAAGCATGCAACAAGACGATGGTGGGATTTAAAAAGGGGAATAGTGGAGCCGATTTGGCACAGGACATTTGGAAATTATTATGTGATTGTGATATGAATGGATTAACAGTTGATCATGCTTTAAAATTAGTAGATCTATTTGAGGATCATGATTGTGATGTTATGGAAGAATGTACCTTCGTTGAAAAGATGTTAATTTATGATGAAGACAAAAGAGAATGGAGATCAAAATGAAGAAGCCAAATAAAAAAGCAGATAAAATCCGCCAACGTAAGTCGCTAAAAAGGGCTGCAGAGCGTAAACGTAAAGCAAAACAAATCCAAGAAGGGTTAAATGCCAAAAAGAATAATATTGAAATATTGAAACAACAGTCTTTTGATCAATATTTATCTCTGATAAAGGAACAATATGAAGCGGAAAACAAAACGACCGGTTAGATATAAACATCCAGTTGCAAAAGGAATGTTAGTTCAGTCAACCAATATGAATGATGCTCATGATACTGGAACAGTGTTAGAGTTCAATTATGGTAATAGACAGAAAAAAGGCCAAGTGGGTGGTTGGAAAAACGACCCTCGACCCTCTCTTTTGATTTTTCATGATGACGGATCAAAATATCTTGAGGGTGTGAATCTCAATTATCTCTCGTATTATTACGTAAAGAAATTGCAAGCACTATTGAAACGTTTTCCTGGTATCACCGGTGAAGAATTATATCTTGTGGTTAGCAAATCAGCTTCATATGCATTAAAAAAGGGATATAGAAAATATCTCAGACCAAGTGTTAAGTCCCCTCATAAATTAGTTATGGGTGAAAGCATTGAACATCTTAGAGATGAGCTTGGACGATTCACTGGAGAATATAGAGTGATAGGAATAAAGGAATAATATGTCAATTAGAAATGAAACCAAACGCATGCTTGTATTAGCGGGAATCCCCTTAAATGAAGCTACCGGCCCAGAAGAAAAAGAATCTATGAAAATCGGTGGATTGGGTTGGTTGCGAAAATCAAAGGACAGTAATCATGGTGGGCTAGAAGGAACGTTAACTATTTCAGGTAAAAATTTATCTGTTAAAGGGAATATGGGCTTTGCCTATTTTAAAGGGGATAATCTGATCATTCAAGACAAATATAAATTTGTGAATGTGACTGGTAATTTTATGGTTACGAATTCAAAAGTCACCTCTCTTGAGGGTGCACCAAAAACTGTTGGGGATCGCTATTGGATCAAAAATAATACTAAGCTCACTTCATTAAAGGGCGGCGCTACAAAATGTGGAGATTTTTCGCTTGAATATTGCAACAAAATAACCGATTTGACTGGTGCACCTCAAACCGCGACCTCTTATCGGATTGCAAATTGTAAGAAATTAGGAAGTTTAAAGGGCTTACCCAAGAGCACATCTGGCGACTTAGTTATTTATGAAACTGGTTTGTCTAGTTTGGTTGGCGCTCCAACAACTATAAATGGAGACTTCGCCGTTATTGGTAATAAGATCACATCCCTTAAAGGTATGCCCAAGAAAATAACTGGAGATTTTACTTTGACCAGAAATGGTAAAACTAAATTTACAGAAGAAGAAATTCGTGAAATATGTAATATTGGCGGTAAAGTGGTTTGTTCAGAAATAGAACGCGTTGGAAAAGATAATCGATTTTACCAAGGGGAAGATTAATGTTTTGGTATCTATTTGAAGAATTGGCTGACTTTTACAAGGTCGACCACGAATATCATGAACCTGGAACTTTCTTTGCTGTTTGGGCAAAGGGAGAAAAAGAAGCAACAAAGACTGCTGAAAAGTGGGCAAGTGATGCCGATGCATTATCTGTTGCTGGAAGATATAAGACTATGAAGGCCACTGAAAAAGGTGCCAAGTCAAGAGGAAAGAAATATAAGTCTGCAATTATCTCATTTGGAGTTAAGGACGGGACTTTGATTTCAGCTAAGGAATTGATCAAGCTGAATGAATCCTTCAAGGTTAATTCACCAACACTTAATAAACTTGTCAACATGGAATATTCAGACCCTAGACAAAAAGACGGATGCAAAATTGTCGCTGAAAAAGGTGGGTCATTCCGCCACGGTGATGATGTTGTTGATGGATCTTATATCATGTATCAGGATAATGCCTTACCAGGTAAATTTGTAGCTGTGCATGTTTCAGATTCAGTCAATGAAGAAACTGATGAACCAAATGTTGCTGTAGTTGCAATAGGGAATAATAAACAAAAAGTTATGCAGAATATGGCATATCGTATGAGGCGTAATAAAGCTACAGTTTCAGATCCTGATGTTGTTGAAGAAGTGTCAAATAAGGTTTTTCCGCCAGCAAAAATAAAAGCATTGGCAAATAAATTGTATTCAGCTGTTAAAGCAGTTGATAAATTAACTGTTCCATACGATAAAGACAATATGACAAAGGCAGAGAAGATTCAGAGAAGATTAGAAAAGCAAGCTGAATCGGTCCTAAAGGGTAAAATTGTTTCAGGTGCTAAAAACTTAGCATTTGGAGATGATGATCCCGACAAAACTTGGAAAGTAAAATCGGTTGAATATAGTCAAGGTTCAGGAGAATGGTGGGTATACCTAGACAATGGGAATGGCGACGATGATCAAGTAATGTTGATTGATTTATATTAGATTAAAATTTAGAGATTAACCGTGTACAGAGATGCACAGATCGGATCACATGAAATACTTATGTTCAAATTGCAAACAGAAATACACATTACCTATAGGTGACATTATGATCGAAAAGAAAATTCGATGCAATTGTGGCCAACATTCAAAAACATTTAGCGTTGCAACTATGGTTATATTGGAGAGTCGGGAAGAAATTCTCGACTCTTTTTACAGATATGGTTTACATTATCACTAGAATGATGTATACTTATATATGTTCAATGACGTCATTGGCCGGACTGGATGTATATGATAAAAACAAAAAACCTTCAATTTCAAAAATATAAAACTAAACATTACGATTTAAATCAAATTATTGAGATTGAATGCGATCAATGTGAAACGATCTTTTCTCAAAAACTGAGGCAACAACAAAAACAATTTCAAAAATATGGTTTAGATCTCTGTAGAGGATGTAAACAAAAACATCAATATGCTGCAGGATTAAGAAATAAGCAAATTTGGATTTGTAAAAATAATGCCCGAAATCAAAAAGGTAAAACTGTTGAAGCTCTCTATGGTGCTGAACGAGGTACAGATATTAAAAATAAAATGTCAATTGCTACTTTAGGAAAAAACAATGGAATGTTTGGAAAACATCAAAATGAATTAACCAAGGAAAAAATAGGTAATAGAACTAGAGGTAAAACACTAGAAGAAATATATGGCTCTAAAAAAGCTATTGAAATCAAACAGAAAATAAGTAATTCCACATCTGCTGAAAACAATTCCATGTATGGAAAACCCTCCCCAATGGGATCGGGGAATGGTTGGTCGGGTTGGTATAATGGTTATTTCTTTCGAAGTTTATTGGAATTGGCTTATTTGAAATTTTTAATTGACAATAAAATTTATTTTGATAATGGCGAACAAAAGAAATACTCAATTCAATATGAGTATGACGGAATAATTAGAAATTATTTTTGTGACTATTATTTAATTGATGAAAATTTGTTTGTTGAAATAAAACCTAAAAAATTAATTTCCACAAAACAGAATCTTGCTAAATTTGATGCAGCAATACAAAAACACGGCCTAAATTTTAAGATTTTAACTGAATACGACTTTCCACAAATAACGTCTATTGAAATTATTTCGATGTATGAGTGTGGTAATTTAATTTTCATTGAGAGGTACAATGAAAAATTTAAGGAGATATATCTTGACAAATAAGAAAACAATTAAGAAAACAATTAATGGAGGGGTCCTTTTTGTTGAAGGTCCCGACAGATGTGGAAAAACCCATATAGCCAAAGCCTTAGCAGAAAAATACAGTTTGGAATACTGGCGTAATGATAATGTGGATGACATTTTACGTTATGCTGGTCCCGGAGAATTCAAAAAGGTTCTCCAATATTATTATTCACAAATGCCATTGTTTGCAAAAATGTTGCAGAATAGAGGCTCAGGACTCGTCATTGATCGTTGCTATATTACAGAATGGGTCTATTCAAACTTATTCAATAGAGCGACGGATTTGGATGTTATTCAGGGCCTAGAGCAGCAGTACATGGAACTTGGTGGCGTAATTATCTACTGTTACAAAACAGATTACATGGCATTTCATGATGAGTTTGTTAAGGAAGAACAAATTAAACAAATCAAAGATTTATATCGAATTTATTTTGAAGAACATGCAAAAATGCCGATTCTTTGGCTAGATACAAGCCATGAAGATTTGACTGACCAGCTAATGATTATAGATCGATTTTTAAAATCGATGAAAGAAAGAAGTATTTAATGAGTTTTATGAAAATTAAGAAATTGCATAATGATGCAATAATACCAGATCGAGCAAACCCTGGTGATGCTGGAATGGATGTTTACGCATTGGAAGATGCAGTTATAAAAGCAGGTGAGGATTATGTTTTCCCATTAGGTTGGTCTTGTGCGATCCCCGATGGTTGGGCATTGATCATGAAGGAGAAATCAGGTAGGGCAGTTAAAGATAAACTTGACGTTGGCGCCTGTGTTATTGATTCAGGTTATCGTGGAGAAGTTCATTGTCACTTATTCAATAACAGTAGAAAAATTAATGTTCCAATCAAAAAAGGTGAAAAGATTGCACAGGTAATTCTAGTTCCAATTTGGAATGGCACTCCTGAAATTGTAGATGAACTTGATGAAACCCAAAGAGGTTCAGGTGCATTTGGTAGCAGTGGATTGGTAAGCGGTATAAGTTTATCGGATAACATTTAATTTCCAAAAAAGGTTTACATTTCACTTGAAATAGGATATAATGAGGTCTATACGGTTATATCCTATTCTTGTCTTTAGGAGGCACAATGTCCAACACAGAATACACAGTAGCAAGAATCTTTTCCGAGTTCAATTATGGACGCTGGACGATTCACAAATATGGCTACACTCCCGACGGTCAACAAGTTAAAGTCAAAGCTGATTTTACTGACTACTTTTATTTCAAATCCGCAGAGGTTTCAAATCTCATTCCCTTCGACCGTCTAGATCAAAATGATCATGGAGACTATGTTTCCATTTATGGTGACTTTGCTCGAAAGATCGAATATCGATCAATCAAAGAAAAGAACCAAGTTGTAAAACAATATCCTGAATCAACTTATGAAGCTGATGTTTCACCTGAATTTCATTATATGATGGAAATGCCAGTGACTTGGACTCCTGCAAATAAGCGTCACATCTTATATTTTGATATTGAAACCGATGCCCGCGAAAAGAGTTCTTCACCTGAAAAACCGGATGCTGAAGTAACTTCAATTCAGCTTTACTCTACACGATTCAAGAAATATTTTGTCTTCTCATGGCATCCTGAAAAGACCCAAAACTTTATTTCCCCTAAAATCATTCAAACTGACGACAGAACTTATATCTTCTGTAAAGACGAATATGACGTGCTTGACGCGTTCATTGCTTTCATTGAAGAATATTCTCCTGACGTCCTTTGTGGATATTATTCTGCTGGATTTGATCTTCCTTATATCATCAACCGCTGTCAAAGACTGAATATCGATTACAATCGCTTGTCTCCAATTGGTAAGGTCCGCCATTATCAAAAAATGGGTACATGGAAAACGTATATTTCTGGCTTGGATCACATTGACATGCTTGAAGCAATTCAGGATATCGGCTATAATCTTCCAAACTATAAACTTGCAACTGTCGCAGATGAAATCCTCAAAGATTTTGATACCCAAAAACTGACCAAGTACACTTGGAAAGATTGGCTGACAAATTATAAGGGCTTTATTGAATATGGAATCGTTGATGTTCAGATCCTCAAAGAAGTTGACGAAGTACTTGGTATTTTCGATCTATATTACACTATTCAAAAGATGACCAATATAACTTCATTGGGTGAAGTCATGTTCAAGTCTTCTGTGGTTGACAAATATATTATGACTGAATCAAGAGGCGTCCACGTCTTCCCTACTCGCAAGACTGCAAAGCGACAAAAGTATATGGGAGCACACGTTATGGATCCAGTTGCAGGTCTACACGAGGGCGTCGCGGTATTTGATTATGCCTCACTGTATCCAACTTCAATTATGAGTTTCAATCTTTCACCTGAAACATTCATCTGCTCCGAAAAAGAAGTAGAGAATAAGGGAATGACAATCCAAAATGTGATTGACAATCTGAATGAACGCGGTATAAACTTTGTTGATACAGGTTACGATAAGGAATTATTTGGGGAACGCTACCTCTTTTATGCACAGGATCATAAACTTGGAATTTTCCCAAAGATGCTCAAGAAGATGTATGATGAACGTAGGACAATTAAAGCACAAATGCGAGATGAAAAAGATGAAGTGAAACATAATGCACTTGATAAACATCAAACTGCTATCAAACTTATTCTTAACTCAGCATATGGAGCACTTGGGTTCAACTACTTCAGACTTTATCGTCCAGAAGTTGCTGATGCAATTACCTATTTTGCTCGTCAGGCTTTATTCTTCGGGGAAGAGAGCCTCAAGGAATTGGGTCACGATACAATCTATGGAGATACTGATTCACTTTTCACCCTCCAAAACGGAAAGTCAAATGATGTATTCGATACTTGGGTAGAAGAATTTAATAATGAAGCTTTGCCTAACGTGTTTATTACCAAATACAATTCGGGCCCACTGGACGAATATAAAACAATGGAAATTGAATATGAAAAAGACATGGAACGGATCTACTTTAGTAAATCAAAAAAGAGATACTATGGAATCGTTCGTGACACTGGATACAAATATATTCGGGGATTGAATATCATTCGTAAGGATGCTCCGTCATTCCTGAAGGATAAACTTAATGTTATGTCAGAAAAAGCAGTCAATGGTGAATTGAAATTCTCGCATCTCCAATCGTTACGTAAATTGGTTGAATTGCAACCACTTAAGTCAATTGGAATTACAAAGAAGTTTTCTAGACCATTTCATAAGTATGAAAAGACTCAGCCTCAACATTTGAAAGCTGCTCTTTGGGCAAATGAAATATTGGAAACTAAGGTAACTCACAAGGATAACCCATATCTCTTCTACGTTACTTCCACATGCCAAGATGAGATGAAACCAAAAGAACGAAATAATGCCATCTGTGTGCTTGAGGCTGATCTTCCTAAATTGTCAGCTAATCCAGATCTATTCGTAATTGATTATGACGAGTATTTCCACAAACAAGTCATTCAACAGCTGGAAGAATTCAAACTCATTCCAACTGTTAAAGAAGCATTGGATGAATATAAGGAGAGTATAAAATGATTATAGCAATAGATTTCGATGGCACAATAGTTGAACATGACTATCCCCGAATTGGTAAACCCGTACCTCTTGCAATAGAAACTATGATTAGTTTACAGCAGAGTGGAAATCAATTGATATTGTATACCATGCGAAGTGGTAAAGAACTTCAAGATGCGGTTGATTATTGTAAAGAACGAGGGGTTGAATTCTGGGCTGTAAATAAAAATCCAAGTCAATGGAAGTGGACTAAATCCCCTAAAGTATATGCCCAAGTCTATATTGATGATGCAGCTTTAGGCTGTCCTCTTCTTGGTCAGAAATTTGAAGTACGACCTCATGTTGATTGGGCAGAAGTTAGAAAGTACTTCAGAATGGGAGATGAATTTTGGAATCAAAAATGAAATGGGACGAAATCTGGATGAACCTTGCAAAAGATATTGCCTCACGCTCGACATGTTTAGTTCCAAATCGTTCAGTTGGATGTGTGATTGTAACCGAAGATAATACCAGTGTTTTAGCACATGGGTATAATGGTTCAGCAAAGGGTGATGATAACTCTTGCGAATATAATCCACGTCATGGGAATGGGATTGGAAATAGCCGTTGCACATGTGTTCATGCGGAAATGAATGCAGTGACTAAATTGGATTTCACAGATCCACGTAAAAAGAAAATGTACCTGACTCTTTCACCATGTGACCTCTGCTATAAATTAATTGTGAATGCCGGAATTGATGAGGTAATTTACAATGAGGAATATACCAGGGGAACAGCCATAGGCAATATGATTTTATTGGGTATAAATGTTCGACATATCAAAGGACATTGGAAATGAAATTAATAGAGAACCGAGGAATCAAATATCAGATTCTTCAAAGTCCTCCCGAAACTTCATATGATTATTACGTCGGGGTGGCCAAAAGCTGCCCCGATTTAGTTTTGTTGAAGAACAATGAGGGCTTCTTATTGTGTAGAATAGTGTATGATGCAGAACTAATTAGTGACGATGGATATTTATATTGGTCATGCTAAAACCAAGGAGTTATGATGGAAAAAAACTTAGACAGAGAGTTCATCGAGGAATTGGTGAAACAAGTAATGGATGAGATGATTGACGACGAAGACATTTTAACCTCGGAAACAAATGTAACGGGAGATATAGCTGGCTATGACGCACCTTTAACTAAAAAAATGCAACAACGGAAATTCGCCGATGATGACGAAGATCTAGAGACAGAGAAGGTTATTGATGAATAACGTAGAAAGACAACCCATAATCATGAAAGACAATACAAAATTATTCGGATTTATTGACTCAGGAAATATAGTCCCCTTGATTTTAATCATAGTTGGAGCGATAAGCACGGTATCATACGTGAACTTTTCTATCGATCAACTAAACATAGATTTAAAACAGGAAACCATTGATAGAAAAGTTGCTGATGAAAAATTGGCAGAACAATTTAGGTTCCAATTCCAGCAATATGAAGCAGTTCAAATACAAAATCAAAAAGAAATCAGAGAAGAATTCCGATCACTACGTGAAAGTAGCTCGGCTATACAAAGAGATTTGACAAAATATATTATTGAATCTCAAGATGACTAATAATGACGTTACTTGCATTCATAGAATTGTTCCGTCGTATTTCAAAACGCATGAAAGTTAAACGTAAAATGATAGAGATCAAAAATGTTAGATTCGAAATGAATCCTCGTAATTTAAAATGGGGCTTTCGTCCAAAATCTTACATTGATAAAATTATCGTACACCAGGAATTGGGATGGGGATCTGCAGAGCAGGTTCACGAATATCACATTAGTGAAAAATCCCATTTGAAACCTGGTGTGGGTGCTCCTGCAATTGCATATCATTTTGTCGTCGAAGCTGACGGGCAAATTTTACAGGTTAACGATGATACTGCAATTACATGGCATTGTAAAGGCGAAAATATGCACAGTCTCGGTATAATGGTTGTTGGAGATTTTGCTGGCATTGATCATTCTGGAGATGAGCCATGGCCGATTCAAATAGAATCAATTGAAAAATTATTAGATCATTTGATAGCCAATTACAATTTAACTAAAAATGATGTTTATGGACATGAGGCGTTCGGCAAACCGGCGTGCCCTGGCTTTACAATTAGCAATCTCATTAGAAAATACAATAAAGAAGGAAACATACGAATATGAATGATGTAAAATATCACAAATTTACCGGCAGCATGCCGATTATTTTTGTAGAGAACTTCAGCGATTTCCCAGCCACTATCGGTGCTCAAGTTGAAGACTTAGATGAAGGTATGGAATTCGATAACGGTAATTATTGTCGAACAATTGGATTTAAAAAATCCCCCCTGAAATTTATTGTATTTGAAGATGCAATGATGAGAACCCTTTTTGGACACAGACGTAATGATGTTGTTGATGCAACCCTTGCAATGTATGTAGCTGAACAGAAATATCCAATGAATGAAAAGCTTGCATTAAACCACGCTATAAAATTAGCTGTTGAAAATAATGCTGCCGGTGCATATCAAATGCTTAGTTCAATTTACAATCGTAAGTTCAAATCCGAAAACCCATACCACCAGATTGCAATGCAAGAAGGCTTAATGAGTGAAGCCTCTGGTGATGCAGGTGAAGAAGCCAAAAGGAAGAATCTTGTTCATACTGGATATGGATATTATGGTCCAAAAGAAAAAGGTGATCCAACCCATAAATCAGTAGATGATGGTAATAAATTGGAACCAATCAGTGCAGAAGATCTACAAGCATACAAAGATCGTAAAGCTGGTAAAACCCCTTCGAAGGTTCCAGATCAACCTACTCAATCAGCTGCAGCTCCTCCGGCAGAAAAAGAAACTAAGATTTTAGTTAAGAAGGATACAGGAGAAAAAGTAACTGATCCCGAAAAGATTAAAGCAATTGTTGGAGGAAACCAACCAGCTGGGGAAGAATCTGAACCTGTTGAAGGTTTCGAACCTTATGGTGATGCTGAAACTGCATATGTTCCCGGGAAATTAAATGATGGCGATGATGAATTGTCCGATGGTGAGATCAAACAGATTGCATTGGATGGATATTATCAGGACGATTTTAAACCGGCTCCTGGTAGTGCCACTTCTATGGTTAATGAAATTTTAAGTGGTGAAGTTCAACACATATTAGAAAATGATCCATCATTGATAAATGATCCAGATAAAATGGCACAAATATTATTTGAAATAATAGAACATAAAGGTATTTATAACGATATTGCTGGCAGTAAAACTATTTCTAAAAAATCTAGAACATGGGGAGAACAATGGCACGGCAAATCTGAATCAGTGGTAAAATTGATGATGTTAACTGCACGCGCTGGAATCGAAAAACAACGTGATGTCCAACGTGGACTGGCCACTCTTGCTGAACAGAACAAGATGTCCGGGCCGACGAAATTGAGAACGTATTATGGCCATGAAGTTTCAATACAAAAGCAAGTTGAATTAATTCAAAGTCTCCCCGGCCCATTCTATACCAATAAGGGTCACGAAATAAATAAAGAGGATCTGATCCATTTTATTAAGGTTTCAGGGGGAGGAGAAAATCCGAGCGATACTTCCACTATCGTTACTACGGAAGATGGCAAAGCTATGATTACATTCCATTCGGATAAAACCGCAACGAAGGATCCACAAGCAAATACTAGAGTTTCTGCTGAATGGGATAGATCCAAACAACACATTGATAATTTAGAAGGGGTTCCAGATAGAGTAAAAACGGCAGGAAAGAAAATATTAACACTTGGCCAAGCTGCAATTGCTAAGGAAGAAGAAAAATTAAAAAATATTTCCCAGACGATGATTGAAGATTTAAAAGTTGAACAAGATCCAGTTGAGATATCTAATTTTATGAAAAATTCTAGTGGCGGAAAGGATCCAGCTAAATATTGGAAAAAAGCTGTCGGCAAACCCGGTGGAAAAGTTCATTCAAAAATCCGAAAATACCTACCTGGGGACAGTATTAATGTTAATGATTATACAGACGATGAATTGGCCGCGGCATTTATGGATTTTATTGGTGATCCGGATAAGGAAGGCCCTCCTACGGGAGATCAACAATCTTTAATTGATAGAACTTTACCCCATTTTGGATATGATATTTCCGCGGCACAAGGAAAGATCCGAGAACGTTCGATTAAAATTCAACAAGATCTTAGAGTTCACTTAAATAAATTGGGACATAATCTAGGTGATTATATTGAATTAAAAAATATGACTGATGCCTTACATATTGGATTAATTGATGGAGAAAATTCAGATCATGGTGTTTCAAAATATCCTGGACTTATGAACTTAAATATGGGCGGAGTTGTTGCGGGAATAGATGAAATCCAGCATTGTTTAGGTGTAGATTCATTGGCCGATTTCGAATCTAATGTTCAAGTAGATGCTGCCGGCGATTACACTAAAAACAAACAAGGACAAACCACAGGCCAAAATGTTTTTGTTTATATTATGGTTAAAGGGAAGAAACAAAAAGTAGCAAGAAAAAGTCAAAGGTCTAAAACCGGGCCAGGGGGGAAATTGGACACCATATATTATTGGAGCGACGATGTTCAAAAGTGTTTTAAAGGCCAACAGGATATAAAAAACAAAGGAAATAAATAATGTCAGCACCAACAAAGCCAAATGTGATTGTATCATATGGAGGTCGGTTCCAACCAGTACACATGGGACATAAGGGCGTTTATGACGCCCTAGTTAAAAAGTTTGGCAAAGCAAACGTTTATGTAACCACGTCAAATAAGACTGACCCAAAACGTAGTCCTCTTTCATTCCAATGGAAAAGGAAATTGTTAGCGGGAATTGGAATTCCCTCTAAATTCATATTGATGGTCAAAAATAATTACCGTATGGATGATCTTCTCAAGGCAACGGGATTCAAACCTGAAAACACCATTTGGATCACAGCTGTTGGAGAAAAAGATGGTCAACGATTGGGTGGCAAATTTTTCAAACCCTATAAAGAGGGTAAGCCATTAGAGACCTCCGATAAGTTTGGATACGTCTACACCATCCCAAACATCAAAATGGGTGGCAAAGTAATGAGTGCTACTTCAGTGAGAGATATTCTTAGAAAAGATGGAGACCTGGACAAAGAAGATTACGTGAGCCTTAAGGGCTCAACTGGAATGAATCGTGCTACTGTAGATCAAATTAGACCTATGTTCGAACATTATGAATCCCTGGGTGAAATGCTAATTGAAGGTGGCCAAGGGGGTCACATGAATCACCTTTATGATGACCGCGATCTGAAATTCTCAGAGCTCGAACAGATTTTTGATGCTGTTTTGAAGGGTGAATTAAATCGTGAAGATGTATCTGAAAAGATAGACGGCCAAAACCTCTTCGCTTCAATTATTAATGGACACATTCGTTTTGCTAGAAATAAGGGCAACATCAAAAATAAGGGTGCTGCCTCGATGACCATCGACGACATGGTTAAGAAGTGGAAAGATAAACCTTCAGTTCAAGAAGCATTTGTTGAAAATGGTAAAGCATTAGAGAAAGCATTGCTTCAATTGTCCAAAGAGGACCTTGAAGAAATTTTTGAGAATGGAAGAAATTGGATCAACATTGAAGTTGTTTGGGCAAAAAATGTCAACGTGATCGATTATGATGGTTCATCCATTGTAATTCACAACCTCAACATTGTAAACGATGAGGGTATAAATTCAGGAGTTCCAGATAAACTTCAAAAGAAATTATTTGCCAAGGTGAACAAAATTAAGCAGGGAAGTATCCCCGTGAAAACTCCCATCATGCTTACGATCAAAGCCGATAATGATTTTGCTAAAAAGTCAGCTGGATTTAAAAAGAAATTAACTGCATTCCGTCAGAAGCAAAAGCTTGGAGCAGGTAAAACTATTGGTGACTGGATGGATAAATTCTGGACACGTGAAGTTAAATTGATTGAGAAGAAATATAATCATCCAATTAAACCTGCCATTAGAAAGAAATTAGTGAAGCGTTTGAGTGAATTTGATAAGTCTTATAAGCTTTCACAAATCAAAAAAGACGTTGAGTTTTTACCTTTCTATAATGACTATAGAACTATGGATAAAGATGTAAATAATATCTATAAGAAAGCAATTGATCCCTTGAAGATTATTACTTTCGAAGTTGGTATTGAGGTTTTGAAGAATATCGAAACTTTCCTTACAGCTAATCCAGAAAAAACGGTTCAGAAATTGAGAGCAGATATTGCTAAAGAGATCAATGATGTTAAGGCATCAAAGAACCCAGAGAAGCTAGCAAAAATGGCACCACTCCTTAAACGAATTCAACAACTTGGTGGATTCAAAAATATTGTTCCAACTGAAGGAATCGTTTTCAAATGGAATGGTAAGCTATATAAATTTGTTGGCCTATTCGCAGACATTAACCAGATTTTAGGACTGATTAGATATGACAAATAATGAAATGAAAAAAATTGTTGCTGAAACCCTTTTGGCACAACTGAATGATCCAGACAGTCAAATTGGAAAACTTATGTTAAGTCGAGAACGAAGAGTTGATAAGTCTGTTACTGAAGACCTCACTTATTATCTCGAGGAAACTATCGACGTATTAATGGAGCATCTTCATCTTGAAAAGAAAGAAGCTGTTTCAATCATTAGCGAAGAAGACAATAGAATGAGACGGATGATCGGTTTGAATGAACGGGTTGAGATTGACCACAATGATTATATTGCTGCCCATGGTAAAAAAGCATCAGGTAAAGGAACTTGGGCATTTGGAATAAAACCAAATGTTGACATTAGACGTGACACTGAAGGTAAAGATTATGTTTGGGTTAGCGGATATTTGACAGTATCCAAAGCAGCTGCTATAGCTGCAAAGGAACTTAAGGTTCAAAGATTGTGGGTGATGTCATAATGAAAAAATCAGAACTTATTGAATTAATCAGAGAAACAATTTATGGTGAGTTGCCCGAGATTATTTCAGAGATCAAAAAGGATATAAGAGAAGAAATGTTGAGTGAGGGAATGGATTTAGGTCCAAACCCTGCAACCGCAAAAGATGGCGAAGCTATTAGAGAACACATTCGACAAACTCATGGAATTGCAAATCGTCCAGCTCCGGTTGGAGCTCAACAAATTGTAGATTACAAGGGAGATAAAATCTCTAGTGGAGTTGGCGTCATGGATTGGTTTAAGGGTCAAGTAACTGAAGGGGCAACAAATCCTAAGAAAGCTTATACTGATGATCAAATGACAAACTTTATGAGTAAGAAATTTGGAAAGCAGATCAAATAATGAAATGGATCCTAGAAGAAACAACTGGGAACTTAATTGAAGCCCCTCACTTCGAGGTCAACGATAAAGTAATCGACTTGGAATTTGAGAAGAGTCGAATTAATGGACTCAAACGAATCATCAAAGCGATGCTGAAGCAAAAGGTGACCGACAAATACGGTAACAATTTCCAATTGAAAAATGATGCTGAAGTAGCAGAGTTTATGAAAAAGGTAATTAAAAATCCACAAGTGCAAAGGGTTCTCAAGGAATCAAAGAGGTGAATCTATTGAATGGAATAATTTTGGTAGTTTTTGTTTTGGCAATTATTGATATGTGGAGATTTATTCGGGAACATTAATTTGTTCCCGTTTTTTGTTTACATTCCCATGTGAATAGTGTATAATGATTATATGAAAGGAAGTTATATGAAAAAAATTAAAATTCTAGTGATCCCCTCGGATCAATTTGGAGTAGGCTATTACCGGTTATTGTGGCCATTCAAAATGATTCAGAAAAACCATTCTGATGAATTCGATATCACAATAAAATACCATCAAGAAATTACAATTGAAGACACCTTAAGTTATGATATTGTTCACTTTAATCGATCGTTTCCAAATAAAAATCACGTTGAAATGATAAACGCATTCAAAGCTAATGGATGCAAAGTTGTTATGGATATCGATGATCTTTGGAACCTTCCTAAGGACCATCCACTTTATGCTTTGGTTAAGAGTCAAAATGCAGATAAGATCACATTCGAATGTCTAAAAGCATCAGAATATATCACAGCTACAACAGATCATTTTGCTGATTACCTTCGAACTTTTAAAGATAATGTAATTGTGTTACCTAATTCGATTGATTTTGATCAAACCATGTGGCAAAATAAACGTGAACCCAGTGACAAACTTAGAATTGGTTGGATTGGGGGTTCATCACATGAAGCAGATTTGAAAAAACTCGCTGGAGTGTTTAATCGTCTTTACAATGATCCGGAACTAAAGGATAAATTTGAAATTGTAATGTGTGGATTTGATACACGTGGCACCATAACAACAACCCATCCAACAACTCGTAAAGAAACAACTCGGAAGATTAGACCCGAAGAATCAATTTGGGTAAAATTTGAAGAGATCTTTGATGATTATGGCCGTGCACCTGAAGGCGCATACATTCGTAGAAAGACTCTTCCTATTAATCGCTATGGTGAACACTACAATTTCATCGATGTGGCATTAGGTCCACTGGTTGAGTCTGAATTCAACGCTTGTAAATCAGAATTGAAAGCTATTGAAGCTGGAGCAATGGGTTGCGCATTTATTGGATCTGACGTTCCATCATATAATAAATTGATTGAACATGGTGAATCTGGAATTCTCATCCCGGCGAAAAAAGATCATAAATTGTGGCACAAGCATATTAAGAAAATGATTTTAGACCGAGAATACACTCAAACATTAGCCGACAATTTACATGAAAAAGTATTCAACTATTTCAACCTCAAAACAATCACCGAACAACGAGTTCAATTTTACAAGGAGATTACAGAATGCAAAAACAAATGAGATATGACGACAAGAAGCTTTTAGCCCTATTCGAAAAGTTTATGGAGATCACTCGACAGATTGATGACCCTCACAATCGAAAAGCAATTGAACGTTTAATGGATGATGTGGGAGAACGCTTCTTTGAGGCACCAGCATCTGGAAAATTGGAATGGCATAATTGCTTCGCTGGAGGCCTTTGCGCTCATTCAATGAACGTATACCACATTCTCAAGGACCTGTGTGCTAAATTTCACAAGGACGTAAATCCAGACGATATCATTATTGCTGCTTTATTCCATGATCTTGGTAAAGCAGGTTATAACGGAACCCCATATTACGTTCCTAAGAATTCAAAGTGGCATCTGGAGAAGATGGGATTGGTCTATGATATCAATCAAGAACTTAATTGGATGCCACATGCACAAAGATCCGTTCTGGTTTTAAATGAATATGAAGTTAATTTGAGCGAAATGGTTACAGTCGGCATACTTATACATGACGGACAATACGTAGAAGCCAACAAATCTTATGCGATGAAAGAAGGGATGTTTCCTTTATTGGTTTCTATGGCAGATCGCCTTGCAACAGAAATTGAGAAAAACAAATGGGAATCAATACAGTAACTGGTTTAATTTATCTTGTAACTAACAATATTAATGGTAAACAATATATTGGTCAAACAGTTGATTTGAAAGCAAGAAAAGCAAATCATATTTCTCGTTCAAAGAAAGCTAAAATTGGATTTTGTAGAGCAATTTCTAAATATGGGTCAAACAACTTTAATTGGACAATATTGGAATCTAATATTCTTCGTGAAAAATTAAATGAACGTGAGATCTTTTGGATAAAACAATATAAAACATTTAATAATGGTTATAATTTAACATTAGGAGGGAATAGCAATACTACTCCGGATTGTAAATCTTGTTCATTTGGTGATTTAAATTTTGACTCTCAAACTTTAGCCGCCAAATATTTCAAGGTAAGTAAATCCCAAATATCATATTGGATAAAAATGGGATATAATCATCCTCCCACTAAAGACGAAATAAGCTCGAGAATTTCCAAAAATCATGCTGATTTTTCTGGATCTAAAAATGGGAGAGCTAAACCGGTAAGTGTAAATGGAATTGAATATGGCTATATTTCAGAAGCAGCTAAAGCTTTAAATGTTCAACGAAGTACTATTAGGGCTTGGATTAAAATAAACAAAAACGATGCACAGTGGATATAGGGACGGAGCTCCTATAAACCCCCTGAAAAAGTGTAGGTTTAGCGGTCAGATTCAATTTGGCCGCTTCCTACGTACTAACATATGACTGGACTAAAATGAACATTAGAGAAGCTAAAATAACCCTTGAACATCCTCGCGGATTCACCATGGATCGTCTTGAGAAAAAGTATACAGCAATTGACACACTTCGTCATGGTTGTAAATTAATAGAGGATTTAGGATACAAATATTGGGTATCCGCTGGAACCTTATTGGGAATTCACAGAGATAATCAATTCATCCCTCATGACACTGACATTGATATTGAAATCTACGTAGGCCCCAACACAAAAATCAATGTGAGAGAAATTTTGCAGAATATGAAGGCGATAGGTTTTGACCTTATTCGAATTCAAATGCTCGATTCAGCTTATCCAACACAATTAGCATTTATGAATGTGAGCAACAATGTGATTTTTGATGTGTATTGGTATTATGATGATCCATTTTATGATCATCGGATAATCAATCGAACTGTTGATGGGATTCTTTGGTATCCAAAAGAGAAAATACTCGAGTTGGAAACCTTAACCTTCAAGGATCATGATTTCATCGTACCTGACCCAGATTGGTACTGCGAGTTCCGATATGGAGTGGATTGGAAAACTCCAGCAAAGGAAAAAGGCGAATGGCAAATGCAAGCAACAAACCTCGAAAGGACATAACGTGATTTATATTGTATCTGGTTATAAACGTAGTGGAACTTCATTAATGATGAAAATATTAGATCACTTGGGTTTAGAATTGGATTATGATGTTAAATTCAGTTGCGACGTAATTAAAAATGGAAATTTCAAACAAAAATACGTCTTTGAAATTAAAGAAATCGTTTATGGTCAACCTTTTGAATTAGAAAAATTTGAGGGTAAAGTTATTAAGGTTTTAGCTAGCGGAGTATTAAGCTCACAGAATAATTCAAAAAACATTAAAATGATTTATATGAGTCGGGATAAGAATGAAATATTAAACTCAATGAGAAAATACAAGAACGAATCAGATATGAAAAGAGAAAAAAATATTATTTCTAGAATTCCGAAGAATAAAATATTCAAGGTCTTCAATCCTTTGGAGGTTAATTTTATTGATTTAATCAATGCTCCCAAAGAAATAATAATGGACGTGATTGATTATTTGGATTTAAAACCAACCACTTTACAAATCGAATGTGCCATAAGTGAGGTTAACCCAGAAATGAATCATTTCTCATGAGAAAAGTCTTAACATATGGCACATTTGATTTATTTCATTATGGGCATTTGAATATGTTGCAAACAGCTGCAGCCTTTGGTGATGAATTGATTGTTGGTATTTCTACCGATGAATTTAATGAAGAGAAAAACAAAAAAGCTATTATACCTTATCGCCAACGTATGCAAATAGTGTCAAATATTCAGTGTGTTGACAGAGTCTTCCCTGAATGGTCTTGGGAGCAAAAGATTGCTGATCTTGAGAGATTCAAAATTGACACCTTTATAATTGGGGAGGATTGGAAAGGCAAATTTGATTTTCTTCATCCATATTGCGAGGTAATTTACCTGGCTCGGACTGATGGAATCTCAACTACTGAAATTCGGAATAGAATTTTGTCAGGTGAATAAGGTTTACATTTCTCATTGTTTATGGTATAATGAGACAAAAGGAGAAATATGCAAAAGATACTAACGACTGGTTATGCTTTGACCCGTCAACTAGAGAAAGAGTATTCAGTTTTACAGGATCGACCAACCAAACTGAATCTTCATTATCCCGAACACCAAATGATAATCAAAAGATTCATTGGTCAACTTAATGAAGAATTGGTAGAATGGTATACGGCTGAAACAGACGAAGAACGAATTGATGAAGCAGCTGACATATTGAATTTTGCTATGAGTATTATGCTTATGTTGGACTGTGAAATATATGAATTGGACGAGGATGATTATCCCTTCAGCGGCATGTTAAAATTATTCATTTTGTGGAATGATGTTTCCCATAAACTTAAGAATCGACCATGGAAAAAGACCCAAGTGTTAACTTGTTTAGAAACGATTGAGCCTATTCTATTTGAAGCGTTCAATAAAACTATTGGGTTTCTTCTTCAACATCACACAGAAGATGAAATTGTTAATGCGATCGAATCAAAGCACAAGAAGAACCTCTTCCGCTTAAAATCTAACTATTAGGAGAACCATGAGAATCTTTATGAACCTGGGCGAAGCTTACCCGGAGATCAAACGCGATCTAAATAAGTTTGGAGTAATTGTTCACCCGAACACAATGCAAGATAAATGGGTTGCAGACGATGACGATTACATGACAAAAGAAACCCAACTCTACACCTTCTGTATTCTTGATACGACAGATCATTTGGATTATGCGAAAGATCCTGAATGGTGTGCAGCTGAATTTGCTGAACGAATTGATACTTCACAAGAAGTTCTCAACCCTGGTTACGCATATAAAATTCGTGAGGTGTGGGAAGAATTTGTTCACGATGGAAAATTCGGATATACATACCACGATCGTATGGCATTCCAAGTCCAAAAGATCATTGATGAATTGAAACGTAATCTTGACAGTCGTCAATTGATCGTTCAAATCTTTGATTATAATCAGGACAATCAAAACATCGGCGGAGCTAAGATTAGGATTCCATGCTCGATGTATTACCAATTGATGTACCGAGAAGGCAAACTGGATATCATTTACAATATGAGAAGCTGTGACTTTAGTGAACACTTCACCAATGACGTTTCCCTTGCAATGATGCTACAACATCACGTTGCAAAAGAAGTTGGAATCGAACCCGGTAAGATGTTCTACAGTGCAGGCAGTTTCCACATCTATAAGAAAGACTGGGAAATCCTAGCGTAAGGAGATTTATGTGCGGCATCGCTGTTAGAAACTTAAAGCGCCAAACTTATTATACAGATGAAATGGGCCATCGTGGCCTGCTAACACACCGGAAGGAATTTGGATGTTTAGAACTCATACATGAACATCTACCAATTCAAGTTTACGACTCAGCATATCCAATCATTCAATCTGAACGATATGATGTTTTGTTCAATGGAGAAATCTTCGAACATGATGAGACAGACGATATTGTTTTTCTTACTAAGATGTTCAGGGATGAGTCTTTCCGTCACGTGTTTGATATTGTTGAGGAACTTAAAAACTTAGATGGATTTTATTCTTTTATCGTAATCGATAAACAAGAGAATAAAGTCTATGCTTTTACAGACCCACTTGGAAAGAAGCAATTATATTATAATCCTGGATTTGGCATTGCTTCAGAGATCAGAGGGGTTTCAGATAAGAATTCAAAACTCGATCGTACCTATTTTGGTACGATTCTTAAACATGGTTACACTGCTGATAATCGTACACCTTTACAAAATGTGAAACGATTGCTTCCGAATACAGTTTACACTTTCGATGTTGAATTGACCCTACATGCCATGATGGAAAATTATTATGATTTCTTTGCTCCAATTGTTGGGGTACCATTTCAGAGTATGACCTCAAATCAATTCATATATGACACAATGGAAAAATCAGTTAAGAATAGATTGATTGGCCATCATAGAGTTGCATTACTTCTCTCCGGTGGACTTGATAGCGCTATTATTCATCATCATTTAAAATGTGCAAAGAATGTTTCAGTTTACACTGTGAACAATGGCGAAGATTATCAATACGCAAAAGCATTGGCACCAGAAGCTCAGTTGGTTAATTTCACTCAATTTGGTGATGACCTCAAGATGGCAATTCATGCTCAAGAAATGCCAATGGATCTTGGGAGTATGATTCCTCAATTCAAACTTTGCTCAGCAATAAATGAACGCGTGATAATGACTGGAGATGGTGCAGATGAAATCTTCGGAGGATATCGTAGGATGGCAGAATATGATGCACAAGTCTCAGACATATTTGATGAGTTGAGATATTATCATCTTGTTCGTTTGGATCGCATGTCAATGTGGTTTACTAAGGAATTGAGAAGTCCATTCTTAAACTTGGACTTGATTAAATTTGCGTTGACCCTCCCTCACGAGGATAGAATTGATAAGAAGTTCCTTCGTAATGTATATCGAGGGATTCTCCCAATGAATATTGTCAACCGACCAAAAGAACCTCTCAAAATTGACAGGGTTAAAAAAGACCCTTATGAATATAGAAAAGAATTAATCACTGAATACCTTAATCAAAGGAAGTTAAATGGCCAAGGAAAGTAAACACATAAACAAAATTGGAGCACAAGATGTTCTTCAATTTAGAACTGAAAAGCCAGAAGATTATCACTGCACGTGTGATTATTGCACGGTCAATTTCAAGGGCGAAGTCTTCGGTGTGGACGAGGGTAAATATTATTCTCAACGATGCCGCAATCACTATTACCCAAAGGACATCAATCATGAATTTCCACATCTCGACGTCGGACACTGGCCCGGGTATCGGTTTGCTGTTCAAAACTACACTGAAGTCGGTGATATTGTATTTGATCCTACTGTTGGAAGCGGAACTGCAATTGCAGAAGCAGAAAATAACCATCGAATTGGAATCGGTGTTGAACTCGAATTCCCCGAAGCATGCAGATTCTTCTGTAACAGCAGAGGAACAGTAATTGAGGGCGATACAATGCAGGTTGATCCTGATGAATTCTTAGAGAAGGAATCAATTCAACTATTGGTGAATGGAACTCCATATCCGACCATTGGGTCAAAAACATCAGATGCACCAGAACGTAAGAATTTGAGTGATCGAGATGCTAAGATGAATAACACTCTGGACGACTATGAACATCCAGATAACCTTGGTAAACTAACACTCAAAAATTACTATCCTGTGATCACGAAGATGTATATGAAATACCTTCCTTACGTTAAACCTGGTGGCTACATTGTCCTTATTATCAAAGACATGGTAATGAAGAAAGAACCATATCTCCTCCACAAGTATTTGTGTGATCACATTCTGAATGCAACTGATGAACTCCAATATGATAGTTGCTTCATTCACCGTCACACTCCATCGACAATGTTTATGAACACATATCCTAAGCGATTCCCTGAAGTTAATATTCCTCTTTATCAAACAGCAATTGTTTTGAGGAAGAAGGTTTCATCTTGATCTCAAAAGCAATTATAGCTCATGAGATTGGCCATGCAATATCAGCGTTTGCACAGGACTCTGGATATATTCCTACATTGATTGAATTGAGTGAAAGTAAAAACTGTTTAGCTGCATGTTATATGGATGACTTCAAAATGGCTAAACCTGGTCCATATGGCAAAACAAAAGGAATCTGTGATCTTGGTGGCATATTTGGTGAATTAATTTATCAAGGTTGGTGGAATCCTTGGGGAGCAAGATTAGACTTAGATAACTTTATAAGTTCAAATCCTAAGTTGGTTGAATTGGACAATTGGTTATGGGTTGACACTGAAGAAGGCTCATTTCATTATTTGAATTCATATCCAACCACAAAAGAGCGTAGAGACGTTAAGGTTGACTCACATTCAACATTTAGAAATACTCCATATATTTGGGAAGCATACTGTGACTTTTGTGATCGAATAGACAAAGAGGAATTCCTCCAAGCTGTTAATGAAGTTTACAAGAATAAAACAGAATCAATTGAGGGCAAAGATATGGCAGCTCTTGGAAAGAGAATAATATTATGAAAATAGCTAGAACGAGTTGGAGTTATGAAAGTGAATTTGTTGGAATGGATTTATTGCGGCACATTGAAAGAGCGGGTCGTACATGTTATAAATCTGAAGACAAAATAACATATGACAGTGCAATGAAGTTTGCAAAGATGATAACTCACACAGTAAAACATGAGTCAGTATTGGAACACGCTTCAATCTCTGTTAGGATTATCTGTGATCGTGGAATCTCTCATGAAATTGTAAGACATCGTCTTGGTGCATACTCGCAGGAATCTACACGGTATTGCAATTACAATAAAGAGAAGTTTGGCAATGAACTCACTGTGATTTATCCAGATCATCTGGACGATAAAGATGAGCAAAGTCAAATGGTTTGGAAGATGGCTATGATGTCACTCGAACAATCATATTTCCTTCTTTTGGAAAAGGGTTGGACACCTCAAGAAGCAAGAGGAATCTTGCCAACCGAACTAAAAACTGAAATGGTTGTTACATATAACCTCAGGCAATGGAGACACTTCTTCAAGATGCGGTGCAGCAAATATGCTCACCCACAATTAAGAGCGGTCACAATTCCAATGCTTGAATCTTTCAAGGATGACATTCCAGTTATTTTTGATGACTTTGAAATAGACAAGGAGAAGATGTGTTTGAAATAATTATAATCACTGCTTTAGTGATCTCAATAATCCTGAATATTGCTGCAGGGATTCTAATCAGAGGGATGACCTTTCATAGACAAGATGAATTGGGAAAAATCGAACCTCGAGCTATGACTGGATATGAAATTGAGGGAATTCGTAGGCAATTAATCCATACGGGAAGACAAGATCTTACGTTGGGTGCTGCACTTTCACTGATTAAAACATTACAGGACATACAGTTAGGTACCTACGAGGACACTAACCCATTTGTCCCTGCTGATATTTATGAGGAATTTAGGTAAAAATGGTTTACATTTCGATTAGATTATGGTATAATTGTACAGACGAAGAAATACAAACCTTGAATTAGGAGACGAAAATGAAACTATATCTATCGATTGTTGGATGGTTGACTATGCAAACTGCACTTTGGGGATTCGCCCTTCCTGCATTAATTAGTGCATCTTCAACTGTATCTGTTTTGGTTGGTCTTGCTGTGATCGTAGCTATGATCCCGGCAGCTTTTATCTGGGGCAAAAATATCGTTTCTGATATTGTCTCAAAATTTGAAAAGAAGGAGAATTAGAAAATGAAGATTATGAAAATTGTGGTTTTGTTGATTGCATTGCTTGCGATGGGCCTAGGAACCACTGGTTGTTCCAAAGTAACGAATGGTTATGTTGGAGTGAAGGTTAAGATGCTTGCATCAGAAAAGGGTGTACAGCCGGAAGTTGTTGGAGCTGGACGATATTGGATCGGTCCTAACACTGAGTTATTTAAGTTCCCAATCTTTACTCAGAATTATGTTTGGACAAAAGATCCAACTGAAGGTTCCAAGAATAACGAAGAGATTCGATTCCAGGACATTGAGGGTCTACCGATTACAGCGGATGTGGGTATTTCATATGCCATTGACCAAGAAAAGGTATCGTTGATTTTTCAGAAGTATCGAAGAGGCATTGATGAAATCACAGATGTATATTTGAGGAATATGGTTCGAGATGCTTTTGTAATGGTAGCTTCTACTCGAAATATTGAATCAATCTATGGAGCTGGTAAAGCTGATATGGTTGACACAGTTGAACGAATGGTTATTGAACAATGTGCCCCACTTGGTATCAACATTGAGAAGATCTATTTGATTGGTAACCTCCGTTTGCCAGATCAGGTTCTAGATGCTATTGATGCTAAGATTGCTGCAACTCAACGAGCTCAGCAGGTTGAAAATGAGGTTCGAGAATCTCAAGCTAAGGCACAGAAGAAGATTGCAGATTCCGAGGGTGAAGCCCAGTCGATTCTGAATATTGCAAATGCTCAGGCACAAGCAAACATCATTCTTGCCAAATCGTTGACCAAGGAATTGGTTGAATATAAAGCGATTGAGCAATGGGACGGACAACTACCTACCTATACAGGTGGTGGAGCAGTTCCATTCTTAAATCTTAAATAACCTTAGCTAATCAGCAAATAGGTGAATAGAGAGTGTACCTTCAGGTACACTCTTTTTTGATTAAAATTATGGAAAAGGTTTACATTTGGGCCCAGCTATGATATAATGTACATGAGTTAAAAACTAACTTTTCCAAGGAGATTGAGATGAGCTACTTGATGAGTGTTTTGGAAGCGGAACTGCGAAAAGCAATTGTTGATGAATGGCAAGAGAATCATTCAGGTAAGATTCCTCGCTCTCACATTGAACGAGAAATGGAATTAAAAATGGATGAATGGGCTAGGGTTATGGTTAAAAAGATGATGACACAGGAGACATATTCATGGTAAATTTCACTGAAGAATTTGATTCAGTATTGGAAAAGCAAAGCCGTTGGGTATTTGCATCTGTTGTTGGCTCTCATAATTATGGAACCGCAAGTGAATATTCTGATGTTGATATGAAGGTCATGTATCTTCCCACATTCGAAGAGTTCTTCAATAACAAGTTTGACCGCACATCTGATGCGGGTCCAGGCTTTGATGTTGATTATACTTGCCATCCTTTTCATGAGTTTGTAAATCACTGTTTCAAAGGGAATAGTAATTTCTGGGAAGTGTTTTACTCCGATCATCTGCGATTCAATGATCGGTTTATCACTCGTGAAAATGCTGTAAAATTTATTGATTCAATGAAGGAAGCAGTGCGATTGAATTACATGGCTAACTTCTGGGCAACCCGAGGAATGGCATTCGCAAAGTTTAAGAGATTTGAGAATAAGATTCACTTGCCAAATCCAGATCCGAATGGTGTTAATCCTACACCGGAAGCAACACCTCTGATGATTGATCGACACAACAAGGAAATCCAGCATGCAATGAGACTGATGCTGATGATGGTTCACTACGTTGAGCGTGACGAATTAAGGTTATGTATGCCTGAACATTTTGCAAGGGATTACATTTCTTTGAGAGATAGAACGACTGCAATTGATTACACAGAGGGAAGCGAATTATTCAAGAAATATGATGCTTACCTTGATACAAAGGAACCAATCCTTCAAGCAAGAGACGAAGCTGTAAAGTTTATCTCTCGTGAACCACTGATTGGTGCGATCAATGAGAACTTTGTATTCGACTTAACAAGGAACTGGGTACATGTTTAGTGAATTATCAGTTACCATTATTCCAGGTTCAATTATCATTGGGGCAATTATTGCCCTGGTGATAGTTGAGGGAATCAAATGGATCCGGAAGAAGACAGACCCGAATGATCTTTACAGTTAGGAGATAGGATGCACAACTCATTAGTTGATGGCTTAGCCTTAGGTGGATATTGGAATGACTTCTGTTTCTGCTGCCAAAAACAAACTTATCAACCAGAGGGTTTCTGCTCAGTATGTGGGTGGGACGACAGCGTACAGGAATTTATGACGGAGGAAAGATACAATGAAACAATTGGCGATGTGGCTGACCGTGTTTATGCTCGCTACACTAGCTTGGGGTTATCTGCTACCAAGAGCAAATCATAACTTTGAACCAGAGGAATTAGAAGAAGTTGAATCGGTTAATCCGTATGAGCATCATGCTGCATTGGATAGTTTATTCCATTTCGTGACAACAATGTCAGATACAATAACCTTTCCTGCATTCGAACAACCACCAGAAATGACAGCTCCAGTACGGAGCGAAGTCATATATGAAATGCAAGCTGTTTATGGAACAATCTATAATGCAGTTGAAGGTCAAACGGATTCAACCCCTGAAGAACTTGCAAGCGGAGTTATAATTGATCTCGATAAAGCTGGGTCATATCGTTACTGTGCGTTAAGTCGCAATCTATTAAAACGATGGGGTGGCAAATGGGATTATGGTGATACAATTTATGTTGCTGGAGCAGATACCCTTTCAGGCATTTGGATCGTTCATGATTCAATGAATGCTAGACATATAAACTGTATTGACCTCTTGGTTGATCTTGGTACACATCATCACACATTTGAAAATGCAACAATCCGGAAGGAATCATAATGAGGGAAAATGTACAACATAAGACAACAATTACAAGTCAAGGTTTTACCGTTACTATGGAGCATGAGAATTGTCAAATCACTAAAGTTTATTCAGATGGAATTGTAAACCTTGTGTTTGATAAGAAAATGATTGGTCCTCTTTGCGCTATGATAAAGGAAGCACGGAATCAATGGGATGAAGCAGATGAAACACTGAATTTACATATCCCACGAGAGGTTGGCAACTCAGAATGAACTTTTGTAGCGACTGTAAGCACCGCATAATATCTCAAGGATATGGATATGACAGATGTAGACAAGCAAATCACATATCTGAAGATCCAGTCAATGGACTCAATGTTACTTATTCGGCGTGCTGTAAAATAAGATGGGATGCCGACCTCAATAAATTAGAATGCGATAAATACAAACCCTCTAATTGGAAGGTATTAAAAACATGGCTAAGAATAATTGGAAAACTCTTGACGGGGAAATCATAGACGATGTATACGAAGCAATCAGAGAAACATATCTTGATGCTGTGGAACGGAACCAAGGGGCAGTGTTCGCCTACATTGGAACAGATAGCCAGAACATTGGTCAAAAGTTCACTTCTTTCGTACAGTGTATTGCTCTCCACACATTCGATGACACTGGAATTGGTAAAGGTGGACGAGTCTTTTATATTAGGCACCAAGAGCAAAGGCACACAAATCGTAACAAACGACTTCTTAGAGAAATAGAAATCTCAGTCAAACTTGCTCAAAAGATAGAGCCTATATTCAGTGAGTTGGATATTCCATTTGAAATTCATGCTGATATCAATAGCGATCCAGGTAAGGATAACCAGAACAAGTCCAATGAGGTACATGATGCTGCAGTTGGATGGATAGCTGGAATGGGTTGGGAAGTCAGAACTAAGCCTCAAGCATTTGTTGCAAGTATTATTGCCGATCGTCATGTTAGAGGTGTACGGAAAAGTAAGCCAATGAGGAAGAAGAAAAAAGGAAGACGATAACTAGAATTGATTAAGTAACTCGTCAAGATGATATAATTTAACAAAGGGAAATTAAGTATGAAAAGTAGATTAGTGATGATAGTAACAGGAATATCCATATTTGGCTTTTCACTGTTTGGGGTAAGTGAAATTGCAAAGCAGATAACTGAATCAAAGAATGATCATCAGCTATCAGCTCACATGAAGTTGGGGAGCTCACCTAGACCTGTTGAGGGTTGGGTAGAGTATATGGCTGAATATGATTTTATAGGCTTCTCACCTGGTGCATGGGATAAACCTCAAATGGAGGGAATGCAAGAAGAGATTCAGAGACTCAATCTGGATATGCAATTTGGATCATATATTAGTGCTTTTGCCTGTAATAGGTGGACTAAGATTGCCTATGAACAGGGACAAGACACTTACATTGCACATTGGTGGGAAGAACTTTCACCATTCTTAGCTGCAACAACCGAGGGTGATACAGCTGCGATATGGAAAGATGCTTACGTATATGACCTTTTCAATCCGGTTGCTAGAACTAAAGCAATCACTCTGATGGATGGATATATTCGAAGGAATAACCTTGATTGGATTATGCTTGACTTCGTTTCCGTACCATTACCAAACCTGAAAGCATCACAAGATCCAATCTATGAAGAGATGGAGCATGGCGACCTGGACTTTGATAGAGATGGTATTGGCCACTGGGATGATCCAGATGAACGAGCAGCACTAAGGGTTATTTGGGATCTATATATTGAAGAGATGGTAGCTACCTTCCCGAAGAATCTTAAGATCATTCCAAATGGTTCATTGGCTATCAAGGATGCAGACTTTGCAAAGAGAGTTCATGGCTGTTATGTTGAAGGATTCCCTCAGTGGTTCTTTGGGACTAGTGCTTCAAACTTTCCTAATGCTTATGATGAAGACTTTCAAAATTCATTATGGATTCTATCTGAAAATGATAGATGGAGAAATGGTGAGGGCTTTGTGATGATTGAAGATCGCTACTATCGGAATACTTATGGATATGTCAGTAAGATCTTTGATGGTGTTGTTGAAATGAGAAGACAATTAGGTGACGGACCTTACACTGGAGATTATGTTACTCTTCCTTTGGAATTGGATACGGGTGCACCACTTGGCCCACCTGAAACAATTGGATCTGAAATCATTAGGGCCTTCGAAAAGGGTTCCATTAGGATTGGGAGGGCCAATACTAGCAATCCCATTTACTATTTTGATGAATTAGAGGCCCCTGCACCTAAGCAAACACCTTAGAATGATATAAGGCCCCTAACACACGCTATAGCACGTCCACTACAAGCTTTAAAGCGTGGGCCCCATATGTTACCATTGCTAAACTTAGCGTTGCTTAGACACACGTACAGGCAGTCTTTAAGTCATTGGTACATATACACTTAGCATAATAACCCGGAAATAGCTGAAGTGCACCTACAGGTACACATTTAATTCAACTATTTTCGGGTTTTTTGTTTACAATTACCTGGAATAATGATATAATGTACTTAGGTTAAAAAATCAACTAGTCCAAGGAGACTCAGACCATGACTTATGAAGACATTACGGAAATCGTTTACACCATCATAGCCCAAATGCAAATGTGCGGATCTAACGATCATCAGATCATGCAAGAGATTTCTTGGGAATGCGCTTTTGGGGATCTCAAGGACGAGAAGTGCATGAGCTATGCATGTGAAATTGCCGACCTCAAACTTAAAAACCTGGAGATCAAATAATGGTAATTTCACTGGTCAATGTGGATATTATTTCTAAACGGGCTTCGGCCTCTGGTGGACTTTGCAGACGATTCTGCACTGAAGCTTCCCAGCTTAGATTCCCAGTTGGCTATACAGCTGATGAGTTGGTTCTCGAGGGTGAAAAAGACATTCTTCGGTTTCGCCACTTCGATGCAAATCACACTGCAATCTACACTGATACTTTCGACACAATCGAATTGATGATTTTCAATGACTAAGGGGTCAAAAATGAACTTTGTAACAGCACGCGATTCTATCTCAGATGTACTCGAATCTACTCGCCCATACGAACGTAAGAAATTCGTGATTGAGCAGGTCCTTTGGAGTGTTGCAACTCACGAGGATATGGATTCGGCCAACGGTCTGATTCAACTCTTTGACCTCAACATGTTTGCAAATGGTGCTCACACCTGGTTTGATACCCCAACCGCTCCGGACACTCGTCCGCTGGTAACTCGAGAAGCCTTGATGGCTGAAACTGATGCAGAGCGTATGCCTGCTCGTAAAATTCGATCGAAAGCAGGGTTAAAATAATGTGTAAATGGAATCAACCAGTTGATGCTGGCAGTAATCCCTTCGGTCCATCTGATATAGCTTTGGTCCTTCCTGCAAAGGAAGACATTCCAAAGGAATTCTGGCATGGCCGAGGGAAATGGAATAAACTTTTCAATGATTGGTTCTTTGTTGGAATCGCGGATTTGAATTTCGATCTCAAGGATGGAATTGATGGTGAATTGATGATGAGTCATATTAGCCATGTTATGGGTTCTTGGTCACCAAAACATGAACACAAGGAAGCGGCTTGCGCATATCTTTGGAGTCTTTGGTGCAACGATGTTGATTATAAAACTAACGAGAGGAAGAACTAATGTGTAAATACCCAGAAGTTAAAGTTGAATTGGTTGGACAAGATGGAAATGCTTTTGCAATCTTAGGGCGTTGTCAGCGACAGGCTCGGAGACATCTGGACAAGAGCCAGCTGGAAGAGTTTATGAATGAAGCAACAGCAGGAGATTATGATCACTTGCTCAGAACTTGTATGGATTATTTCGATTGTGATGGCGAAGAAAGTGAGGAATGGTAAATGGCAGTAAAAAGTATCACCCCAGATGATATCCCAACTGATATTGTAACCGATGGTTACCCAAAGTTGATGATTTCAGATTCAAAAGATCTTATTGTATTGGTAACTGGTGAACGAAAGATGGATGAAACTGAAATGAAAGCCACATGTGGGTTCTTTATGAGTGAAGAAAACAATGTGCTATTAATTGGAACGGTAATAGTTTCACGAGAAGTCAGACGTCCAATTGGGTTTCATGGGAATGATTGGTTCGCACATAAGTTTACAGAATATAAAAAAGAAGTTATTTTGAAAAATTGTTAGCTTTTTGGTTTACTTTTGTACCAAAATGTGTTACTATAGATGAGTGGGCAAATGCTCACTCATTTTTCTTGAAAGGATAACGAATGATAATCGCAATTGATATCGATGGAACCCTAAGAGATCTAGAAACCCAGATACGACAGTATTTGGAAATGGATCATCCGGATACCGTTGAGAGGTTTGATGAAATAGTGGGTAAACAATATCGCTCACTTGAGGGTTTGATGAGTAAAGATGAGGTCATGACGTGGTTATACGATGAAAGACCCTTCGAGTTATTTGCAATTGCAGATAGACTTCACCCAAAGGTTATTGAAGATTTGAACAAATTTCACAAGGCTGCCGAGGCCGAAGGGCACACTGTAGTAATTGCGTCTGTTCAAAAAGGCAAATCAATTATGGCCACATTGTCATGGTTATCAAAGTTTGGGTGTAAATTGAAGCACTATGACTTCTTTGATACCATGCAAGATAAAATTGATGCTGGATACGACGTTTATATTGACGACTGTCCAGAGGTTTTAGAAGCGTGTACAGGTGCATTATTTGGTTCTCGGGATTTAACAGCACGAAATGGACCAATTGGACTTAAAGTACCATATGAATTTAATAAACACATTGAGGACGTCTATGATTTGGACATTGCAAATGGCAAATTCAATGACGTATACGAGATTCTAAACATTGAAAGAGGAATTTAGAATGGCAATAACAAAAGAACAACTAAAAGAAGTGATAGGAAAGATCGAGTCCAAAGAAGCTCGCATATTCCTATATGCTACCGATGCAGAACAATATGATGATTCAGTAAGATTTACCTATAAATTTGCTAGTAAGCTCAACGAACTTGGGTATGCAGCATCAATTGTGCATCAAAAGACAGATTTCAAATGTGAATGGGCTGAAGAGTACGTTGATATTGAAAAACTTAAATTCAAATACTTCGAAGCTGGTGAATTCGATATTAGAATGGAAGATTTCTTCTTCCTACCTGAAGAAGCATCGCATTTGATGCCAAATATTATGAAAGCTCCATGTAAAAATGTGATCGTAGTTCATAATTGGTTCAAAGTTCTTCAGGCTTTGGAGCCAGGAACATACTGGGACACATATCGATTGACGACTGCAATCACACTCTCTGAACCGACCACTGATTATATCAAAATGGTTATGCCATTCGCTAGTGTGGCTACTATTACTGGGTCAGTTGATGCAGATTCATTCCCAAAACCAGAAAGCACGACAGATAAACGTATGCAGGTGGCTTATGTTGCCTCCAGGGATGGTGGTAACAAGTCAAATAACGCCATCAAATCGTTCTACGCACTTTATCCATATCTACGGTTTATCAGCTTCCTTGAAGTGTCGAAAATGGACAAAAAGACGCGGTCTACCATTTTGCAAGAGTCAGCATTCTTCGTCTCTTTTGATGAATACAATACATGGCCAACATACGCTTTGGAAGCAATCAATAGTGGATGTTTGATTTGTGGATGGGATGGATTGGGAGCAACTAATGTTCTGAATACTGAAACTGCAATCATCGTTCCAAATGGGGATGTGGTTAGAATCTCTCTAGCTATGGGTTCATTGGTTGAAGAATATCTTCTCCACAACGTACCAGAGGAAAGAATCAAAGCAGCAGAAGAAGCTGCTGGAAAATATAGCGATGAAGCTGAATTGAAAAGCTTTGACGGTGTAATAAGCGAATTATTCGCTAGCAGAATAGGTGATATTGAGAAATACATTAGCAATATCAAAGAGGAGGTCAAAGATGCCGAGTAAAACATTCAAGTATGGGTACATTATTCCCATTCACAAGAAGGATAAATTGATTGAAAGGGCTATCAAATCATTAGATGGATTTGAAAACACCTTAATTTATATTTGCTGCACAGAAGCAGTACAAAAATGGATAGAAAAAGAGGTAGAAATACCAGAGGGAATCAATTATGTGTACCTTGAAGCTGCAGATAATGAAACCTCTTACCAACAATTGGTTAATTTGGGTCTAGATAATGTTGGGGACAACATGGAATACATTTCCATCTTGGAATTCGATGATAAAGTGAGTCCAAATGCTCATGAAGCCATTGAACCTTACTTCGAAAATGATTCAGAGACTGATATTTTCATGCCACTCGCTGCAATGGTGACGGGTGAAGATAATAAACTCCAAATGATTGCAATGTTGAATGAAGCTCCATTCGCTAGTAACGTATTTGAAGATTACGGTAAGTTTGATATTGCAACTATGCTTAAATCCAACTTCGCATTTGTAAATGGTGCATATTTCCGCAAGTCAGCACTGGAAAATTATGGTCGCTTCAAGAATAATATTGAAATGTTTGAGGATTATGAATATATTTTGAGGGCACTGAATGAAGGTTGTCAAATTACTTCAATTCCAAAGATTGCTAGGTTCCATTTTTATAATGAGACTGGTGAATTTCAGCGTAGAAAAGATCTTCCACAAGAAGAACGAGATAAATGGCTACTCACAGTTCGACAAGAATACTTCTTTGATGAAGATCGTGAAATAAGTTAAACAAATGGGGAGCTTCGGCTCCCCTATATTAATATACACTGAAAGTTACACCATGAAAACCGAAAAAGACACCAAACCAAAACTCAAAAAGAGAAAGAAAAAGGATTATTGGGGACCGATTGAAGAAGCAGCTGTTGTAGAATATCTTAGTTACCCTGCAGGACACCCAAAAGCTGAACAAGTATTTGCCAACTCCATATATGAACCTCTGAAGAAGCTCGTTGAAAGCATCATGTTCACCTACCATTTAGCAATCAAAGAATTACCAATAGACGAACAAGTATATGACTGCATGAGTTTTGTTACGCAGAAGATGCCAAAGTTCGACCACACTAAAGGGCATAAATCCTATTCCTATTTTGGTACGATTGCAAAGAATGATCTGATTGTAAAGAAGAATAAGCATTACAAAAAGAAAATCATCACAGTTGAATTAGAATCTACTGAAGGATTTGAACTAGCTCAGGGATTACACATTGATCATGAGTTCGAAAACGATTTAAACTCGCATGAATTTCTCTTCACATTGGTAGCACGGGATATTAAAAAGGTATTGGCATCGGATATTAACCTCCATCCTAATATTTATAAAGTAGGTGAGGCAGTAATCACACTGTTAGACAACTACCAATACATCAACCTCCAGAATAAAAGACAGTTCTATTTTATTGTCAAAGAATTCACGGGGTTACAAGCCAAGGAAATAACCGCAGCGATGGTTAAGATCAAAAAGATATTCTTGGAGACCTATAAAGAGGAACATTATGAGCGAAGATAAAAGAATAAAACTAGACGAAGCCAGTCTAGAATTCATACTGAATTTCACATTGGAGAACTTGAAGGAAGATAGGAGATTAGCTCTAGAGCATCACACTATTCTTTCTTCGTTGCTATCTGGACAAAATGCAGATGGTGAAGACCTAAGTGGAATAGAAATACAAATGATTGTTCAGGAATTAAGTGGTGCATTGACCAACTTCCTGAAATCAGCTGCAACATCAACGGAACAGGGACTGAAGATGGCTAAAATCCTTTCAGATCTATTGACCAAGATTGATACAGATACGATTTTAACTGATGAGGATAGGGCGAGCATTGAAGAAATGGTTGGAGGGTTTGAAGATGAAAAACAAACTCTCGAGGTACTCGAAAACGTAATCGCTCTCGATACAATAGTGAAAGATGAATCATAATGCTGAACGCAAAGAAAATATCCAATAAGATAAATGGCCAACTTAAGGGTTTAGGAATCAACCCCGAAGTAAATGGAGAGCCATCCCACACAGCAAATATGATCGAGGTTATTGTTAAGGAACTCATAACAGCAATCAAGAGAGATGCAGAGGTCAGAACTTCCGTCAATACGATGGGAGTTTCTGGCTCTCCTGGTTCACCCGAATCACACAAAGGTGTCGGAATGGGGAAAATAAGTTAATGAACGATAAGCAGAAGAAAGAACGTATTAGATATTTATCTGATAAGCTGGAGAGCATATACTCTGAAATTGAACCCAAGCTAAAAGAGTTTGAGCTCACAAATGAAGAATTGAATGAATTGTTAGGCGAAGATGAGACCGAATCGACCAGGCCAACAGAATAATGCGAGGATAGAAAATTCATTTTACCATGGTATCGTGGTAGAGAATATAGACCCAGACGGTTTAAATCGTATTCAAGTTAGGATCATATCCAAAGACAGTAAGATAACTGACAATAAAAAACTAAAGTGGTGTATTGGTTTAAACCCCGCTGGATTTTTCATGCTTCCCATGATTGGGGAGCATGTTGTCGTGTTCCTAAGGAATCCAATGACTCACCAACAGGGAAGATTCTATATGGGACCAATCCATAGTGATTATACTAGTAGTTTCGAATCGTTTAAGACTACAATAGAAAAACTGGAGATAGAGAACAATGGACTTTAACCCAACTGATGTAGGACTGCGAGGTCGAAACACCGCCGCTGTCCAACTCACAGCAGAAGACACATTAGTAGTAACAAGCAATATATTAAAACACAACACTGGTGATCCAAACTTGAGTATAGAGATAAGTGAAGAAGAGAGAAGAATAAAACTACTCAGTGATACCATGGAGCTATTCTCTAACCTCAATTCAGATGGTGATGCAGAGAGTATAGTGTATGGTGAAACCCTCGTAGAAATATTACGTTGGTTCATCCAGATTATGATGACTCATACACATCCACCAAACGCTCCAGCCATCAACACATTTCATGATAAGGCTAGAGAGTATCATAGAGATATGGAAGACCTAATTCTCAATAAAAATATAAGGACTAAATAAGGTATGGCTAAGAAGAGAAAATTTATCCAGGAAACGAACAGAACCTTTGGTTTGCTTAATCCTATACAAGAATCAATAAAGGGTGACGTATTCAAGATGAGCGTGGATAGCATAGGGAAATATAAATCCCAACTGTACACACTCATATTCACAAACAAGGGTGAGAGGGTTATGATGCCAGAGTTTGGCACAAATATCCCGGGCCTATTATTCGACCCTATCGCAGAGAATCTTTACGAAAATATCCGTGCAGATATAATCATAGCATGTAAACGGTGGATCCCAGCAATACGAATCGATCGCGTTGCCTTCATCAACGAAGAAGAAAACACAGAGAATAATATTATCAACATGAGTATAGAGTATAGTCTAAAAGTAGACTCAAACATAACAGACCAAATACAAATAGAAATGAGTATGTAGATAACCATGTCACAAAAAACAAGATTTAATTACCTGAACAGGGATTACACATCAATCAAAAAAGATCTGCAAACACATCTCAAGGTGTACTACCCAGATCAGTATAATGACTTCAATGAAGCTAGCGTGGGAATGATGCTGCTAGAGCTCGTGGCACAGACTGGAGACATACTAAGCTATCACGTAGATGATAAATTTAATGAGCTCTTTTTAGACAGTGCAACGGATAGAAACTCGGTCATTCGCTTAGCTAAGAATTTGGGATATCGTCCAAGGGGGAAAACCGGAGCGAGTACCTTACTGAATGTCGCTATTGACGTTCCGACACTTGGCGATCATTACGACGAGGATTATCTGGTGACTTTAGGCATTGGATTCCAGGCGCAAGGAGGAAATGGAATCACGTATATCTGCGATGAACCCATTGATTTTTCCTCTCATTATTCTCTCAGTGGAACTCCGAACAGAACTATTGAGCCAAATTATAATTCCTCAGACGAGATTGTCTCATACAGAATCACAAAGACTGTGTTAGCACACGCTGGCGAGACTAAAATTGCCACTGTGGAGATTACGAACGACCGTGGAGTGCCATATTTTAATTGGACACTCGACGAGGATGACAATTCCATAATCGATATCCGTAACATTGTTTCAACATCAACTCGATTTGCTCCGACCAGTGAATCGGAATGGGTTGCTGCTGGCTCAAATTTAGTTTGGTATGAGATGCCATCTTTGGCACAGGAGCGTACATTCATTGATACGTCCAGTGTGGGAGACTATAGCGAAGGTCATTGGCATTATACCGCACAGAGATTTATCAGCGAATATGATCAATATGGTTTATTGAGTGTCACGTTTGGAGCGGGTGTAAAGGACGTAGACAACTTCGACGATTTTATCACCAATGGAATGGCGGGATTAAACCCGGGCGATTTACTCAATAATGATTCACTCGGGACAATTCCAGAACCCGGAACTTATTTACATTGCAGGTATTTGACTGGTGGAGGATTCAACACCAATACTGGCATGAATAATATTACGAACGTCAAGCTACAGGAAATCACAAATGTACCCGGAGGAGCTGCGCTTCCAACCGACAAATATACGACTGCGATAAATTCAATAACCGTCACTAATCCTATCCCAGCGGTTGGTGGGCGCGACTTTGAGACTGTCGCTGAAATCAAAGAGTATGCCAAGAAGAATTTTTCCTCACAAGATCGTTGCGTAACTGTAGATGATTATTCTTCCCGAGTTCAGTTGATGCCTTCCAAATATGGTAACGTCTTCCGATCACATGCCAGTGCGGATCCCGAAACCATGTCGACTGCACTTTATATTTTAACACGGGACTACGAAGGTAAACTGAAAAACACAGAGAATGACACTGTAAAGTTTAATTTAGCAAACTATCTGTCCCAATACAAGCTCTTAAATGACTTTGTTAATATTTATGATGGTAGAATCATCAATTTGGGCATAGAATTCACACTGCAAATCCAAGCTTCATATAATAAGAAGGAAGTGTTAGTGAACGCTATGAACATGTTAGCTAAGCATTTCGAGATCTCACAGTGGAATATGAACGAAACTATTTTCATAAGTCAGATCAACGAAATGTTATTGGAACAGCCTGGAGTTGTTAACGTCGTGAAATTATCCTTCCTCAATAAAATTGGTGGAGATTACTCTTCAGACGTTTTAGCGATCAACTCTGGACGTCTAGACCTAAGAGATGCAGCACAAATAGCTCAAAATGGATTTATCTATATAACACCAGTGAATAATTCTATCAAAGCGCCAATGACTGGCATGTTCGAGATAAAATATCCTCAAAAGGATATCAGAGGATCAGCGATTTAGATCTTTAATACTAAATTCTAGAGACTAAAGATCGTAAATTAATTTTGCAAACTACCCCATGGGTCCATGCGATGGTCTTAAAAGATCAAAAATACAAAGGAAAACAAATGAAAGATAAGAAACTATTAGAGATGAAACAACTATTGGAGATGAGTTCTGCTCAACCAGTAATAGAGGAAGCTAAAAAGCCCATCACAAAATTTAGCAAGAGTGAAATCATGTCAACGCTGAAAGTTGTAAAGGCATTTGGCAAGGCAATGGCTATTGTCGATAAACAGGGCTTCGTCGAGGAAGATTTTGAAATCCTGGATAAAGTTGTCCAGTCCGATTGGCCATTCACAAGTAAACAACTCCAAGCGATTATCATGAAGGTCGAAAATCTGGCCAACGCATGTGATGACGCAGAAGAAGTATTGAAACATTATTCCAAAACGGGTACTGACGTTGGAAATCATGGACCGCAAATGCCGGGGTATTACGATGAAGATTAATATGAATGAAGGCGCAGGAATTATCGCCAGTATCAAAGCCATGAAAGCTAGCACCAAACTTGGTGCAACATTGGTTAAGGATGGCGAAGCTATGAAGAAGCTATTGGCTAAGAGTACATCGCCTGAAGATGCTTTGAAGATACTCAAAAACCATATCGCTGCATGTAAGAAGAAGATTCAATCAACCAAAGATATGGACGAAGAGCTTAAGGCCTCATTTGAAGAAAGTTTCCTCAATGCGATTTATGGCGGTATGGCATCTGACCTTGGTGTTAGTGTTGGCAAAATAAAAGCCTTACTTGAGGTTGCCAATGGATATGATATTCATCTAGAGACAAACCGCATGCAAGAGTTAGCCGGAGTTATGTTAACTGAAGGCGGCAATTTTAAATCATTGTCAAAGAAAGCTGAAAAGTCATTAGACAAGCTTGAGAATGTGTTCAATAAATTATCTGACGACATGGAATCATATGCCACTCACGATGAATATTTAGGCTATGATGGTGACGTAGTTGAAGAGTTAAATAAAATAGAGAGCTCTATTGGAGCCCTAAGAGCGGATTGTTTTAATGAGTAATATTAAACGTATGAAAGAACTTGCAGGAATTATTAGTGAAGCTGCAGGCAACAATTATTATAAATCGACCAAGGCTGATTTTCTGAGAGACATTGACAGCGCCGAGAAGGAGCTTGGTGACATTTTAATTAGCCAGGATGATGGTTCGGGAAATCTTAAGAAGCAAATTGAAAGTCTTGATCGTGCCTTTAGTGATATTGGCAAAGCTATTAAGAAATTACCTTAAGGATAATCAGATGGGCAAAACACAAAAAACAGAAACGGTACGAATTCTTGAGCTGGCAGGGCTTGGGTCTGTTGGTTTCTCTCCTCCAGAAAAATTAGAAAATCCGGTAATTCCCACCGATATTGAAGAAGCTGTCTTAGAAGAAGGTGCTGCTGCCAAAAACTCTTGGACGAAAAAAGATGTTACTGATATAAAAGCTGTGCTAGAGGATATGAAATGACGACCAATAGAATGCTCCACATCAATTCGTTGATCAATGAAGCTAAGAATCAAAAATTAACCAAACAAGATATCAGTCGTGCAGTTGACATGTTGTACAAGAGTGTCGACCTAAATGTTCCAGACGACTTCGCTATCGAGATGATAATGATATCTATGGAAGAGTTAGAACACATGGCTATCGACAAAAAGCAAGCGAAGGAAATATTGAAAGCCTTCGATAAGAAACATACGAGAGTTGAAGACTAGTGAGTAACAGAGAATCAGATAGAATGAAACACCTTGCTGGGATTATTTCCGAAGGTAAGACTCCCAGAGTGTATATTGACACAAAAGAAGTAGCTTCATATGCTAAGAGGCAAAAATGAAAGATATTAGAGAAATGATGGAATTGTCAAATAAGAAACTCATAATTGAGTCAATTGATATAGCAGAATTTGAAGATTGGCTACAAGGCACCGGTGAACCAAATTTTACAGGTAAAGAAGCCAAGCAATTAAATTCAATTTTGAATAAGTTTGGAATCTCGGACGAATATAGTATTGATTTAGACGATTTATCCAGCTCAGAAATCAAAAAATTATCAAAAGCAATGAAACCGTTTGGATGGGAAGAGTAGAATATGAAATCACAAAATTCAAAAACGGTACGGATAATGGAGTTGGCTGGGATCGAGATTGACTCTCAAACATCCCCAGAAATTTTCAAAACAGCTGACCAAGCTAAACTTGCCAGTGATTGGGAAAAGTTTCTCGACAAACATAACGCCGGAACAAATAAGGGGAATTAAGAAATGAACATAGAACAAAGACGTATGCTTCGAATGGCAGGAATGCTAAAAGAAGCATCAACATTGAATGAAGGAAAAGAGATCGATGTTTTATATGAAGCACTTCTCTCAGTTCCCTCATTTAAAAATCTCGGCATGGACCGTCAAGGTGAATTGACCATGAAGATTATGAAAATGATTCAAAAAGGATGAACGAGTCAAAAAGGATTTTAGAAATTGCTGGTTTGATCAATGAGGGAATGGGAAGAATCACTCAACATGGTGATTACGACCGTGCACTTTTTTCTGTTGACTGCAAAGCAACCGACTTTGCTACAATAAAAAAGAAAATCAAAGCTGGTGAAGAATTAGGTCTTGATGTTGACATTCGAGATTACCATACTGGAGGATCTGATACTTGGGAAGATGCAAAAGGGAATATAATTTTTGTATCAAGTCTCTTGCTCGTTCTCAAAGGTAAAAAATATTGGTCGGGATTTGACAATCCTGATAAACCTGAAGTTGTTGTTCCCGTTGGGAGCACAAGAATTGGATTATATTTTTACCAAAAAAGGTAGAATAAATTTAAACTTGAATAGCTGCATCATTGGTGTGGCTATTTTTGTGTATAGACCCCCATCTAACTTGTGTTTTTTCATTGCTAACTAATCGATGATGCTCCTTCTCATATGTTAGTATGCCAATGAATTTAGACAGTCGGATAGCACGTTAAAGGTCAAGTTGTTCTTTTGATTGACTTTTGATATTTACATGCATAATGGAGAAAACAACCGCGCCGTTTCTTCGGCCGGTCGGTGATAGAATTTAATCTTGGAGGATTTAAATCAGAATGAAGAAAATATTTGTTGCAATGTTAACCACTCTTGTTGTTTTGGGAGGGTGTTTAACTGAAGACTATAACTTACGAGTTATAAGGGATAGTGAACGGACTTACATTGGGAAGGATGAGCCTGATACTGGAAATCGACTACGATGGACTGATGCTGATTGGTCTACGTCTCATGCGAAGGTGTGGGGAAGTGCAGGAGTTATTATCACAAATGAATATAATTTATTTGATGATGATGCTGACACTGTAAAAACTGCATGGCTAAGAGATGTTATTGATACTGGATTTGAAGGATTGATTCTTTTAGATTATAATCCAGATATTGTTCCAACATCATGGGCAACAGCCATCGAGGGTAGTTATGGACGAGAAGTTTATAATAGTGTTTTTAATGCTGGAAAATCTTTGTCTACGCGTACCCTGAAAGTTGATGGAACAAGTGACGAAGTTGTTGCTGTTGATGAAATGTATGGCAATGTTAATTTTATCAATCCAGTTGCTTTTAGTGATGAGGCAGGTTTTTCTGGGGAATTGATTGGTATTCTAGAAAATCATATTAATGCTTTATCTACTAAATTTGATTTTGCAAATAAAAATATTGAAATAGGAATTCAGTTGGCTCATTTTGATTATCAAAGTTATTGGCCTATGGATAAATATTCAATTGGAGATCAAATAGACCCCTATGATTTAGGACGTCCTGCCGATAATTATTCGCTAACAGACATGAACAATTTTGACGATTATTATGATGACATTGTTAATGCTTTAAATGTTTACCCCTGGTTTATTTCTGCTGCGGGAACCAGATTGATTGATGGTCCGACCGGGACTCTTATCTCGTTTAATGTTTTAAATGGGTACTTTTTTCCGGAAGTAAATCCAATCAACGTTGATGCTAATATTATATTAGCAAATACAATGCGTGATGCTGGTTCAACTCCTCTGGTTCCAAATGAAAGCTTTATGATTATTGCTGGGGTTCAAGAGGATGAATATCATGTTGCAAGTGGAAATCAACTTGACTATATAACAATGATCAATAAATTAATACAGGCGGGAATTTATTTTACCCCTGGATCAGATGACACACCAGACACTTGGTTTGATTTTCCAAATTACTTACCTGGCGATTGGTGGTACAGAATAAATGAAGATGTTGCCTGGAACTCAAATCCAAATAATCCAGATTATTTAACCTTACGAAGACATCCAACTAGTTTTAGAGCTTCAACTGGACTCCCGCCATGGGAAACCAGTTATTTAGAATTATCTAGCTCTGAATGGGATGTTTCTGATGCAGGTAGTTTTACAGTTACAAATTCTAGTGGTACCGATGACTTAATTTATACCCTTAATTCAATACAAACAGCAGCTGGACTTGTTTGGCAACCTGTTATGGATATTGCTATTACAAATTTTGATGTTGAAATAACGTTAACACCCGGACAAGAACAAATTCACAATGTAACATACACCCCACACTGGTATTATGATGCTCAGGATTTAACGGTTTTAACTAATATATCGGCTACTCCCGTTGTTAATATTGTTACAAATGGGCCGGTGCTTAATCCCGAATGGAAAATACTAAATGATAGTTTTACCGATAATTGGGACCCTCCGTCTGCAACCTATAATGCAACAATGACTGTTGATCCAGATCACAAACGAGTGGTGCCAAATGATTTTTGGTACAATCATACTCATGGGGTTTTAGGATATTATGATGAATTAGGAGGGGCAGATCTTACTACAGATATAACTGCGGATCCAACTCATGAGCGTTTTTGGCACATGAATGATGATTACCTAAATCTCGAACGGGCCTGGGCAATTTCAACCGGAGATAGCAATATTTCAATTGGAATTGTTGACAAAGATTTTGAATCTAGGAGTTTGGATATTGACACTGGTAATGGTGGAGGTTCTAGAAAGTTCTGGAACTTTGGTGAATTAACAGATGATGGTACTCTAACTGGAGCGAATATTGTTGGTAATGGTCTTGACGATGATGGCAATGGATACATCGACGATTATTATGGATGGAACATGTTGAATTCTTCAAATACTCCTCATTTTACTCAAGAGTTGATTGACAATGCAACAGATCCATATGAAATGAGTGTAGATATTGAGTCTTCCCAACATGGAACTCAAATGGCATCTTATTTTTGCGGTGCAACGAATAATGAAGGATGGTGGATTGGTGATGGTTTAGATTTAAATGCTGCACCAGGAAGTGCTGCTGATAATTTATCCGTTCCAAATCAAAGTACAAATCGCATTGCCGGTATTGCTTCTATCGTTTGGAAGCCTAAGGTTTGTGGAGTCACCGGAGTAAATTCAGAATACATTTATCCCGCATCTGGATATGAATTCACTTCAGGAGGGGCAGCCCATATTGCTGCTGGGGTTCATTATTTTATTGATATGGCTAGAAGAACTGGTCAACCTTACGCTGATTTTAAAGTTGTAAGTCTAAGTATTACCGCATATAATGCTATGGTTGAGCATGCATTTTATAGAGCTTACGAAGAAAATATTTTGATTTCAGTTGGTGCCGGAAATGGTGGATCAACTCCAGTTATGACAATTGGACAACACCCAACTGTATTAACAAATGGAGCTCTTCAATATGATTATGATAGATGGTATCAGGGTACGTGGCCTCAGCCTGAAGGTTTTGATGGGGATATATCTTCTTCTAATTATGGGCCTTTAGTTGATATGTCTGGATTAGCTGCTGAATCTTCGAATGGATGGCATTACGCAGATCCACAATCAGATGGTGAATTCTGGCCCTTTTCTCATGTTGATGGTCATAATCAAATGTTTACATTGGGACACATGGGATATTATAAAGAAGGAGTTGTTGGCGGGACGGGTAGGGTTCGTGATGAACATTATTTTACTGGTAACCATTTAGAGGTTGACCCAGCCAGATATTTTTATGGGGTAACTGGAATACAGTATACTGCTGCTCATACTTCGGGCACAACTGCTCAAGGTTCGGGAATGGCTGCTCTGGTTTTCTCAGCTGCAAATGAAAATAATTGGGGTGACTTAACACCTCTGCAGGTTGAGTTAATGTTAAAACGTGGAGCAAGAAATGTAGATTCTTATCATGAAGGAGAACCATATCACCAACTATTAGGTTCGGGTATGTATGATGCTTATAAAACACTAACACTTTGGGGAACAGTACCAAGAGATACAGTATTAGTTGGTAACGTATTTATTTCAGGGGACTTAAAGATCCCAGCTGGAGTAACTGTTTCCGTAGATCGGACTTTAGACACAAATATATTTATTGCTCCCGATAATATAATGGAAGAAAAATATTATGGAACACATGCAACTAAAATTGATATAGTTGTTGAGGGTGGCGGAATTTTAAATTTTACTTCTGCCTCCGGGAATGTTACTGTTGGGCCGTGGTTAAAAGATGGAGTTACTGCATCAACTGGAAATTGGGGACTAGTTGAGGTTGCTGCAGCAGTAGAAGATCCATTTGGGCCTGGGACACCGGCCGGGACTTTTAGTCAAGATGGAGTCGAATTAGTTGGTTCAATGAGTTGGGGTGGTTCAGCATGTGTTGCACCATCAATAATAAACGATTCATTTTATTCTTCAGAAGCGAATATAACTTTTTATGTTGAAGCAGATGACTGTTCAAATGCAATTTTCAGTTGGAATGTTAATGGCGGAACGTGGCACGATATGGTTGAAACCGAAAATGGTTTTCTTCACCGGTTAGATGATTATGATATGACGGCGAATGAAACTATAAATGATGGAGATACAGTTTATGGGCGCGTCACTCTTGATTATTGTGATTATGATCCATGTGCATCTGATTGGTTAGATCTGGGATCAACTGCCATAACAATTACTCCAGGGCAATCAAGAATCATTTCTATTGCTGCAGCTGAAGTTCCATCCGATATCAACAATTATATATTATTGTTATCCATGACGGAAACTTGGTTACTTGATTCAAATAGTGGAGGAATAATTCGCCCGGACGGGTTTGATATTAGATTTGTTGCCGATGCAACTGCATCATACCCTTTTGTTCCACAATGGGACGTTGAAAAATATGATGGAACAACAGGAGAACTTGTTGCATGGGTTAAAATTCCAACTTTATCTTCGTCAGCCATTACTTCTTTTGAAATTGGAT